CTGTGGTCCTTGCGGACCCTGAATCCCTTGTTCACCCTGAATTCCCTGTTCACCAGGTGGGCCCTGGATGCCAGATGCGCCAGATAGGTCTGTGATGAAATTGTATCCGTCATCCGTTTTGACGTATAGCTTGGAGTTGTCCGGGTCTTCTACATTGGATGAAATCATAACAAATTCACCCGTCTGCACATCCCCCGACATATCCGCTTCCATTTCATCAATGCTTCCGTAAAGTTTCTTAATTTGAAATGGTTCCCCAGGTATACCTTGGATGCCCTGTATACCCTGCGGCCCTTGAGGTCCTTGTGCACCATCTGCGCCAGGGTCACCTTTATTACCTTTATCGCCCTTTTCTCCTTTTTCTCCGGGCTGTCCAGGTTCACCGGCGGGGCCTTGAGGGCCTTCGGGGCCAGTTAAACCGATTGGTCCTTGAGGACCAATATCACCTTTGTCCCCCTTTGGGCCAGCTGGACCAATAGCACCATCAGAACCATCATTACCTTTTGGTCCTTGAGGCCCAGGATCTCCTTTAGGGCCTTGGATTCCTTGGATTCCTGGTAAACCTTGATCCCCTTTATCTCCCTTTGGTCCTGTCGGACCTATAAGAGAGTCAAGCCATTCTTGTTCAGTTCCTTGAAAACCATTTTCAACTGCTATTTGATATGCTGATTTACCTGGATCTCCCTTAACTCCAGAACCAGCAACTTCATCCGTATACGCTTTAGCTAAAGCTAATGTTGTTATATCCATAAATTAAATTTCCACCCAAGTGCCATTACTGGTTTTCATTTTTACTTTTGAACCAGCTATAATAAAAGCAGTACTTCCAAAGGGAGCATCTTCTGGAATGTTAGAAATATCTGCTTCTGTATCTACCACCCATTCTTGTACTGGAACATTAGCAGTTGTTCCTTCTTTAATTAATTGAATCATTCAATTACCTCCTTATTGTAATAAAAAAGAGATGGAGTCTCCGTCATTAAAGTAGACAAAATCTCTTATCTCTCTAATTAAAACATTTAATTAAATAACAATTCATAATTTAAGGTAATATTATACGCAATTTCTTCTGAATAGTTTGGAAGAGTTTTTAGTAAGTCATAAAAACTATTTGGGAAGTTTTTATAATAAGTTCCAAAATTATAATTGACGTCTAAATCACTTTCAATAAGTAGATTTTCCTTTGAATTTTTAAATAAATCAAAATTAATATAAAGAAAATCTTTTAATTTATCTCTTACGTTTATAAATACCGCAGGCATTATTTCTTTATTAAAAAGATAAAATTTTTCTGGGTCTAAATTTCCATCTAAATTTTCACATAATATGGCATTATAAAGATTCTTACAATTAGATGAAAAAAAACAATTTTTAAGCTCTTCACAATGATATAAATGAGAACCCATACTTATTCGATTTGAATAAACTATATTAGAGCCATTTTTAATAGTGTCTGAATTAACGATATTATCACTATAAAAGATATTTTTTGAATTTTTTATCATTTTACTATCTTCTATATTTTTTGATGAATAAATAAAATGACTATTTAGAATTTTTTCAGAAGAAAAAATATTTTTACTATTGATGACGTTTTTAGAATTAAAAACTATATTTGATTTCTTTACTAGGTGACTTTCAGAAATAGAGGATGAATCTTCTATATTATCACTAAAAAATACTCCTGTTGAATTTTTAACTTTTACAACTTCGAGATATTTCTTCTTTTCTTCTTCGTTGGAAGGTAAATTAATATACCCCCAATGGAATATTGAAATTGGGATGTGTCTGTTCTCTAATATTTCTAATAATTCGGCGCCATTAGGATAGAGCCTATCAATTAACTTTATCCCAAATTCACAGGCATTTCTATCTTCTAAATCTTTTTTTGTTAAAAACATTTTTATCTCCTAAGCCGTTCTTTTCCACATATAACAAGTTATGTATGGCTGAATAACATTTGTTGATATATTTATATTTGTTTCACCAGTAGAAGTATTATTTTGCCCAGATGTTGTGGGGGTAGAAGTATCAGTTGTTCCACCTAATTGTGTAGATGAACTAGCAGCATAGGGCGGAGACATACCTGATGAACCAACTCCTTGTATTGCCCAAGTAGGTGTAAAGGGAGTATTATCTTTCGCTGCATATTGTAAATATTGGGATGTTGTTTCAATATAAGCATGACCAGCATTTAGTGTGTGGTTATGTGAAACACTATGAGTATGCGCCATCTCGTGGCTATGAGAATATGTTCCGGATACTGTCTTATTGCCACCCGTCTTTTCTGAAGTGTTAAAATCTGTATCTGATGTACTTACTCCGACGGGAACTTTTCCTTCTCCCCAAGCTACCCAAGTTGTTCCAGGAAATAATATTGATGGATTTGTATTATTTACATTCATAAAAATACTACCAACTGGGTAAATTAGATTTACAACATCTATTGGAGTGTATGAATCTCCTGAATCTATAGCATATGTAATACTTCCATGTAAATACCATTTTTTTGTTGTATTAGTTAAATCTCCCCAATCTTGAAACTTAAGAGTATTTAAACCTTGTTTATAAACACTAATAACATTTCCATCTTTTACTACATATGGTGTTAATACATCTGTATATCCAGTTGTCATTACATCACCGGCATAATCTCCATATGCTGGCATAGCTGGCAACCCATCTATTCCACCAATACCAACTCGATTTGTTGAAAAACTAGATAAATTAATTCCGCTCATAGTTATTTGAAAAGTGGCATGAACTAATTGATTTGAACGTGTCCATTCTCCAATTCTTCTACTATATGTTAAACCAGTAACTTCTGTATTATCTGCAAATAGAGCCGGCGTCCAAGTTCCCTTTTCAGCATAGCCTTTAGATTCGTAAGTGCCACTTGATTTAATTATATTTACCGGCATTTATAAAACCTCACTTAAAAATTTTCCTTCACTAAAACACCATCTTTCTCTACAATATTATATGGATGTTCTCGTTCATACATTGCCAATTCAGCGCGAGCATTAAGAAGCTTAATAAACTGAATAAAAGAATTATCCCTCTTAAAATAAGCTACTGGATATAATGAATTTTTTCCAATAACTTCTGCCCCTAAAATATCTCGACACATTCTAAGATATTGAGGATAACTTAAACTCATTAGCCGCGCGCAAAGTATATTATAACTCCCCGTTGTATATTTTAAAGGAAGTAAATCAAAATTAGGAGTTATTGTATATAATCCAGAATGATATGGACTTTCTTCATATGTAAAATATTTCTTATTCACAATAACTCCTCCTTAAATACTAAGTTCATTCCAAAAATCTTTCATCTCTTCTTTTTCACTATCTGAAAGAACACATAAATCGCCCCAATTATCTACTCCGCGAAAAATTTCTACGGCGAACTCTGGCAAATCGTCTTTATGAAATTCCTTTCTAATTATTTTATCTTTTGAAACGTAATCTGGAATGATATATTTTTTTACAGTAGTAGGAGATGGCGAGCCGCCCATAGCACGACTTACTCCCGCATAGGTCTTTATTTTTAAATAAAGTTCGTTCATTTCAATTATTTTATCTTGTGTAATCTGTAAACGTGCCATCTAAACTCCTCCTATCTATATATTTATTATATAAAAAATTTAAAATAAATTCAAATTTTAAGTAAGAAAAAAGGAAGATTACTCTTCCTTTTTCTGGAGATTTAACTGCTCCTTCCTTTTCCAAAGATGGCAATGTTCGCAATTTATCATCTTACATTCACGACAATTAGTACCGTCCGGCGCCATTCCCTTTAAATTAAAAATATCGTGCTTACCACCAAGTGAATCAATCACATCAATAGAAAAAGTTTCCTTTTCGTCAAAAGAAAGAATCTTCATAAGAGTCTTATAAATTTCATCTTGACGGGCTAGCGATACGTTTCTAACTTTAAAGATTACTTCATATTCGCTATTCATTTTCTATCCCCTTTCATTTTCTATATTTATTATATCTAAAATTTAAAAATAAATCAAAAAAGAAGGCTTTGAAGCCTTCTCTTAAATTGATACTCTATCATACATCGGGTCATTTAAGGTATTAAGCATAAGCTCAATTCCTCCTCCGTTTAATCCAGTCAATACTGCTTTAAAAGATGAAGCAGATTGCCCACTGATGAATAAAATATCGTTTGATTTTGTTAGGAATGTATCATTTCGTGCCTCAACGTTCCAGAGAATAATTTTAGGTAAGTCATATCCATATTGAGCAAATTTATTCCGCATCACTTTAACGAAATCCCAATTAAAATTCTCGCTAGTGAATCTATTAATTTCCATATCAGAAACAACAACAATAGCCTTCGGCATATCCTCATTTTTTACACCGTTCTGAATAGATACTCTTAATACCTCATTAAAAGCACCTTCTAGATTTGTGCTAAATCCAACATCTGTATTAATAACTTGTTGGATACAACTTCTTAAACTCATTCCATCTTTTACGTTAATAAAATGTGGTCTATCGGTAAAAGTCATATATAACCCGTGATAATCTCCAACATTTCTTTCAGCAAAATAAAGAGCTAATCCGACAGAAGTTTCCAGTGGGCGCCCATACATAGAGCCGGATACATCAGCCATTACAACCACGTTCTCTCCAGCCCCAACAAAATTAGGAAGACTCTTCCATTGCTCTTCTACTACCTTATCATAATCTTTAAGATTCGCGCCCATAAATGAAATATCCAAATAGTTATGAATTAAATTATAAGGATAAAGAACACCGGAATTAATCTTTTCTTCACCCTTGGAAACCGCTGAAATATAATCTGAAAATCTTTCCTTGTCGTGTTTCATAAAAGCATTGCGATAGCGATTCATAGCATAAGATGGAACTTGGCTATAAACAAGATTTTCCCATTCATTGTCACTCATAATCCTTTCAGTAACATTCATATACTTACGAAAGATAGAAAGAATCTTTCGATATGTCCGTTCGTTCATACCTAATTGACGAATTGCATAGCGCGCCAGCTTCTTTGTTTTTTGTGAAGAAGCATTTTCAGATGGCATCCATTTAGCAAGCAACGTTACAGATTTACCATCTAACATACGAATGTAGTCACTTTTAAGAGTAGTATAAATATATTCCCACATTGATTCTTCTACATCACTACCAATAAGCTCAAAAAGAGAATCAAAACGATTGTAATACGCGATTAAAGGTAAGTTCTTCTCTACAATAGTTGGATAAGTTCTACTTAGCCAACGTAGAATAGTCCTAAAAGTTTTCCTTTCTCCAAGTCCTCCACGAATATTACCAGCATAAAACATCATCTTTGTAGCAAGCAATGGGTCTTCGTTAAAAGCTTCTTCAAACTTATAACAAATATCCTCGGTACTACGATTACGAAGCGCACCAATAGTTCCAAAAAGGTCAAGTAAACTATTATTGGTTGTATTATACGCAATAGCCCCATTTTCGGTATATTTGATTGTAGATTCATTTTTCATAGCTTCCGCAAAATTCATATTCATTTCTCCTTTAATCTTTTTATTAAAGGTAAGACGCATTACACATGTTGCCGTTTACGTCTTAACTTCTCTTATACTATAATAAAAATTTTATAGAAATTCAAATTTTAATATTTAATTCATTAAATAAAAAACGCCCGCGTATACACACGAGCATTTATCATAATTTTTTCAAAAAATCAAATTTTTAAGCAGCTTTTCCACCCTTAATTTTTTCAATAACTTCCGCCACAGCAGAGCTACCACTCATCAAGGTAAATCCAGTTAGAATTTGTCCAGCCATTGTCATTGATTCTGTTAGACCTAGAGCACAAATAAGGTCAAGATTAAAACTAAAAGTCAAAGCAAAAGCGGCGATGGCGGAAATAGCAATGGTTAAATATTTACCCCAACTAACTTCAGACCATAGCCCTTTAGCTTTATCAATTAAATACCACATTATAAAACTTAATGAGATAATTAGCGTTAGCATTTCCATAATAAAGTCCTCCAATTAAAGATTTTCGTTGCCATTTAAAAGTAGAAACCAAGATTTTCTTCTTTATCTTTTTCGTAAATTTGATTTCTTTTTTAAATTATGATATAATAAAAGAAAAAGTAAGGAGTAAAAAGATGGAATTTAATAATGAAATATATTCATTTGACTTGGAAAAATTTGATGACCAAATGGATAAAGACAATGCTATCCTTGAATATTTAGTAAATAGAGCTATTTATTTTTGTAAAGATAGAGATTATATTGTAGTAGAAAATCTAAACGATAAAGATGAAAGTAAGGTTATGATGAAGATTCTTGGAATAGTATCTGATTTTACAGGAATTTCTATTTTTCTTTATGAAAAGTTATTCAGAAAAAAGACCTATAAAAATTTAACCCGTAATATTCATTATGTTTCTAAGAGAAAATTTAATTCTATTAAAAATAATGGTTTTATATTTTGTCCTTGTACAAATGAAACAACTAATTATTATTTAGATAAATATAACCATATTGATAATTTTATTTTTGAAGGTATAGAGCAAGAAGTTATTACTCGTATTGCTAAAACTTTAATTTAATTAGAAAGGGGAAAATTATGTATATTTTGTATACGGATGGAAGCTGTAAAGGAAATGGTAAAGTTAATTCAGTTGGTGCCTGGGCATATATTTTATTAGAAAACGGCAAAGAAATTCAAAAAGAATCACAAGCGGATAGAAATACAACAAATAATAAAATGGAACTAATGGCAGTAATAAAAGGAATAGAAGCTGTTTTGAATAAAAAGGAAGACTTCTTTAATTGTCAAATTTTTACAGATAGCGCGTATATACATAATTGTTACAAACAAAAATGGTATTTATCTTGGCAGAGAAATGGTTGGAAAAATTCAAAGAAAGAGCCGGTAAAAAATAAAGAACTATGGGAAAAACTTATTCCATATTTTGAAGATGTCCGTTTTGAATTTTTAAAGGTTAAAGGACATAACGGTGATACTTATAATGAAAAGGTAGATGAAATGGCGCAAGCGGCCTCAAATACTTTAATTTAAATTGGTGGTGAGTAAAATAGTTAATGTAATAATTCCGTGTTATAATGATGGAGAAAATCTAAAGAAAGCATTAGATTCATTATGTCTACAAACAAAAAAACTTTTCATTACAACAGTAGTAGATGATTGTAGCGAAGAAAACATAAAAGAAATTGTTGATTTATATAAAAATAAATTGTCTATAAATTATATAAGGATGAAAGAGAATGTCGGACCTGGATTGACAAGACAAAAAGGATTAGAACTTGCTTATTCAAATGGATTATTTGATTATGTTATGTTTTTAGATTCTGATGATTTATTATACCCTAGAGCGATAGATATTCTATATAGAGAAGCAAAAATGAAAGATGCCGATATATTATATAGTAATATTCAAGTAGAGCAAAAAGGTGGGCCAGGTAATGTTTTAGAACTTGGTTTTAATACTACTTGGACACACGGTAAAATGTATAAATTATCATATTTGAAAGAAAAGGAAATTTCTTTTCCAAAAGAAATTCGATATAATGAGGATTCTTATTTTAATTTAATTGCTAATTTTTTAACAAAAAAGAAATTTTCTATAAATGAAATTACTTATCTTTGGAGAGATAATAAAAGTTCATTAACGAGAGAAGATAGATTTAAATTTATTTTAAATTCTAATTGGCAATATATTATAGGACAATGTTTAGCCGTAGAAAAAATAATTAATTCTTTTGAGAAAATTCCAAAAGATATAATATATACTCTTGAAAATATATATTATAAGAGCCAAATAGAATATTATAAACTTAACAATAATTATACTATAATAAATCCATATATAAAACAAATTTTTTCTAATAAAAAAATTAAAGAATTTTTAGAAGAAAAAACAAATAAAAAGATGCTAGCGCAATCTCTTCACGCTGGACAAATTTTTGAGAAAGAACCATTTTTTTATGTTGAAAGTTTTTATAGTTGGATAGAGAGGGTAGTTTATGAAAATTGTAATTGTTAATGGATTTCCAAGAAGAGGGGTGATATTATGAAAATCGTTGTTATTAACGGTTTTCCTTAACTTAGAAGCGGGAAAGATACTTTTGTAGATTTTTGTCTTGATTACTTGGGGCCATATGGTAAAAATATTTCTACTGTTGATTTTATAAAATATATAGCAAAAGAATGTGGATGGAATGGAGAAAAAACTCCAAAGGATAGAAAATTTTTAAGTGATTTAAAAGATTTATTAAGTGAATGGAATGATGTACCTTGGAAAAAAGTTATAAAAGAAATTGACATGTTTGCTTTTATGATGTCTCAATATGATATGCCAACAGATAATTGTATTGTATTTATACATTCAAGGGAACCAGAGGAGATAGAGCGTTTTGAAAAAGAACTTGGCGCCATTTCAGTTCTTATAAGAAGAAATTCTGTTGAATTTTCTCAACAATCGAATCATGCAGATAGCGAAGTTTTAAATCATAGATATAATTATATTATAGATAATAATGAAGGTCTTGAAGAATTAAAAAATAAGGCAGAAGAATTTTGTAAAAATTTAGGAATTAAGATATAATATAATCGAAATGGAGGAAAAGATGAATAAAAATATTTATGTAAACGTAGAATCAACTGAAGATTCTGTTCGAGAATTTATATATAGAAAAAATTATGGGCCACATTACGCAAGAAATGAAATTGAACAAGAAATAGACTATATTGCCAGTCGATATGATGGAAGAAGAGATTGCGAGAATGATATTACGGAAGTTGAATATTTACGAGAATATTTGAGGTTTACCGCTCTTCAGTTAGATATGTATGGTTATGATTGTTTTATAAATAAATATCGTTTAAAAGAAGATGATGAAGAATTTCAAAAACTTTTAAATATATATAATCCAAAAAGAAATCTTAAAAAGGAGAGCTATAATGATTGATAATGTAGACTTTAAAGAGCTAGAAAGTGAAAAATATTGGTCGTTTCCTAAATCTTATAAAAAAGACGCAAGACTTGAAACAAAAAATATGATTTTTTCTGGAGATTATATTGGCTCAAGAAAAATGGATGGCGCATACTATCGTTTTATAAAAGAAGAAGATGGAGCTATGATTCTTCAAGGACGTTCTCGAAGTGTTAATGGAAATTTTCTTAATAAAATTGGTCACGTTCCACAACTTCAATCTTTTTTTGATAAACTTCCAAATGGGACCTGTTTACTTGGAGAGCTTTATTTTCCAGAAAACGAGGGAAGTTCTAATGTAACAACAATAATGGGGTGTTTGGAGAAGAAAGCGCGCGAGCGTCAAGAAAAAGGAAATAAACTTCACTATTATATTTTTGATATTTGGGCTTGGGAGGGGCGGTCTTATTTATCAAAACCAGCGGTAGACCGTTTTAATGATTTAGAGGAGCTTTCTCATATTTATACTGATGAATATATTGAATGGGCAGAATACTTTTCTGGAAAAGAACTTTGGGAAAAACTTCAAGAAATTTTAGCTAATGGTGGAGAAGGAATTGTTATGACTAGAAAAGAAACTTCTCCAGAACCAGGAAAGCGCCCAGCTAGAAAAACTTTAAAGATTAAAAAAGAACTTGAAGAAACTATTGACTGTATTTTTACTGGAAGATTTACTTCTCCAACTAAATCTTATTCTGGAAAAGAAATTGAAAAATGGCAATATTGGGAGAATATAATTGATGGAGAAAAACTTGAAGGAGATTATTATCTTGATTATACAAAAGGAAAACCAATTGAGCCAGTTACGAAACCATATTTTTATGGTTGGGCTGGTAGTCTTGAAATTGGTCTTGTAAAAGGAGATAAAGTTGTCCCGATTGGTTATCTTAGCGGTCTAACAGATGATATTAAGTCGCGCCCGCTTGATTTTAAGGGAAAAGTAATTGAGATTTCTTGTATGGAAATTACTCAAAATCAAAATGGTAGTTTTGGGCTTAGACACGCAAAACTTGTAAGATTTAGACCTGATTTAAATATTAAAGATGCGACTTGGGAGAAAGTTTTCCATGAGTAATGGTGAATTATATATAATGGAAATTTTAGTAAAAAATGGAATAAATTTTGAACGAGAAAAGACCTTCTCTGATTTAAGGGGAGGTCTTTACCGATTTGATTTTTATTTCCCCGAAAAGGGTATATGTCTTGAATATGATGGAGAAGGTCATTTTTCACAAATTAAAAAATTCTATAAGAATAAAAGTGATTTTACTCGCGCGCAAGAAAGGGATAGAAGAAAAAATTCATATTGTTTAGCAAATAAAATTTCTCTATATCGTATTCCATATTGGGAAATAGATAATATCAAGACATTAGAGGATATTTTTAAAGAAAAATTCTTGGTAAGAAGTAAATGGCATAACGATAATTTAAAACACCATTAACGAAAATATTTTACTCCTCTCACATAAATTTTACTTTAAATGGGAGGTGGTATGATGCTTGAACAAATCTGTGATTGGATTATCTTGCTTGGTGCGGTTTCGGTCGCACTTTTAAATATTATAAAATTCTTTGCAAAACCAACTTCTTTTTTAAAAAGAAAAAAAGATGAAGAATTTCAAAATAATTTAAAAAATGCTTTAGATAAAATAATGCCAACTTACTTTGAGGACCACGATTTAGAAACCAGAGATAAATATTTAAGTGATAGAAAACGTTATTTGGAAGAAATAACACAAGAAGTTCTTAATAATACAAAAGATGTTTTAGAAGAAATAAAAGAAATGAATATTGAACAATCTGAAAATTTAAGAATTTTAAATCAAGGTTCTAAAGATGTGTTGCGACAAAAAATAATGACAATTTATCATCAATATAAAAAAGAACAAAAAATGCCAATATATGCGAAAGAGGCATTAGATGAATTATACAAAGATTATAAAGCTCAAGGTGGTAATAGTTATATAGATAAATATTATAAGAGGATGTCATCTTGGGAAGTTTATATGGATGATGATTACGATGAATGATAATATTAAGAAGTCAAGATTTGACTTCTTTTTATTTTTCTTTTATAATAAAAATAGAATATGAAATAGGAGCAATAAAAATGCCATTAAGTAATATACAAAAAAGGATAGTAGAAGCTAAAGAAAAAAAGATAGTTGTTATTTCTTCGGCGGCAAGTGGTAAAACTACCGTTTTAACAGAAAGGGTTAAATATCTTCTTGATAACGGCGCCAATAAGGATAAAACTGTGGTTATTACCTTTACAAATGCTGCGGCGGATGAAATGAGAGAAAGAATAGGAGATAAGTATTGTGGATTATTTATTGGGACAATACATTCCTATGCGAATTATTTGCTGCTATCTTCTGGAATTGATACAGGAAAAATTATTGACAATGAAGATTTTGATTTATTATTCCCTTTAATTGAACAGCATCCAGAAGTAATAAAAAAAGTTGATAATCTACTTTTAGATGAAGCTCAAGATACTGATGAAAGTCAATTTAAATTTATGATAGAAATGATAAATCCAGACAGTTATTTTATTGTTGGAGATTTTCGTCAAAGTATCTATGGATTTCGTGGCGCAAGACCAGATTTACTTCTTGATTTAACATATGAATGGGGAGTTAAGACCTATGAATTAAATGAAAATTATCGGAATGGGCTTAAAATTCTTAATTTCGCAAAAAGAATTATTAAACAAATTGGCTATGACTATGAAGATAATTCAATTTGTAAGTCTGATATTATGGGTAGTGTACACGAAATAAGTTTTAATTTGAATACTATTAGAAAAGCAATTTTGAAAGATGGAAACTTTAAAGATTGGTTTATTTTAACAAGAACTAATGCTGATTTAGATTTAATTTATGATGGTCTTGAGAAAATGGGAATTCCCTGTGATACATTTAAGCGTTCGGAACTAACATCTGATGAATTAAACGAACGAATGAAAAATAATACTGTAAAGGTCTTAACTATTCATACTTCAAAAGGCTTAGAAAATAAAAAAGTTATTGTAGTTGGCGCGCAGTTTTTTAATAGTGAAGAAAAACGAGTTTCCTATGTCGCAGCAACCCGTGCGAAAGAACTTCTTGTCTGGTGTTCAAAACCTAAGAGATATAAACCAAAAATTCAAAATTGGGAATAAATTAAAAAGAATTTGATTATTGTAAAAAATAGTATAAAATTATATTGTATATAAAGATGACATTAAAGAAAGATTGGAGGAAATTATTAATGAATTATACAGCAAATGATATAGTTTCATTGTCTCCCGGGCGCGCTTTTCGAGAAAAAATTGGAATGTATCTTTCAGCTGATAGGCAAGAAGCAATTAATCTTGGATTGCGTGAATTAATTGTTAATGTTCAAGACGAATATGAAGTATTTAAGCCGGAACACCCTGAACTTAATATTTATTTAGATACAAAAACACATATCATTACAGTAAATGATAATATGCGTGGAATCCCAGTGGGTATCCGCGATGATGGTATAAATTCTTTAACTGCTACTTTTCTTATCCCACATTCTGGTGGGAAACATACAGAAGGTGTTTATTCAAGTGCAGTTGGTATTAATGGAGAAGGTAATAAAATTGTTTGTCATACCGCATTATGGCTTGAAGTTACTGTAATGCGTGATGGTAAATCTTATTATCAACGTTTTGAATCTGATGAAGAAGGCGCCAAAGCTGTTACAGAAATTGAAATTAAAGATTTTGATTCGTCTTCAGGCACAACTATAAGTTATGTACCAGATGAAAGAGTATATGGAAATATATTTATTGATATTGAATCCTTACGCAAAATGTTACAAGAAATGGCAATGTTTTCAACTGGTTTACATATTAGTTTAATTATTGATGGAGAAAAAGAAGAATTTTATTCTAAAAGTGGTTTAATTGATGGTTTATCAAAAGAAAATAGATTATCTGCTCCTTTTTCTTATCATTATGAAACTGATGATTGTAAAGTAGATTTCGCATTACAATGGGTGAGTAAAAAAGGACAAATTCGTGGATATGCTAATAATCTTTATATGCCTGATGGCGGAGCATTTATTAGTGGTTTTAAATCTTCATTAACTCGTACATTCAATAATCTTGCTAATACTAAATATGATGGAGATACTATTCGTGATGTTCTTGATGGTTTTGTAAGTGTTAAAGTTAAAATGGGTCAATTTACAAATCAACAAAAAACTGCCCTAGCCAATCCAGAGGCACGAACAGCTACATCTACGGCAATTTCAAGTGCTTTAAAAGAATTTGCTTTAAGGCGTAAAGATGACTTTAAACAAGTGATTGAATTACTTAATAAAGTCGCAAAAGCTGAAGCGGCGGCAGAAAGAGCAAGGAAACAAGTTCTTGAAGCCACAAAAGATATTGAGAAAAATCAAAAGAAAAAGGTGTTTGCTTCTGATAAGTTAAAGGATGCTGAATTTCTCGGAGAAAATTCGACTCTTCTAATCGTTGAAGGTAATTCCGCTGCGGCTTCTATGGCTATTGCAAGGGATATTCGTAAATATGGAATTTTAGCAATTAGAGGAAAAATTCTTAATTGTCTCGCGCATCCAAAGGAAAAAATCTTTCAGAATGAAGAAATTAAACTTCTTTTAAGCGCTATGAATATTAATCCAGGGAAATATGATAGTAAAAAACTTCGTTATGGGAAAATTGCTATTTGTGTTGATGCGGATAGAACTTAAAGAACTGTCCGAAAATGCTTTACTCTTAACCAAGAGGGTCTATATATAAATGTAAGGATGGATTACATATAAATGTAGGCTAACGGTATCAGTGAAATAAGACTTCTCATTGAAACTATAAAGAGATAATGGGATATATCCAAAGACGAATAAGCTGACTAAGAGACCCTAAACCTGGAATATGGTGAGATAAAGGGAATACCGTGGGAATCAGAATTAATCCATTCCTTCTTATTAAAAAGGAGGAGTTAAAATGATAGGTATTTATAAAATAACCAAAAAAGAAAATGGTAAATCTTATATAGGACAATCTAACGATATAGAACGAAGATTTAAAGAACATCAATATAAGACAGATATTCCTATTGAATTAGCAATCCAAAAATACGGAGTAGATGCTTTTGAATATAAAATAATTGAGGAATGTTCTTTAGATGAGTTAGATGAAAAAGAAAAGTATTGGATAGCATATTATAATACATATAAAGGTTTCGGTTATAATTGTAATGAAGGCGGCGGAAACAGCAGATGTGAAAATAACGGAAGAACTAAATTAACTAATGAAGAAGTTAGTTATATTAGAGAATGTTATGATTTACATATGCGCCGACGTGAAGTATACAAAAAGTTTAAAGATAAAATTTCTTTTAGTGCTTTTGCTAGTATTTGGGATGGCTCTACTTGGAAAGAAATTAAACCAGAAGTATATACCGAAGATAATAAGAAATATTATATGTATGAGGCTACCAATGGCGGGAAATCAGAAGGCGCTTGTTTAACAGATGAAGAAGTTATGAAATGTAGAACACGCTATATGAAAGAAACCGCAAAACAAATATATGAAGATTATAAAGAAAAAATAACTTATCAAGCTTTTCAAGCTATGTTATGGGGAAGAAGCTATAAAAATTTGCCCATATATAGTAAAAAGAAAAAGGAATGGATTAATAAATGAAGCCTGTAACGACTATCTCCGTGAAGGAGAGTACAATTACTATTGGTACGTGATTGGAAAGAGCATTCTCATTTAATGAGTAAAATATAGTCTAAGCCATTTGAAAAAATGGAACAACTTGAGTGATGGCTATCATATTGGACTTTTAATTATGGCAGCATTACGATATTTAGCTCCAAAATTTCTTGAAGAAGGAAGGCTTTGTTGGTTACGTTCTCCACTTTATATCGTAAAGAATGGAAAGTTAGAAAACTACTATTTTTCCGATGAAGAATTTGAGAAAGCAAGAGGTAAAAGAGGGTCAATTGTAACTCGCGCGAAAGGACTTGGCGCGTTGTCAGAAGAACAAGCAAGAAATTCAATGTTTGGAGAAAATCAAAGAATGGATGTTATTGAACCAACACCAGAAGCTATTTATCTTTTAGAAGAGCTAATGGGTGTAGACGTAGAGCCAAGAAAGAAATTTATTTTTGAAAATGTTGATTTCTCCTCTGTAAGAGAGTGATAATGATGGATAAAAAATATTTAGTTTATAAACATACCAATCAAATAAATAATAAAGTTTATATTGGATTAACTTCTTATGATAATCCAGAAAAGCGTTGGGGTATTAATGGAGAAAAATATAAAACTTGTACCTATTTTTATCACGCTATTTTAAAGTATGGTTGGAATAATTTTAATCATGAGATTTTAGAAAATAATCTTTCTCAAGAAGAAGCTTACAAAAAAGAAAAATACTATATTAATTTATACAATTCCAATTATAAAAAATATGGATATAATTTAACTTCTGGTGGAGAAAGAAACAAAAAACTTTCTCCAATATCCATAGAAAAAATGAGTAAAGCGAAGAAAGGAATCCCTTTATCAGAAGAACATAGAAAAAATATTAGTAAAGCCACAACAGGTTGTAATAACCCTAATTATGGTAAAAAATGTTCAGAAGAAACTAAAAAGAAAATTAGTGATAAAAATAGTAAACCCATTCAGTGTGTTGAAACTGGTGTTATCTATAAAAATAAAATGGAAGCTGCTACCGCGGTTGGGTTAAAAAGCCCTCGTTCTATTATGTCTGCTTTAAAAGAAAATTGGAGAACTGCGGGTAAAAGTGACGATGGTAAGGTTCAATACCATTGGGTATATTTTTCGGAGATAAGAGAATAATGACTATTTATCGGATTGAAAAAGAGGATGGTGGTGGTCCATTTTATTATAGAGATGGTCATCCAAGAGATTCTTCAATGCCAGATTTTTCCAATGGAGATATTAATGTCTTATATGGAGCAGATAGTTTAGAAAATTTAAAACATATAATTAATAGTTATAATTTAAATATTAATGATTTTATTATAAAAACATATGAGTCAAATAATATTTTATCATACAATAAAAAGAATGGGCATATAATTTTTAAAATAAATAAGTAAAATATAAAAGAGAATAAAACTTGAAAAATAATTAAAATTAATATATAATATTTATATAAGATGAAAGGAGGAAATAAATGGATTTAACTCCTATACTAAAAGAAAGTTTTACTCAATATAGTGGCGCGGTCCTTCAAAGTCGCGCCCTTGTTGACGTAAGAGATTGTTTAAAACCATCGGCAAGACAAATTTTTTACTGTCTTTATACCGATAAATTTCTTCATTCAAAACCCTTTAAGAAAACTTTAAAGGGTATTGGTTCTGCTATGCGTATGTATATCCACGGTGATTCAAGCTGTGAAGGAGTAATTATGCGCGCCGGCCAGCCATTTGCTATGCGTTATCCTTTAATTGAGGTAGAAGGTTCTTATGGGAATTTAATGGAAAGTGGGAACTGGGCTGCGCCTCGTTACACAGCTTCTCGTCTTTCAAATATTTCCAATTATCTTTTTGAGGATATTACCAAAAAAACAATTAATGAATGGCGAGATAATTATGATGACACAGAACAATACCCCGCTGTTCTTCCAACAAAAGGATTCTATAATATTGTAAATGGGACAATGGGAATTGGAATTGGAATGAGCAGTTCAATTCCACAATTTAATTTAAAAGAAGTCAATGAAGCTTTAATTAAATTGCTTTGGAATAGTAATTGTTCTTTTGAGGATATTTATTGCGCGCCAGATTTCGCAACTGGAGGAATCCTCTTAAATGAAGAAGAAGTAAAAGAAAGTCTTAAAAACGGGACTGGAAAATCTTGTAAATTGCGCTCTGTTATTGAATTTGACCAAAAAGAACGCTGTTTTATTGTTACTGAAATTCCTTATAGCGTTTATACAAATACTATTTGTGGAGAATTAGAAAAAATTCTTGAGGAAAGTGATAATCCTGGGATTGAACGTTTTAATGATTTAACCGGTTCAACTCCTCTTATTAAGATTTATCTTTCAAAAAAAGCTAACCCTGATAGAGTCCTACGTTATCTTTATAAAAATACCTCTCTACAATATTATTATGGTATAAATATGACAATGTTAGAGAATGGTAGATTTCCAAAGGTTTTTACTTGGAAGGGCGCGCTAGAGGCTCATCTTATCCACGAAATTGAAGTTTATACACAAGGTTTTATTTTTGATTTGAATAAAATCAAAAGCAGAATCCATATCATTGAAGGACTTTTAAAAGCAATTTCAATTTTGGATGAGGTTATCGCTCTAATTAAAGGCGCATCAGATACTCATAATGCTTCTTTAGGATTACAGCAGGTCTTTGGTTTTTCAGAAACACAAGCAAAAGCAATCTTAGACATAAAGCTTGCGCGCCTAGCAAAACTTGAAATTAATAAGTTAGAAAAGGAAAAGTCCGATTTAGAAATTGAACGAGCGCGAATTGAAAATATTTTAAGTCATGAAGAACTTCTAAAGAAAGAAATTGAAAAAGGACTCCGTGAAGTATCGGAGAAATTTGGTGATTCTCGTAGAACAAAAATTTTAAATATTGAAACTGAAAATGATGAACCAACTGAAATTCGTTCTTTACTTATTAATCTAACTAACCAAAATAATATTTTTGTATCTGAAGCTTCTTCTCTTTATATTCAAAAAAGAGGCGGAGTTGGGAATAAATTTAAGCTGAATGATGGAGAATATGTAATTTCAACCTCTTCCGCAAAAACAACAGATACAATTTTATTCTTCTCTCAAGTTGGGAATTTTTATCATTATCAAGCAGGCGCGATTCCAATAGATGAAAAGCTTCCGATAGAAAGTCTTTTCTTAATTAAATCATATGAAAGGATTTGTAATTTTACTTCATTCAATAGTGATAATTTGAAGAAGAATATTATTTTCTTTACTAAAAATGGTATGATGAAGAAAAGTTTATTGTCTGAATATAATATAAAGAGAGCTGGTGGCGCCAAGGCATTAGACTTAGAGAATAATGATGAAATTTGTTCTGTAATTTTTGTTAATGAAGAAAAAGTTGGAATTTTAACTGAGTTTGGGCAATTCTTAATTTGTGAAACCAAAGATATTCGAGCTGTTGGTAGAATCGCGAAAGGGGTAAAAGCCATTAAGTTAAATGAAAATGATAGTATTACTTCTGCTAGAACAATTCCAGAAGGAGTCAAAGAATTTGTTAGCGTAACCGGTAATGGTTATATAAAAAGAACATCAGCAAGTGAATTTGTAGTTACAGGTAGATATACTAAAGGTGGGAAGCTACAAAAACTTAAAGATGAGTCAGATTATTTGATTGACTTTTTACCGATTCTATCGGAAAATAATCTCATAATTACTTCGACAAGCGCACAGATTAAGGTTGATATAAAAGATATTTCATTATTAGGGAAAGGCGCACAAGGGACGAAATCTCTAAAAATGAAGGATAAAGATAAAATAATTGGTCTTTCAAAATTTTAAAGAAAAATATCCGAGTGGAAATTTGAAACTTTTGGAAATTCCAGTTATAATATATATAGAAAGTTAAAGAAAAGCTTTCTAAATCAAGGCTAATTTAAAAAGGTTGGCCAAAATAAAAAACATTTATTTAAAGGAGAAGAGAAAACTATGAAACTAACAGAAAAGTCTAATGAAGTATTTACCTATGTAAAGGAGAATGGTGGCCGCGTTAGCATTGATGAATTATGCACCGCTACAAATCGTGCTCCTCGTTCCATCAACGCAAATGTAACTGATCTAGCCAAGAAGGGTCTAGCCGTTCGTGATAAGGTAGCCGGTGAAGGCGATGAAAAGGATATTACTTATGTAGTTCTAACCGAGGAAGGCAAGACTTTTGTTCCATCTGAGGACGAGGAATAATAGTTTGAATAAATGAACAATACTTAGAGACATCTAAGTATTGTTCTTTAAATTCAAAAAGAACCAATTATAAAAAATAGGAGAAATAAAAAATATGTTAAGACAAGCAGAAAATAAAGTTACTATTGAAGGCATTTTAAGTGAAATTGATTTAAAGTATGGTTCTTTTACGAAAAATGGTAAGCCAGTTGAATCAGTCGGCGGAACAATTAAGGTTAAAGTAAATCAGCAAATCAATGGTGAACAAAAAAATCTTGAAATTCCAATTCACATGTTTGCTAGTAAGCTAACGAACAAGGGCACCGCAAATCCTGCGTATGAATCTATTGAAAGGGTCATGAATTCTTATACAAGCATCGCTGCGGCTGGTAGCGAAGCAGGCGCCGATTATGTTCGTATTACAAACGCAAACATCAATATGAATGAATATCATAGTGCAGAAGGTCGCTTAATTTCATTCCCACGAATTAATGCAAGTTTTGTAACTAAAGCGAAGAAAGAGGAAGTAAAGCCTCAAGCAACTTTTGCGGTTGAATTTGTTGTCGCTGCGTCAGGATATGACACGGACGCAGAGGGAAATGAAATTCCAGAGCGTTATAAGGTTCGTGGTGTGATTCCCCAGTATGGTGGTCGTGTGGATATTGTCGATTTTGTTGTTAAAAGTCCTGGCGCGATTGAAGCAATTTCAAGTTACTGGGGCCAGGGTGATACAGTTAAGGCGCAAGGTCGTCTAAACTTTTCTTCAACGGTTGAAACAGTAACAGAAGAAGTTGATTTCGGTGAACCTATTGAACGTACTCGTACAATTAATGTAAGTGAGTTAGTTATTACCGGTGGGTCACAAACTCCTCTTGATGGAGAATTTGCTTATGATGAAGATGAAATTAAGCAGGCTCTAGCAGAACGAAAAGCTCGTTTAGAGGAACAAAAGAATAAGGATATTAATCGCGCAAAGCAACGTACTGCTCCACCTCAGACAGAGAAGAAAGGTTCCTTTGATGATGTAGGATTTTAAGGAGGTCTTAAAATATGGCAATAGACATTCTTAATATTCAACCAACAGTAATTAGTAAAGATTTAAAGGGAAAATTTATCTGTATTTATTCGTTGCCAAAGGTTGGTAAGACTAGTATGGCTTGCCAATTTCCCAAAAATCTTCTTTTAGCTTTTGAAAAAGGCTATAATGCGATTGCTGGAATTAAACCAGTTGATATTACAAAATGGTCTAAGTAAAATTGGACTCCCACAAAGCGATTTGTGGGTAATAAACGAAGTAAAAATCTGGAACCCTGAGACGGGAATCAGAGCGGAAGTCTTGATTTAAAAGTCTTGACACGCGCAACGCATAGAGTATTAAACTCTTTTATAACGGGAGGTTCAAAAAGATGCCCAAAATAGAAGTAAATAACTACTATTTTTCTACACAAAATCATAATATGGCATATGTTATGGGATTTCTTGCTGCTGATGGAAATATCTCTAAAGAAGGAAATCGAATTCAATCTCAGCTATCTATTAAAGACCGTCCTCAATTAGAGATGATTTATAATGAAATCGGTGGTAGTAAAGTATATGAATATGAAAGTAATGGCTATTTATGCTGTGGTTGGCATTGTTATTCAGCACAAATAAAAAGAGATTTAGCTGAATATAACATAATTCCACATAAGACTGGAAAATTATCTTTGCCTAAAAAACTTTCTAAAGAATATTGGAAGGATTTTATCCGTGGATATTTTGACGGAGATGGAAGTGTTTTTAAGGATGAGCAAGGTATTAGATTATCTATTACAAGTGCTAATCGAGAAATTTTAGATGATATAAATTCCTTCTTCAAAGAAAATGGGATTAAGCCTTCTACTATTTATGCTGACCATAATAATGTTTGTATTAAATTTCGTAGTCAAGCAAGTATTGATATTTATAATCTGCTGTATTATGATGACTGTCTTTGTCTTATTAGAAAAAAACAAAGATTTTTAGAGTTAATAAAAGAGAAATATAACTCCAAGAGACTTCGCAACTTTCCAAAGGAAGTTGAAGAGATATGCTGAACTTATGCGAATATGAAGCATAAGAAGTAGAGGATAAAAAGCCTTTACGATAACATAATGGATTTTAAACTGGTTTTACGCCAACTTGAAAAACCAGAAGCTAGAGAAATGTATGATACAATTACTATTGATACTGTCGGTATCGCTTGGGAAATGTGTGAGCAATATATCTGCGCCCAAAATGGTGTCCAGAAAATTGGAGATATTGCTTGGGGCGGTGGATATTCTGCTTGTAAGAAAGAGTTTGAATCTTGTTTAAGGAAGATTACTCAATTAGGATATGGTATTGTTATTATCGCGCACGTTGAAAAAAGAATTGAAAAGCGTGCTGATGATAGTGAAGTTGAAATTCTCGGTCCAGCGATTCCAAAGAGAGCTTATGAAATTGTCAATCAATTAGTCGATATTATTGGCTATATTGATATTCAATGGGATGAAGAAGGAAATTCAACAAGGTATCTTTATACGAGAAAGACTCCAACAGTAATGGCAGGGAGCCGGTTTAAATATCTAAAGGCAAAAATTCCCTTTGGGTATAAGGAATTGGCTAACGCAATTATAGATGCCATTGAAAAGAGCGAAAAACTAGATGGTGCTACGGTTGTAGATAAAACAGTTCAAAATGTAGAGGAAAAACTGGATTATAATTCTGTGCGAGAAGAGGCAGAAACACTTTGGACAAAACTGGTAGAAATTGATAAAGAAAATGCGAAAAGGATTCTAAAAAAAGTTGAAATGATTTTTGGAAGAAGCATTAAATTATCAGAAATTACAGAAGACCAGGTTGATTTATTTAACTTAGCTGTCCTTGATATGAGAGATATGCTAAGCGAACAATCTTAAAAAAATTAAATATATATAAAGACACAATCTTTTGGTTGTGTCTTTTTTAAATTTGACAAATCTTTAAACTTTTGATATAATAATAATAGGAAGATTGGAGGTTTAGTTAAATGAGCGTTATGTGTAGAGAGTGTGGAAAAAGGTTTGATAAAACTAAACTACAAGAAAATATTGATTGGGTTATGCCATCAAAAAACTACTATTATCATAAAGATTGTTATGATTTATGGGTCACTAAAAGAAAAAATAAAAAAGATATTACTGAACAAAAACAAGATGAAGAATACATCAGAGATATTTTTGATTATCTTGCTAGAGATTTAAAAGTTAGTTTTGATGGAGAAAAAGTTGGTAGTCAAATTAAAAATTTTATAAAGCAAGGGAAAAATGCGAAGGGTATTCTTTTTAGTCTTATTTATTTTTATGATGTCCAAAAAGGAGATTGGAATAATAGTAAAGGTGGAATAGGAATTGTTCCGTATATTTATGACGATGCCAGAGAATATTGGAGAAGTCAAAGAACGAAGCAGTATGATATATTAGAACAGATTGAAAAGCAAATGAGAGAAAGGCGAGAAAGAAAAACTATTACAATTAAGAAAAAGAAAACTTCTAAAAGATGGGTAAGTCATTTAGACGAAATAGGTGAGCTAGAGGATGAATGAGAAAAATGACGTAATTCAAATTTTTGGAATTTTAATGAAAAATCCAACTCTATTAAGTAAGACGGATAGATATAATTTAACTCTAGCTGATTTTACTTCAAAATTTGAAAAATATATTTTTGAAGCTATTTGTGGTTTATATTATAACGGCGCGAATAGAATAAGTGTTATTGAAGTTGAGAATTATTTAGAATCAAACGCCGCGGCAAAAGTTATTTATGAGCAATCAAATGGAAGAGAATATCTTGAAGATGCTGAAGAATTTTCACAAGAAGATAACTTTGATTATTATTATAACCACTTAAAAAAGATTAATGCTATAAAGAATCTAAAAAAGTTAGGTTTTGACACGAAAGAATTTTATTGTGAAGATTTAACAGATATAAACGCGATAGAAATAAATCAAAAATTTGAACAATTAACTGTTTCAGAAATTTTTGAATCTGTAAAGAGAAAAGTTCTTGGAGTAGAGCAAAAATTTCTTAAAAACGATGTTTCTGAAACAAGGAATATTTTTGATGGATTGGATGAATTATTAGAAGAATCAGAAACACAACAAGATGTCGGTCTACCAATACAAGGGGAAATTATAAATGAAGTTATGGCTGGCGCGCGAGTTGGGACTTTTTGTTTAAGAAGTGGTAGCTCTGGACTTGGTAAATCAAGAAATATGGTTGGAGATGCTTGCTATTTAGCTTTTCCATTTAGATATGATTGGTATACTGGTAAATGGGAACAAAAAGGAAGTTCTGAGAAGGTTTTATATATAACTACCGAACAAAATTTTAAAGAAATTCAAAGAATGGTTCTGGCTTATCTTACTGGTATCAATGAATCTAAATTTAGATATGGGATTTTCACAAGTATAGAGCAAAAAGTTATTCAACAAGCTAGAGAAATTTTTAAGAAATACCAAAATAATTTTCAAGTTACAAAGATGCCAAATCCAACAAATGAGCTTATAAAAAGTACAATAAGAGAAAATTGTATTTTATATGATATTAAATATGTATTTTATGATTATATTTTTATTGGACCGGCTTTATTGAGAGAGTTTCACGGATTTGGATTAAGAAGTGATGAATTACTTTTGATTTTATCAACAACCTTAAAAGATTTATCTTCTGAATTAAATGTTTTTGTTATGTCTGGTACGCAGGTAAGTGCGAAAGCCGATGATAATAAAGATATAAGAAATGAAAGCAGTTTAGCCGGTGGTAGAGCAACAATAAATAAAGCCGATTATGGTTTCATTATGGCTAGACCGACCAAAGAAGAATTAGAAGTTTTAAAACCATTTATTACTAAATATGGTAAGGAACCAAATCTTGTTTCAGACGTCTTTAAGGTTCGTGCTGGAGAATGGACACAAGTTAGAATTTGGTCAATATTCGATGCGGGGATTTTAAGAAAAGAAGATTTATTTATGACCAATAGTAGATTAGAAGAAGTAGATATATCTCATAGTTTTAATTTTAATTATGAGCAATGGGATAATTCCGAGTACAAGGAAATGAAAGAAATGTTAGATGGTCTAAATGAAACTTTTATTAAAAAGAAAGGTAATTAACTATGAAAGAAGTCTACGAAAGATTAGTTAATAATCTTGATGATGAAAAAGTAATTGAACTTATGAGAAAGCTCGGCGCGGACAGACATATAGAAAAAGACGACTATATAATTTTTCCAACTATATGCCATAATATTGATTCAAACGATGCTAGCATGAAACTTTATTATTATAAAGATAATAAGTTTTTTTATTGTTATACTGAAGATGGCGGAATGTCTATTTTTAATTTTTTAAAAGTTTATTATAAAACTCGTCAGTATGAATACAACTGGTATGAGGACATTCTAAGACTTGTAGAGAACTGTTCTAACGGGGTATCTATTGATAGTTTCGAAACTATAAAAGTTCCAAGATTAAAAGATAGATATAGAGAAAGAAGAAAAGAAGTAGTTTTAGAAACTTATCCAGAAGGAATTTTAGAAGTATTTACAAAATTATATCCGACGGAGTGGCTAGAAGATAATATAAGTAAAGAAGCGATGGATAAATTCAATATTCTATATTCTATTTCTCAAAATAAAATAATAATTCCACATTATGATATAAATGGTAAATTAGTTGGAATTAGAGGTCGCGCGCTGAATGATTGGGAGATTAAGAATATTGGAAAGTATATGCCAATTAAAATTGAGAATAAATGGTACTCACATAAGCTATCTTTTAATTTATATGGATTAAATCATACGATTGAAAATATTAGAAAAAATAAATACGTTTATATTTTTGAAAGTGAAAAATCTGTATTACAAATGGAAGGATTTGTTCAAGATAATTGCGCTGTTGCTATATGCGGAAGTAATTTTAATAAATATCAATTAAATATATTATTAAAAAATTGTTATCCAAATGAAGTAATATTATGCCTTGATAAAGAGGAACTTCCAAAAGAAGATAAATACTTTAATAAGTTATGGAATATTTGTAAAAAATACAACCAATATTGTAATTTTTCTTTTATCTATGATAGAGAAGGGCTTCTTAATTTAAAAGATTCCCCAAGTGACCACGGAGAAGAAGTATTTGAAAAATTAAAAAGTAGGAGAATATTTGTAAAATGAAATATAGTTTAGTAAATAAAAATTTAACAGAAAATTATGGAGAAAATCTTCTAAAAGAAAGGGGCGTAAATGATGTAAAAAAATTTTTAAATCCAGATAAATCCTGTATTCAATCACCATCCGATTTAGATAATATTGATAAAGCCGCGGATTTATTGATTCAGGTTATAAATAAAGATGAAAAGATTTTAATTGTAGTTGATAGTGATTGTGATGGTTTTACATCAGCGACAATTATTTATCAATATATAAAGAAAATTAAAAATAATATAGAAATTGATTATCTATTACACGAAGGAAAACAGCACGGATTAGAGGACCACATTGATACTTTACTGGAAAAAGGAATTGAATATGGTTTAGTTATCTTACCAGATTCTTCAAGTAATGATTTTGGTTATCACGAACAGCTAAAAGGAGTTCATATTCCTGTCTTAGTTCTTGACCATCACTTAACAGATGTGGAATTAAGTAATAACGCAGTAGTAGTTAATAATCAATTATCCGAAAAATATCTAAATAAAGAGCTAACTGGCGCAGGCGTTGTATATCAATTTTGTCGATATTTAGATTCTAAACTAGGATTAGATTTTGCTGATTATTTTATGGATTTAGCTGCTTGGGGAATAATTGGAGATATGGGTAGTATGTTATCTCTAGAAAATAGATATATCGTAAAAAATGGATTATCAAATATTAACAACTTTTTCTTTAAGGTTTTAATTGATAAACAGTCGTATTCTATGAACGATAAAGTTAATCCTATCACGGTAGCTTTCTATATTGTTCCATTAATTAACGCAATGATTAGAGTTGGGACAATGGAAGAAAAAGAAAGGTTATTTATGGCTTTTATTGATGGTACAAAGAAAGTTCCAAGTAATAAACGTGGCGCGAAAGGAATGGAAGAACTTGTCGCAGTAGAAAGCGCAAGGGAATGTACCAATGCTAGGAATCGTCAAAATAAAATTAAAGATAACGCTGTTGAAAAACTTGAAATTAAGATTCATAAACACGGATTACTAGATAATAAAGTCTTATTTGTACGCTTGGATGATGAAGATGACTTCCCAGCCGTTTTAAATGGGTTGGTAGCAATGCAGTTATCTGTTAAATTTAAAAAACCAACTATTGTTGCGAGATTAAATGATGAGGGATATGTTCGTGGTAGCGCCAGGGGTTTAAACGAAAGTGAATTAAATGATTTTAAAACTTTCTTATCAGATAGTGGTTATTTTGAATATACTTTGGGTCACGCCAATGCTTTTGGGTGTAGTATTCCAAATAGAAATCTTTTCGATTTTCACAATTATGCTAATGAACATTTAAAGGATATTGACTTTGGAGAAAATATATATGATGTTAATATTATAAGAAACGCCGCGGATAAAGATTTATCAAATATTATTTTAGATTTTAGTAAATATTCTGATATTTGGGGGCAACAAAATCCAGAGCCATTAATTTTTATTGATAATGTAAATCTTAATAAATCTGATATTCAAATTATTGGGAAAATAAAAGATACTGTTAAATTTGATAAATTTGGAATTACCTATATTCAATTCCATGCAAAGCAATTAATTGAAGATTTAAATAAATATCCTTCAGTGAAGCTACAAATTATTGGTAGAGCAAACTTGAATGAATGGGGTGGAAGGGAAATTCCTCAAATATTTATCGAAAACTATGAAGTTTTTGATGGAGAATATTCTTTCTGATTTGATTTTTAATTGAATTTTTGGTATACTATATATAGAAAAAGAGAAAAAGAGGTAAATAAATGAGTGAAAGATTAGAATATCCTGGTTCATTACATAATCATACAATGTATTCAAATCTTCGTCTGCGCGACTGTATTATTCGTGAGAAAGAACTAATTGATTATGCTATTGAACTTGGACATGAAGTAGTAGCCATTACAGACCATGATTCAATATCTAACGCAATTAAGGTTGAAAAATATTATAAAAAGATAAAAGAAAAAAATCCTAATTTTAAAGTAATCCTTGGAAATGAAATTTATCTATGTAGAAATGGCTTAAATGCGCAAACTTTTGTCCCAAAACAAGATAAATATTACCACTTTGTGCTTCTTGCCAAAGACGCTATTGGGCATCAACAAATTAGAGAAATTTCTTCAAGAGCATGGGGAAGAAGTTATATTTCTTATAATATGAGACGAGTCCCAACTTATTATAATGATTTATTTGAAATTATTGGAACCAATCCAGGGCATGTAATTGGTAGCACAGCTTGTTTAGGAGGCGCGCTACCAACTCAACTTCTAAATTATAGAGATTCAGAAGATAAGGAACTATTGGGAAAAATTCACAGATGGATTTTACAAATGGATAGTATTTTTGGACATGGTAATTTCTTTTTTGAATTACAACCATCAGAAAATAAAGACCAAATTTATGTGAATAATGCTTTGGTTAATCTTTCTGCTGATTTTGATATTCCATATATTATTACAACAGATAGTCATTATTTAAAAAAAGAAGATAGAAAAATCCATAAAGCATATCTAAATGCTCAAAACGGAGATAGAGAAGTTGATAGTTTTTATGCGACAACTTATATGATGGGAACAAAAGAAATTGAATCTTTAATACAATTAGATAGTGAAGAATTACAAGTAGCTTATGAGAATATTTTAAAGATAAAAAATATGTGCCAAGATTATTCTCTACTTAAAAATTTAAAAATTCCAGAATTAGTGTGGAAGAATCCAACTATGAATCCTGACTATCTGGCGAAAGAAATAGAAGTAATGGAACAATATATTCCAGAACTTCGTAATTTTTATTCTTCTGATTATGAAGGAGATAGACGCCTTGCTGAATTAATTGTTGAGCGTATTTATAAAGATGAAACTCTTCAAAACAAAGAAACATATGATGAAATTAATGACAATTTAAGAATTACAAGAATAAGTTCTGAAGTAAATAAAACTCATTGGAGTGCTTATTATTTAAATCTTCAAAAAATTATTGATATTTGTTGGGAAGCTGGAAGCATTGTTGGCCCTGGACGCGGTTCTGGAGTAGGTTTTATTTTACTTTATGTTTTAGATATTACTCAAATAAATCCATTAAGAGAATCTACAAAGACATTTAGTTGGCGTTTTTTGAATCCAGACCGCGTATCAGTGTTAGACGTTGATTTTGATATTGAAGGCGCGAGGCGAGAGGAAGTATTAAATGCATTTAGGAATTATTATGGACAGGACAGAGTAGCTAATGTAGCTACCTTTGGAACTGAAAAGTCTAAATCGGCAATTTTAACTGCTTGTCGTGGACTAGGAATAGATGTAGATATAGCACAATATTTAGCTTCTCTTATTCCTTCTGACCGTGGTATGTTAAGAACTCTTGACCAATGTATGTATGGAGACGAAGAAAACGGATGGGCGCCTATTAAGCAATTTGTTTATGAAATGACAGAAAACTATCCAGAAGTTTGGGAAATGGCTAGAAAAATTGAAGGATTAGTTTGTCGTATGGGTATTCATGCTGGCGGAGTAATTTTTGTTGATGAACCTTTTACTAATTCAACTGCTTTAATGCGCGCGCCAGACGGCACGGTAGTAACACAATTCGACTTACACGATTGTGAAGCAGTAAGTCTTATTAAATATGATGCTTTATCTGTTGAAGCCATGGATAAAATCCATAATTGTATTGATTTAATTTGTGATTATGGTTATGCTGAAAGAAAAGAAACTCTTAAAGAAACATATGAGAGTTTAATTGGTATTTATAATCTTGAAAGAGATAATGAAGATATGTGGAAAATGATTTGGGAACATAAAGTTTCAAGTCTTTTCCAGATGGAACAGCAAAGTGGTATTCAGGGAATTGCGCTGACTCATCCAAAATCAGTTGATGATTTAGCCGTTCTTAACTCTGTTATTAGGTTAATGGCGCAGGAGCGTGGCGCTGAACAACCATTAAATAAATTCGCTAGATTTAAGGAAAATATTAATTTATGGTATGACGAAATGAAGCGATATGGTTTAAGTGAAAAAGAAATTGAAGTTCTTGAACCTGTCGTAAAAATTTCTTATGGTATTTGTGAATCACAAGAAAAATTTATGCAATTAGTTCAGCTTCAAGAATGTGGCGGTTTTAATCTAACTTGGGCTGATAAACTTCGTAAGTCTATTGCGAAAAAAAATCCGGCAGAGTATGAAAAATTAACAAAAGAATTTTTTAAAGTTACAAAAGAGAAAGGATGTAGTAAAGAATTATGTGAATATGTTTGGAATGTATTAGTCGCAACTTCTCGCGGATATGGTTTTAACGCCTCTCATACACTGGCGTATTCATTAATCGCTTTACAAGAAATGAATTTAGCATTTAAATATCCTATTATTTTTTGGAACTGCGCCTGTCTCATTAGTGACAGCGGTGGTAATGAAAGTGAAAATAAAGAAGAGGGAAATATTAGTGAGGTAGAGACTTTTGGAGAGTTTAGTAATTGCGTTGAAGAATTTAGCGATGAGGATGAAGACGATGAAGGAAACGACGAGTTATCTAGTGAAGATTCTTCAAAAGGAAAGAAGAAAGCTGTAAGAACAGCAAACTATGGGAAGATTTCTTCTGCGATTGGAAAAATGAAAATGAGCGGAATTGATATAGCTCCGCCAGATATTAATAAATCAACTTATACTTTCTCTCCTGATGTCGAAAACTCTATTATTCGTTACGGAATGAGCGGCATTGTAAAAATTGGAGATGATTTAGTAAAAAGTATTATTGAAAATAGACCATATAGTTCGATTGAAGATTTTTTGTTAAAGATTAAAATAAATAAACCGCAAATGGTTAATCTTATTAAAGCTGGCGCGTTTGATAGTTTCGGAGACAGAGAATCTTTAATGATTGAATATATTGAATCAATTAGTGATACTAAAAAAAGAATAACTTTACAGAATATGAAGATGTTAATTGATTTTGGTCTTATTCCAGAAGATTATGATATGGAAAAAAGAGTTTATAACTTTAATAAATACATTAAGAAATGTAAGATTGGAACCCAGTATTATGGTCTTGATAATGTTGCTATGAATTTTTTTGATAAACATTTTGATATTGATAACCTAATTCCTACCGATGATTCAGAAAGTGGATTTATGGTTAAACAAGTGGTCTGGGATAAAATTTATAAGAAATATATGGATAGAATTCGTCCATTTGTTAAAGAACATAATTCGGAGTTATTAGAAAAAGTAAATAATAAACTTATGGAAGATATGTGGGATAAATATTGTCTTGGCTCGATAAGTAAATGGGAAATGGATTCGGTGTCCTGTTATTTTCATGAACACGAACTAGAAGATGTAAATGAATATTATTATGAATGTTCTAACTTTTTTGAATTACCAGAAGAACCGGAAATTGATAGAATAATTCCAATTAAAGGAAAACAAGTTCCATTATTTAAAATTCGTAGAATTATGGGAACCGTTCTTGATAAGAATAAAATGAAGAAAACAGTTACTTTACTAACTAAAGATGGTGTTGTAACGGTGAGAATTTTTGGAGATGTGTTTACTCATTATGATAAACAAATATCTGAAAAAAATCCTGTAACTGGTAAGAAAAAAGTAGTTGAAAAATCTTGGTTTTCAAGAGGAAATAAAATTATTATAACCGGAATTAGACGAGAGGATTTCTTCGTAGCGAAAAAATATAAGAATACTCCGTATCATTTAGTAGAATTAATTACAGATATAAAAGATGGTGTTATTACTACTAAAGGAGTAAGGGCAGGGGATGAAGAATGAGTGTAGGTTTATTCGATATGGACATGGCGACCTATACTCATGTCCCTTTTAATTTAGAGTTGATGAAACTTTCGTCTTATTATAAATCTAAAAAAGAAATCGTAAAAATGAGCAAATTTCTAAATTTAGATATGTATACAAAAGTCTTTTTGAGAAAAGATTATGATGATGGTAATTATCCAAAAGAAATATATACATCAAAAAATTTACTATACGGCGGGAAGGCTTTTAGTGGAGAAACATATGTTCCATTAGAAGAAGAAATAGAATTAAGTTATCCAGATAAATATATATATACAACTTATGAAAAAAATTTTTCTGATGATGTTACTCATTCCGCCGCCTTCAAAACGATGATGAACGCAGAGCATTTAAGAATATCATTAGATGGAAAAACTATATGGAACAAATATAAAAAGCCTGTAAAAATAAGACCAAAAACACAGGCTATCTTTTTACACGATTATGATTTAAATAAAATAGAAGGTTCAATAGAAGCCATTCAAGAATTAATGAATGAAACAGAAGATAACGTACCATTTAGATATATTGGGATGAAATTTCCGGTTCAAGTTAATAATGGAGAAGATTTATTAAAATGGTTAGTATTTAAACCAATGAGATTATATTATTCTCTTCAATATAATGGCATTATAGACGATGAAGTTTTTGTTGAATTTATTGAAAGACAGCACGGGACATCTATATCAAGGCAATTAGATTATATAGTAACCAATGGACAAACATCAGAGAATGATTTTATCTTAAACGGATTACCAAAAATTTTTAAACAAGCCCTTTTTTCACAGATGAACCGCGTAAGAATTTCTCTTAAATATGAGGATGATTTTTTTACGGATAAAAGATGGTGTAGAGTTATCGAATTATTTAATGCATATGCGCACCACGAGATTAATTATTATAAAAAAGAAATTTTAAAACCAGGTTTTAGAGATTTTTCTACAACAAATACATTATTTCAATTTGCTTCATCTTTTAAAGAAAAAAGAATTTTAGGTTATCCATTTACTAAAGATGAAGTAAGAGAAGTCTTTCGGTTTGTAAAAGAAAATCATTATGAACTTTTTAAAATGTTTTATGAAGTTACCGATGTAGGTTTAAAAGGAGGAAAGCTTGTAGATGAGACAATTAGATATTAAAGAAAAAATAGATAAAAATAACAGCTTAATTGAAAAATTTATGGCTCCAAACAAATTCGTTCTAAATAATATAGTCGCAGAATTATTATATGAGAATAAAAAGTTACAAGACCAATGTAAACACGAATTTGAAGATGGTATTTGTATTTATTGTTATAAAATGGAGGAAGAATAATGGAATCTATTACGCTATATACAATTCATTGTCCAGCTTGTAATGTTCTTGAAAAAAAATTAAAAAATAAAAATATTAGTTTTAATATTATAGATAGTGAGGATATTCTTAATGATTTAGGAATAGAAAGTTTTCCTATGATGTCTATTAATGATGGACCATTATTAAATTATAAAGAAGCTAGAGAATGGATTGATGCGCAGGAGGTATGGGAATAATCAATGAATATTAATGTAAGATTAAATAAAAATTTTGTTACGAACTATAATAAAATGCTAGATGATTATGGCGAAGAAATTGCTAAAATTAATGGTTTTTCTGACCAACAATTATCTTATACCGATTTTATTTCTAATTTTATTGACACAGATACAGTAGCTGATGCTTCAGTAGACGGAAATGCCAATGTAGGTCAAAAAGATATTGTAACGTTAATTAATGAAATGCCAAAGCCGCACCAAAAACTGTTAGCTTTCAATAAAATTTACTATGAGATTAATAAAAAATATGGCTTTAAAACTGCTAATGATTGGCTTCGCGCGGAGTGGGATGGACATTTATATTTACACGACGCAAATACAAGTTCTTTCGTTCATTATTGTTTTGCTTATGATTTAAAGGATTTAGCAGAAAAAGGGCTTTTCTTTATTGATAATTTTAATGCAGAACCACCAAGACATTTAGAAACTTTTGTCGATTTTGTTAAAGAATTTGTGAGTTGGACTTGTAATAGAAGTTCCGGCGCGGTAGGGCTTCCAAACTTAATTCCATATATGTATTATTTCTGGAAGAAAGATTGTGAGGAAAATATTTATACTGATAATTACAAGGCGGCAAGGCAACAAATTCAACGATTGATTTACGCTCTAAACCAGCCATTCCTTCGTGGAGGAATACAAAGTGCTTTCACTAATACTTCTGTATTCGATAGACCATACCTTGAAGCTTTATTTGGTGGCGCGGAATTTCCAGATGGAACTTTTATGATTGATGAAATTGAAGGAATTATGGATTTTCAAAAAGTTTATCTTGAAACTATGTCTATGATTAGAAGCAAAAATATGATGACATTCCCCGTAAATACAATTTCATTATTAAAACAAAATGGAAAATTTGTTGATGAAGATTTTGCTAAATATGCTATCAATCATAATATGAAATGGAATGATTCAAATATTTTTGCTGATTCAAGTGTGAATAGTTTAAGTAATTGCTGTCGTCTAAAAAGCAATATTGAAGATTTAGGATATTTTAATAGTATTGGCGGAACAGCACTAAAAGTTGGGTCGGTAAAAGTAGGAACGATAAATTTAGCTAGATTAGCATTAGAGAATAAAACAGAAAAAGAATATCTTTTAGCCTTAAAAGATTTGGTAGAGCTAAATCTAAAGAGTTTAGATAGAGTCCGATATATTATCAAAAGAAATGTTGAAAAAGGATTATTAAAAAATTTCTCATACGGTCTTGTAGATTTTGAACATCTTTATAATACTATTGGTTTTATTGGAATTTATGAAACAATGAAATCTTTTGGATATACAAGAATGGATGAATTTGGTAACACCTACTACACCGAAGAAGCAGAAAAATTTGGGAAGAAAATTTTCGATTTAATTCATAATGTAAAAGATACTTTTGTTCTTGATAAAGATTATACGATTAACTGTGAACAAATCCCTGGTGAAACTGCTGCGGCAAAGTTAATGAAAAAAGATAAATTTTTCTTTGGAGAAAAAATTATTGATGATTTACCTTTATATGGAAATCAGTTTATTCCTCTTGGAATTAAAACCACTTTAAAAGAAAGAATTAGAATTGCGGCCCTATTTGATGGATTTTGTAATGGCGGCTCAATTCTTCATGTAAATATAGAATCTCCATTTAAGACTTTTGAGCAGGCTTGGGATATGTTGAATTATATTACTGACCAAGGGGTAACGTATTTCGCTTTTAATACAAAAGTTCAAGCCTGTAAACATAATCACGCTTTCTTCGGAACAAAATGCCCTGAATGTGGAGAACCGGTTGAAACAGAATATACAAGAATTGTTGGGTTTTATACTCCAATAAAAACATATTCAAAAGAAAGAAAAGCCGAATATGAAATGAGAGAATGGGAGAATATAAATGGAAAATCTATCAACTAATTATAAAAAGATAAAAGATTTTATAAATGGGATGAAATGTGAAGATGAAACACCAATTCCAATTATGTATTTAATTCAAGCCTTATACCCAGAAGCATTTAAACAATTTAGAGAAAATTTTAGACAACAATATACAAAAGGATATATTCAAGGTAGGAAAGATGAAAAAGATGAAAGTAAAAGGAATTGTTGAAGAAGATTTTATTAATTATAAAAAACCTTCAATGTTTATTATTTTTCCTTCTTGTAACTGGAAGTGCGATAAGGAGTGTGGGCGCCAAGTCTGTCAAAATGGCGCCCTTGCTTCCGCGCCAATCATAGAAATAGAAGTTGATGAAATTATTAAAAGGTATATTAATAATCCTATCTCGAAAGCTTTGGTTTGTGGAGGATTAGAACCATTTGATAATTTTACTAATTTATTTGAATTGGTTTCCAGTTTTAGGGAAATAAGTGATGATGATATAGTAATCTATACTGGATATAAAGAAATAGAAATTTATGATTTAGTTTACTTGGTATTATCTAAATATAAAAACATTATAATAAAATTTGGAAGATATATTCCAGATAAAGAAGAAATTTATGATGAATTACTTGGTGTAACTTTAGCTAGTAATAATCAATATGCGAGGAAGATTGATGAAAATTAGAGTAAATAGTGATAAAGAATTAGTTGAAGCCATTAGAGAGGCATTAAATAAAAACTACGGATATTGCCCTTGTAAGAAAGATAGAGTTCCAGAAAATAAATGTATGTGTAGCGAGTTTTTATCTCAATCAGAAGGTATATGCCATTGTGGACTTTATATTAAGGAAGAAATTTGATTATTTAATAAAATTTTTATATAATAGAATTGAAGAAAAGAAAAAGGAGAAATTATATGAAGAATAAAGGTTTAACTTTACTGGTCGCACTTATTGTCGCTATACTTATTGCTTTTATGTATGCTGGTATTTTAATGTGGTTATGGAACGCAATTCTTGTTGCTCTCTTTAATATTCCAGTAGTTACTTATTGGCAGGCTTTTGGAATTTATATTATTAGTAATATTTTATTTGGTTCTCTTAAAAAAAAATGTGAGGAATAATTATGATAAAATTTGAACATATAGAAGTTTTTAATTTTGAAGGTGCGTTTCGTGGATTGAGAAACCCTATGGATAGTTGGGACAAAAGCGATAGCCACTGGAATTATGAAAATATCAGAGACAATAAAGGAAGTTATATTATTGGAGAAAAAGATTTAAATCTTGCTCAAAGAATGATTAGCGCGGGAACGGATGAATCTAAGTTTATGCGGCAGATTTTTACTTCAATGGATATTATTGCTCCTCTTTATTGGTGGAAAGAGTTTGATACCTATAAAGTTGGAACAGTTTCAAATAGTTGTTCTACTATGCATAAAATGGGTAGTCAAGAAATAACTAAACAAAATTATTCATTTGATTCAGAAGAAAAACTTACAGAACTTCCATTAAACGATTATATTAAAATTCTTGAGACAATAGAAAGTTCAGTTAATAATATTGAATGGCTAAGAAAAAAATATAAAGAAACCGGAGATAAAAGATATTGGCGACTAATGATTCAACTAAATCCTGATGGATGGTTACAAAGAAGAACAGTAACGGCAAATTATCAAGTCCTTCGCGCACAATACTTTGCTAGAAAATTTCATAAACAAGTAGAATGGCGCGATTATTGTAAAATGATAGAAAGTTTACCATATGGTTTAGAATTAATTTGTTATAAAAAGGAGTAAAATGATAATGCTTAAATTGAAGACTACTGAAGAATATCGCACAGATTCTGAATTGGAAGCAAAAGAAGCAATGGAACAATTTCGTACGGAAGCCAACGAAAAAGGATATGAAATTAGCTCTTGTGGATATACATATAAAATTAAAAAGTCAAAAGGAGAAATCATTGATGAGGCTTATGTTGTAAAAGTTGTAAAAAACTTTAGCCCAGTCTTTGATATTTAAAGGAGAAAATATGAAAGATAATACTGTAGATTTAGAACAAAAAAGAAAAGAAGTTGAGGAACAGAAAAAGAATGATGACCGCGTTCCAAAAATGAGTATCTTTGAATCTGCTCTTTCTGGGATTAGTGGGTCAGTACCTGGCACGGATGAGGCAGAAGGGATGGAATGGTTAGGAGCTGTATTAACTCTTCCAGATAGAGAATTTTCCTTAATGAAAGATTTTATTATTGCTGAATTAGAAAAAGGATTAAACAATACTAATGATAGATTATTATTAGTTCAATCTTTAAATGCGGCAGGTGTTAGGACAGAAGATTTTGTTGAATTATATGATACATTAATAAACCAAGTTGAAAAAGAATTTAAAGGGAAAATTTCTCAACAAAAAATTGATTTCATTAAACAAGTTCTTGGAATTATTGTTAATACAATTTCAGAAACAGAAGGAATTCCAAAACGTATTATCCAAATTCCAATCGAATTATGTAATGAAGAGGCAAAGATGCCAACATATGCCAATGTAGGAGATGCTGGTCTTGATGTCTACGCTATGGATGACTATGAAATTCTTCCTGGTGAAACAATGTTAATTCCACTCGGGTTTAAAGTAGCTATTCCTTTAGGATATGAATTACAAGTTAGACCAAAAAGTGGCCGTGCGCTCAAGACAAAACTTCGTATAGCAAATACACCTGGGACTATTGATAGTGGATACAGAGATGAAGTTGCAGTAATTGTAGAAAATATTGAACCTAAAATTGTTGACATTGGATATGAATTTGATGAAAATAATAAACCTGTTATTACTTCAATTCTCCACGGTAAACCATATACTATTGGGAAAGGAGAAAAATTCGCGCAATTAGTTCTAAGTGAAGTTCCAACAGCAAAATTATATCAAGTAGAAAGTGTAGCAAAAATTGGAGAAAATCGAGGTGGCGGATTTGGCTCAAGTGGTTTACAATAATAATAATAAGATAATAAAAGAAGTTGATTTCTTAAATATTTTTCCAAGTAGAAAATATGACGGATACAATATGGTAGTTGCTTTTTTTAGAGATGAAAAAAATCACCCATATATTTTATTTTGCGATAAAGTAGATAAATATTGTAATTTTGAAATTAAGACAACGGTGGAAGAATCAATTTATAATTATTGCGCTTCTAAAGAGGCTATTCTTCATACGAAGATTATTCCTGATGAAGAAAAAGTAATGTTTCGTTTAATTGATTTAGATAATTATCCAGTTAAATTAACGAAGAAGTCTATTGAAGAAAAGCTTGGATATAGAATCGAAATCGTATAAGGTGATAAAATGGCACGAATAAAAATAGAAGACATTCGCGCCGAAGTTGAAAAAGATAATTGGAAAGTTATTTCTGAAGAGTATGTGAATCTTGAAACAGAGATGATTTTTGAATGCGCCGAGGGGCATCAAGTATTCGCGCCTTGGAAAAAGATTCGGCAGAAAAGAGAATGTCCAATTTGTAAAGAAAACTATTACAAAGTAAATGAAATTAAAATAATTCCAAAAAAGAAAGGGATAAAACGTTCTTTAAGTCTTGACCAAGCGACATATATAACTGGATGGAGTATTTATGATGGAACAAAGTTAGTCAAATATGGGATATTTGAAACAAGATTAGCTAATGAAGTAGAGAGAGATACGGCGGTAAAAAATTGGCTTATTAATATGATACAAAACTGGAAACCCGACTATATTGGAATAGAAGATATACAACTACAAGATTTAGGAAAAAGAAGTATAAAAGATTCAGATAATATAGTTGGAATACAAACTTTCAAAGTTCTTGCTCATCTTCAAGGTATTTTACTAAATACAATATACGAACAAAAAATTCCTTTTATTGTTTGTCCGACTCCTACTTGGAGGAAACATTGCGGAGTAAAAGGAAAAACTAAAGCTGATAAAAAAAGGTCAATGCAACTTTTAGTAAAACAGTGGTTTGATATTAGTGTTACTAATGATGAAGCTGATGCTATTGGAATTGGAAAATATGTAGCAGAAACAATCGGTAGACAATATGATATTGTTGAATGGGAATAAAAAAAGGAGAGGTTGTACCTCTCCTTTTCTATTAGAATTTTTTAAGTTTTTCAACGAGTTCTTTATGCCATTCTTCTAAATGGTCTTCGACAGTATCTTTTAAGCACTCGCCGCCGTGTTCTTTATCTTTATGGCAAATTTCATCGAAAAGTTCTTTAGTTTGAGGAAAGCTATTTTCTATTCTATCTTTTGCTGACATACATAGAAATTTTGCTACTTCCGGTTCTTTATCTTCTAACTATTAATAACTATTTTTTATTTAAGATGAATAAAGTTCAGTAATATTATACAAATTTAGTTAGTAAAAATGTATAAAAAAATAAGCCCGAAGGCTTATTCTTTTATAAGAGGCATTAAACAATTCATATCCTCTATACTAAGTTGTAAAGATTCTAATTCATCTAAACTAAAAGATATATCATCTACAATAACATCTATATTGAGTAATTCATTCATCTTCTCTTCGCATTCTTTTTCTTTTCCTTCTTTAATTTTTATACCATTCCCATCTTCAGTATAAACATAACTTCCATCGTCATCTTTCAAAGCAATACTTTCTAAAATTTTATATTGCTCTGTTTGATAAAAATTTAGCTCATCTTGTACGCGATGGAATAGTTTCGTTAGTTTGTAAGTTATTTTTATTGGAAGAGAGGTATCCTTAATTTTTTCATATAATGAACGAAAAGCCAAAATTTCATATAGTTTCATCTATTTTCCTCCTTTTATCTCTTATCTTTATGATACTAAAAATTTAATTAAAAATCAAATTTTAGTTCATATATTGTGTAGCTATCATAATTGGGAAAAAACATAATCTAAAAGTAGAGCCGTTATAACTAGTTGTATAATTTGATTTATAAATTCTTCTACCAGTACCATTAACTGTTCCAATAGAAGTGCTTATTCTATTTGGGTCACGTAAATTAACATTTCCAGTAAAACCAGTGGTATAACCATTACTATAATTTATTGCTCCAGGATTAGTAAAACCTTGAACAATAGTACTCATATTAACTGTAATTTCTGGATAACCAATACTTGTAGGTGTAATATATGCCCCTGATGGAATCCTTATATACATTATTCCAGTTGTACCTGACGCAACTGATACCGCATTTGTATAATCTCCTCTATTTGTCATTGTACCGGTAATTTTAGAACCTTTAACATAAGCTATCTTTCCACTTAAAATTTGCGCAGCAGTTGCCGTTGCGTCAGAAGTAAAGGTACCTGTTATGGTATGTGTTGACGCGCCGTCTGGTCCAGAAAGAACAACCCCAGTCTTAATATTCGCCGCAGTTAAATTAGGAATTGATTGCCGGCACCAGGCATTGTTAAAGTAAGCTGTTTGTGGGCGCATCAAAATTTCTCCCTCGTAAATTGATATTGTTCTTGCTAGAGGCCATTCTCCTTCAGCATCTTGTTGCGCTATTGGAATTGAACCTTCTATTTTAGAAAAATTATTATATGCGCTGTAACCTGTTAGAATTTGTGCCGAGGTAGCAGTAGCATCTCCTTGACTTAAAGTGCCAACAACTGTATCTCCATTTGAATCTATAAAAACTTTCCCTGCTTTTACATCACTTATAGTAGCGGTAATAACGCTGAAATCAGTTTCTTCTCCGTTATTTCCTCCACTTCCTAAAACAAAAACTGGCATTTAAATCACCTCACTACTGTTACTACTAATGGAATGTCTATTGCGGTTTCTGGCGCAGTGCCATTCACATTTAATTTTATTTCATTGGCAACGGCAGAACCACCATCTAATAAGTCGGCATCTCTATATGTCTTTACAATAACCGATGCTTCTTCTACTGTCATTGAATTTAATTCTGGATAATTAATATTTACAAATATAGCAGAATGACCAATAAAATCATTACTTTGTAAAGTATATGTTGTAGTTTCAGCATCCATTGGAAGAGTTACTTCAAAAGTCTTAATTCCGCATAAAGAAACACTATCACTTAAATTTGTTTTTGTAATTTCCCCAGTTACTAAATCTATTACGGTTCTTCTAGTAACATTATTATCTAATCCTTCAAAAACAATATCTTTCTTATTGCCAATATTTTTAACCGAAAGAACTTTACTATCATTGGCGCTTACAGATTCATCATTAATCCCAATAACATTCTTTCTATATGACATAGTAGCTGTTTCAACATAAAAAATTGAAGTGGAACTATAAAAAGAAACTTTTCTATAATCTGTCGCACCATTACCAGTTTTTCCATATATAATTTCAATTAAAAGCCTTATATATTTATTTGAATCTAAAGTAATTTCTTTTGAGGCAGAAGAAGGAGTAATACTAATATTTGTAGATTCATTATACGGATAAGGTGTTGAAGAATTATATACTTTTGAAGAATAATTAATTGGATTAGTAAAGTCTAAATCGGTTAAATCTGCCATTTGAACAGTTATTGTTAAACTATTAATATCGCTGAAAAAGCTTCTTTCAAAATTTCTAGCATCCCCATAATTAGAAAAGGCAGAAGTTGAAGTTTGATACATAGTTCCACCTATATCGGAAATGGTCGAATCTACAAGAACACTATATTTATTATCTCCAACCTTTTCACTTATATATCTTATCAAATTAATACTTGGATTAGAAACTCTACAAATTTGAATCATTATTGGTTTTTCTGTCCCACTCTCATTATATCCAAAATACATAAAGTCAGAAGTCAAATTATTACTATCAGTAACTTGAACTGCGTAAGAAGCAAATTGATTATAGTTATATGATATAGGAACTTGAACATCATAATAATAATGATTACTAATTTCGCTATTTTTTAAATTCGGATTGGCGGAACCATTAATTAATACTGGTATATCTTGTAATAAAATATAATTATCTTTTGTTGAAGCTCCACTTACATTATTAAACCAAGTATTAGCGCGCCAAGCATAAATACTATACTTTACTATATCATTATTTAAATCCGTCGCTTTTGGGAAATGAAAGCGAACTGTTTCACTTATGTTAATTAAATTAGTTCCGTCATTCCCAGCCAAATATGCGGATTTAGATGATTCATCATCAGAATATTTAAATTGGATATAAAAATCGGAATGATTAGTGGTATTAAAAGTTGGTGCTTCTTTAAAGTCAATTTTATAATTTTGTAAAGTTAAATTTGCTGATAAATTAAAATAATCATTAGCTTGAACTGTTATTGAACATAAATATTCTGTATTTATATTTCCAGTCTTTGTTTGAATCTGTTCTTTGATATAGTTATTAATTGAATTACTAAAAGTGAGACTTATTGTGTCTCCAAGCTGCCCACCCGATGGGACACTAAAATTTATATAATCAACCGGAATGGTAATTTGATTAGTTTGTCCAGATAATATAGATGATGTTGGTAAGTATATATAAAATTTATATCTTTCATTTAGATAATCATTATTTATATATGTATCACTTAACGTATCTGTCCATATGCTGGCTTCTTTTGTAAAATTAATATTAATCATACTTCCATAAGATAGAGGTTTTAAAGAAGATGGGTTCATAACAATATTACTACCAGCACCAAATCTTGGACCAGATACATAAGTTATTATTGTTGGCTCAGTATTTTCATAAATAACTCCAAAATAATCAGTAAATTTTAGTTTAAAATATATTGGAGTATTTACTTGTGATACAAAATTAAATGGCAAAGTATATTCTATTGTATTATCTGTAATATTATAAAACTCTGTATTAACATTATTTGATTCTAATCCATAATACAAACTTATTTTATTAATTTTAGGGATTGTTAAGGATGTATTATCATTATAATGCCCCAAAGATTGAGAATGTTTAAAACTTAACGTATTTGAAAAATAATCCCTACTTTCAGTAATTATATTTCCTTCTTCATCGTGATAATTCGTTGAAATCGGCGAAAATAAATCCGATAAAACAATTAAGTCTTTATTAATAGAAGATGGAACTCTATATCCATTAGCTATCTGATAATAATCACTTGTATCAGTTAATGTTTCAATAGTTTCTGTAATTCTTGCTCTTATAGTATAATAATAAGTTTCATCAATTAAGCTAGAAAAATTTATAGTAGGTTTCGCATCTGTGCTTAATGAAGTCCAAGAAGCAGAACTAAGTCCAGACGAAGTGGTGGCTTTTTTATATTCCCAAGTATAACTTAAATTGCTTGATTTGTTGGCAGTTAAACTTAAGGAAAGACTTTTAGCAAAAGGATAGGTAGTATTTTTAGAAGCATCTTTTGTACCCGTCGCTGTTATTGCGCTAATTGCTGGTTTTGTATTAGCTTTAAAGGTAATAGTTTTAGCACTTCCATATTCCATTCCATCCCAAGGATAACAATAATAAGTCCCCGCCGAAACTGTTACTGAACTATTATTTGAAACTTGTTTTTCATCGCTATGGTCTGATTTAGTTCCCCACCAAAAACTAACACTTTGACCATCTAAATCAGAACCGGCTAGAGTTAATTTAGTAGATATAGATGAAGAACCTGAAGGCAGAATTGTTTGTGAAGCAGAGCAAGTGCTTAAACTTGGAAGTCTATTAGCGTAGCAATAAGCACTGGCGCCACTCCATCCAGAATAATAACTACTTCCTGCGCTACCTTTGGTTCTCACTCTCCATCTTCTATTAACACCACGTGTGGCCGCAGTCCATACTGTATAACTCCCACTAGTAGATGACGTGCTTACTGAGCCATAAGTCCACCAATCTCCACCATTTGTACTACACTGAATATCATATCCATTTATACTATTTTGTGTCCCTGCTTTTGCGCCACTCCAAGAAAGTGTTAATGAAGTATCTGGAATACCTCTTGTTTTACTCAAGGAAAGACTTGTAGGAGCAGAGCAAGCGGTATATCTAATAGCCCAATTAATAGTTAGAGTAACACCAGTAAAACCTAAATAATCTGGACCTTGTGAATAATCGCCTAAAATAATACAGGGATTACTTTGAGAACAAAAAGTATCTATCCAAGAAGTAGGTATGCTAATGGTGGTTGAAGAACCAGAGCCACCTTTAACTGTATAACTGCCTGCCGTTATTCTTGAAGGCTGCCCGCCTCCATAATAACCATTACCTACTGCTAAAATAGCTGTTCTAGCAGAGCTATGACTACCTATTGCTTCTCTACCACTTAAAGTTATTGAAGCAGAAGTAGGATAATATGTTTTATAAGTATTTTTTATACCAGATGAATCAAATTGTGCACAACCGGTATAAGTTCTATTACCAGTTCCTTTTGAATAAGAACTTTGTCTGAATAAGCCCTTGCCATGTGATGACCATCCATTTTGAGAATTTGTATAAGTTATATAACTATTTATTGTTCCGCCATAATTTGACATTTTATTCCTCCTTTAATCTTTAATGGACATATAAATCATATCCAACAATTCCAGACTCTATTGTTCCATCTGGATTTTCCCTTTGACCCGTTTTTTGCTTTAATTCTACATCATTTGAAAGTAGAAGAGAATCTTGTAATAAAGTTTTCTTTGTTATTTCAACTAAAGTAGAACTAAATTTTGCGACATCAGTATTACCTAAAGATAAGTCTCTTAAAACCAAATTTCCTGATTCATATGTAAACGAGAAATCATTTGTTTGGGTAATACCTACGTTTTCCTCATAGTCTTTTTTATCTTCTCTATTATGTGCGAAATAAATTCCAGTATTATTTAAAAATAGTAATTTTTCATTTATTCCAGTATTTGTTGTAAATAACATATTATTAACTGATACTCTATTAGATAATTTCTTAGAATAAAAATAGGGATATTCTGTATTTATACCTTGAGAATTAGATAAATTATTATATAAAGAAAATTCTGCGCCTATTTCAAATGAAGAATTTAGAAGTTTACTAATTGTATTACCAAAAGAATTTTTGAAAATTACTCCAACATTAGCTGAATCATTTTGTGACTGAATAGTAAGCCCACTATCTTCATCATCAATAAATTCTCCATCTTCATTAATCCTTGGCCCGGTTCCAATAATTTTTGCGGTAGCAATTTCTGCTGATTCAATTATACCGACAAAATAGCCTTGGTCGGCAAAAACGAAGCCTTCTCTTGTAACTTTAAATGGAGCATTACGTATATCTTCTTCTTCGTCACCATTCGCGCCAGCCCATATAACGATATGGTCTGGTTCTGTTCTATCTACATATGGGTTATTCCATAATACACCAGTAGTATTAATACCAGCACTACTATCTGTTTCTCCGCCTGCGTCTTGAGAGGCAGAAATCATTTGGCCCTTTAAGAAAACATTATCAGAATATAGACCAAAAGAATTTTGCATTGATGTTGGTATATAGCTTTCAGAAGGCAATTTACCCATAATCAATCTATTGTTTCTTGATTCAGTTTCTATATTATATCCTGTATTTTCATTATATGTTATTTGTTCTTCAAAAATAGTAACTGATTCTGGAACAGAAATTATGTTGCTTGCTGTACTATTAATACTTATACCTATTGAACGATTCTTCCCTAGGTTAATTAAAGTTGCCTCTGACATCAAAAGAATTTCTGAATCAGTTAAAGCTTCCTTGGCATAGAATGTAACTATGGAATTAACTGTCGCGCCAGCTACTAAATTAATTGTCTTATCTGGTAGCTGTACTATACAATAGCTTCCCTCTTCTACTACACCATTTAATTCTGGTTTAATTCTACATTTAATTTCAGTAGATGAAACTTTTTCAATATTTTCAATAATAAAACTTGGTCTTATTAAAAGGCTACCAGATAATGTTTGAATTTCATTATATTGGAATACAGCACTTTCAATCTGTCCTCTAACTACAACATTATTAAAAATAGAAGAGCCATCTTTATCAATTTTCCATCCTCTTAATCCGCCTGTTTGGCTATATAATGAAGAATAAATAGTTCCATTAGAACCATCAATAATAACTGCCATTCCATCTTCAGAGCTACCAACCATTAATTGATTGCTAACTATACCGCCAACAATATCTATATTTTTTGTTGTTAGCTTTCCATCGTTATCAACTAAAAAATTATAATTATTATAATTTCCTACACGCAAGAACATATTTGTCATTGTGGTCGTTGCTGTGGATTGTTCATCAGTAGAATCATCATTAATTTCTTCGTAAGAAGGATTAAAAATCCAAGAATTTCCAAGTCTAATATAGTCATTTATTAAAGCGTTTCTTCCTAACGTAATACTATTCGCTGTTATAAGTCCATCGGAAGAAATCTGGAAACCAAAACCATCACTAAAATTAGAAGAACTAATACTACCACTACTACCGTCTATTATAATATTTGAACTTGTTTTTCCATCTTCTGACTCTAACTCCTCTCCAACAACTAATCTACCTAAAATATTTCCATCTAAGGCTGTAATAGTTCCTTCAAAGCTACCACTCGCCGCCACTAGCTGTCCAGAAAATGTGCCTGTCGCGCCATTTAACTCTCCAGCAAATTGTAGATTTCCTTCTCCATCTATGAAGAATGTTGCGTCTCCATTATTATTATAGATTGTAAAAGCAGAAAGCTCAGAATCTTTAGGATAAATATTAATTCCATTCGGACTTAATACGACGTTTTTACTAAATAAACTTGTAGAAGTAATTGTAAAGCCACCGATATGTCCTGTACTAGCTGTAATATCACCTTTTAAAATAATTGAACCATCACTTAAAATTCTTAAATTCTTATTCCCAACAGAGTCTTTAACAAACATTATATCAGTTCTTTCTAATTCGTGTGTTTCTTCGTAATTTTCTTCTTCATTGTAATTAGTTTCTCTATTCTCAGAATTCTCTTGGGTTTCAACAGTCTCAATCGGATTATCCGTAAAATCTTCTAATACACCAATAGATAGAATATTATTTCCATCTTTATTAGAAACACCCATTCCATAAAATTCGTGTTCTAAAGAACTTTCAATTTTCCCTATTTTAATTCTTTCTATCTCTCGTTTAAAGATTTGAATATCTTCTTCAGTAGATATTGATACAGAACCATCTTGTGTTTTTAAGAAAAATCCGTCCCAGGTAAAACCAAAATTCGCTTTTTCTCTTATTTCTTGACTATTTTGTGGATAGAAATCATCAGAGCCTTTAATACCATATAATCCATATTGGTCAAAACGAACAAATTTACCAAAATTAAAGTAGGTTAAATCTGGATTATCTGGGTCTTGAGTCATACTATAAGCATTAATCCCGTGGCTATCCCATTTAAATGATGGAAAATTACCATTTAAAATTTGAATACGTTGTGTATTAATTTGCCCACTGGTAATATTGGTCGCATTGATGCCAGTTCCTTTAATACCTGTGCTCCAAGTTTTTCCACCATCACTTGTTATGAAAATACCTCCGCTTACAATGCGAATTATTTCATATGGATTAGCAAGATTTGTTGAAGTGATACCGGTATCATCCCAAAAGACACTTTCATCTTTAGCATTACTCAAAATTAAAGCGTTATTTATTAAACTATCTTGTAGTGTTTCCGGCTTAATATTCCCATCTGTTTCAACTATTCCAGCCGCGCGGGCGTAAGAGCCACTTTGATATTGGACTGATTGAGTTGTTGCTGTTATTCGCTGGAATAAATCTTCAAATTGATTTTTATAATTTTGAACTTTAATTTGATTTTGTTCTGGTGAATCTAAATCATTTGTTATTTCTGAAACAACAATTTCCTCTCGATAAGGAGTTTTAACCCCATCAATTATAACCCAACCAAAAAATTTGGTATCTTCCATATAGGTTTTATCACCTATATCATATTTATAATCCTTATATTCTTCTAACTCGCTTAGCTCTAATACATTTATTGTATAAGAAACTTTTGGAAAAGCAGAAGTATAAAGAACGCTTTCAGAATCAAGATAATACAAATTATCATCAACATAATCTTCTGAAATCCAACTTCCTTCTTGAATAAAACGAGAGTATTTTTCATAGAATTTCCTATTAAGTTCTTCTTTTTCATAAACTATTTGGTCTAATGTATCCGTAATATTATCATATTTAGCTTGATAATCTTCTAATTGAGAACTTTTTTGTTGGTAAAGAACACCATATTTTTCTTTATCCATAGCAAAAACTTTTATTTCAGTAAGCATTTGCTGAATTTGAGGGTCTTTATCAATTCTATTTTTTATTGTAGGAGTAGGATTATTTATAAAATTTTCATATGAATATCCAGAGTAATTTTTAAGTTCCTGTCTTACTCTTAATTCATTTTCCGCCGCTTCATCGCGCGCCAGTTGATAGGTTTGCTGGTCAGCAGTTAATTTAATTAAAACATTAGAAATTTCAGATTGCTCATAGATTAATTCATCTCTGGAACTATTAATCTGTCTTAATTTTACATAATAAGCAAGATAGCTATTAGCATTTAAATATAGGTCATTATTAACTTCTGAAAAATCTAATAATCCTTGTTGAATATAATAGTTAAAATTATATAAGAAGTTTTCTTTTATTGGGTTATCTTCTGCGCGAGCGATAGAACAAAAGCCATCTTCCGCAAATTGATTAGAATTATTTTTTACAATAATTTTAGATACAATTTGGTCAGAATCTATTGTTCTTTGTATTGATTTTAAATTTATACCATATCTAAAACCAACATAGTTATCTTTTCCAATAAACTCTTTAAAAACGATTTTCTTAATTGGTTTATAATTTTCATCATAAGCAATTTCACCATTTTCAAGATGTTCAATTTGGAAATCCGCCCAACATTCAAAAGTCTCACATAAATCTTGAATTAAATTAAACCTATTTGATTCTGATGCCTCAATGCTTCTTATCTTTTCAAAATTATTATTGTAAATAGGTATATAGTCAGAAGTTTTTTCTCCTTTATAATCAAAAACTAAATCTTCTAAAGATTCATAATTAGTTGATGGGTCATAATAGTAATAAGTTAAATTAACTCCTGATTCTGGCGCATCTCCAGGAAAAACAATTTCTCCATTACTATCTTTTATATATTTAAAAAATTGTATTTCTTTTACTGAATAATAATAATTGCTTGTATCTATTCTATATAAGAAAAATCCAATGTTTTTTTCTAAAAACTCTCTATACGTTATGCTTTTTAAACAAGTTGCTTCTAAATATAGAAAATCATTTAGACTATTCGGATTAGAAACATCTGATTTAAAATTCCCGATAAAATCAAAATATTTATTTAGTTCTTTATATCCAGTCCCAGTCATCTCATATTCAATAACTTTCGCGCGAAGTCCTTGCGAGACTGGGACAGAAGATATAGCTTGGTTCTTTCCTGAGCCTCTACCATATTTAATTCTAAAAACATATTTCTCGCCTTTAGAAAATTCATTAATGTTTCTTCTATAATCCTCAATACCAGTATTTAGAATTAAAGAGCTAGTATTGTTGAATTTCATTCCCATATAAGATGAAAAAGTTGTTTCTGTAATTGTCTCTGAATTAATTGGTGGGTCAATATAATTTTCGGCTAAACTATTATCATCTGGTGCCCAGCCAACATCGCTCGTAAATTCAGAATTATTCACAAGAAAATTTTGAACAATAACGGGAGAAATATACTCCGCACCAGTGTATCCATAATAAATCTTATCACTTGATTCACCAGATTTATTATATAGTAAAACATATTTATCTATTTTTTCATCGTATTTACTCTTTTGAGTTCTTACCAATCTATCCCCACGATATTCATCTGAAATAGTCGCAGAAATCGCAAAATTAGGAATATTATCAGTATATTCAATATTATCATTTAACGCATAGTTAGGACTATTTAAAATAACTCTATCGTCATCAACATCATAGTTTCCGTCTGCGCGATATAAAAATTGAAAATAAGGCTTTTCTTCTGATATTACAGAATAAAATACATAGATAGAAGAACCGCCAGGAATAGTAATTGTTTCAGAAGAATTTTCTATATTATATCCAGAAAGAGTTTCTTCGTTTTTTACGACTACTTTATATAATGGTTCCTCAATAGTCTGTTTAATAGTTTCAGAACTTCCAACTTCCCAGTCTGTGCCCTCTAAAATCTTTGCTCCTAATTCTACAATGTTGCCTTGGTTATTTTCTAATTCTGTTTTAAGCTCAATATTAAAACCATTTTTAGATAATTCATTTATATATTGGTCTTTTGCGGTATAAGAAAAAGTTCTGCTTTCTGAATTTTCTTGAATACTTTTAATAATTAAATCATACCATTTGTTGTCGTATTTTAATTTAATTTTCCGTTCATTTACTAATAATTTTATAAATGGATTGTCTACCTCTTTACCCTCATCTTCATCAAAATATTTATAATAAATATTAAAAGATAAGGTATGAGTGCCATTTACATTTCTAGTTAATTTAGGAGAAATTGCTCTCGCTTTAGTGGTCATAGTATTTGACCCAATAACTGCGATTTTTTGTTCTTTATAATACTGCTTTTGTGTTCCATCCCCTAAAGTGGCAGTAGTTAGAACCTCTTCCCATATGCTTATTTCATATGGCTTTTTTAGAATATCGCTCATACCTTTTCCTCCTTAAATATATAAGTAATTATACCTTATATATACCTTAGTTGAATCTGCTCCATTTAATCCCACAATCGTTAGAACGCTATTTTCTAACTGATTTTCTATTTTGAAAAAATTTCCATTTTTTATCATATTATTATAAACATTGCCATTAGTATTCCCATCCGCATCACAACCATAGATTAGATTTACTTTTGTATCTATACAAATAAATGTTTCATTTTGTATTTTACTTAAATCAAATCCAACATTTAGCTGTTTGCTATTATCTCCATCAATATAAATTTGAAAATTGTTGGAAGTAATAACGGTTTTATCAATAATAAGTTTAAAATCTGTTTCAAAATCTCCTGGATTATATAAATTAATCGTTCCATTAGAATAAGTATCTAAACCTAGCTTGCTTTTAATTCCAGAAGATTCTATCCATTCATCTAAGTTTCCATCTTCTGTATCCCATTCAGGAATATTTGTTTTTGTATAATCCTCTAAATATTTATATCGACTTCGCGCGAATGGTGTATAACAAATAAAAGAGAGAGAGCCTTCCCCTTTATATGTCCTTTGATCTTCTTCGTCAAAACATATATATTTAATTGACGGATTCCCATTAATTTTCACATTATAAACTTTATATGGAAGCTCATCAAGAATTAAAGATGATAGTTGACGATTAGATAAAATTTGTTTAAGTTTTCTAAGTTGATTTTCTGTTAGTGAATCAAACGCAATAGGTAAATCAATTACTTTTTGCGTAAAATTACTGCCAAAATAATAAGTCCCATCTCCACCAGGAACTTGCGCAGTTTTATCCGAGTAGACCGGAAGCAGATTTTCATTAAATCTGCTCCCATCACTCGTTCTTACTATACCAAGTTCGGAAGAATGGAATCCATTAAAAGTGAAACCAATGAAATCACCTTTTAATACACCCATTTTAATCCTCCTTTATCTCAAAATATTGATTGCGTTTACATTTCTATATCGAGCGTCTTCATTAATCATACGCTTAATCTTTCCAGCAAGTTGTTCAACATCATAATCGTTGCCCAAACTGTCTACTTCTATGTAAATTTCAAAGTAGTTATCTCCGCTTCTTTCTGAAATAGCGTTTTCTTTACCTTTTAGAACTTCTGCTAAGATATTTTTAAGTTGGATAAAGTTTTCTGTGTCTTTTGCTTGTAAAATCATTTCAGGACTTGAAGCGGTGCCATCTAACCAAGCTAATCCAGTGGTATCTACAAGACCACCTTTAGCATATTTTTTCAATTTTCCTTGCTGTAATAAACGAAGCATTTGTGTATTTTGTGACGCACTACCTGTATAATTTTTAATCCCGTTCGCCGCGGCTATTTTTTTACGGTTTTTATATTCTGAAGCAGTATATTCTCCAATAGCTTTTAAGCCGTCAACAATAGAATAACCTCTATACGGAGTTGCTCTATAATATGAGCCAGAAGAACTTCCTGTATTTGATGAGGGTGGTGGTGTAGCTGGTTTATTAGCAACATAGCTTGCGTCGCTTTGTCCCTCTAAAGTGCGATATGTCCCATCATAGTTTTGATATACATCTTTATAAGTATATGTCCCACTTCCAGTTGAAACTTTAACACTACCGTCGCTCTGAACAGTCCCGGTTAATGTCTGGCCATTAGCATTTGTAAAAGTAATACTTCCAGATTTTTTACCGATATTTTCGAGTTGTCTTTGTTGCGCAAAATATTGAAGAGCCTGTTTAGAAGTTTCTTCAAGTTGAGATAACCAGTTCATTTGTTGAATTTCTGACATAGCATCCCAGCCTTCGGCACTTCCAAGGATTGAAACAAGTTCTGAGCCTTTAATTAAAGCACCTGCGGCATTTACTCCTTCTTGCATTATCTTATGGGCTTCTTGCCAGTATAAACCATTTTCTTGCGCATAATCTAACTGGGCTTGCGCAAGTTCAATTTGACGTTCTCTCTGTTCAGCAGCTTCATCATTCTGTTGTTGTAATTCAGAGATTTTTTGGTCAATTAAAGTATCGGTATAAGATTCTTGTTCATTAGCAAGCTCTTCTTCTAGTTGTCTAATTTGCATTGCATTCGCGCCGGAAGTGTCTTGACGTAAATAAGCTAATTGACGTTCTTTCTCAGCTAGATTTTGTTCAGTTTCTTCATTTTGACGGTCTTGTCTTATTTTATCAAGGTTTTTTTGGACTGAATCAAGAAGTTTTTGATTTGCGTTATTGATTGAATCATTTATATTTGAAAGTTTGTCTATTGCTTCTTGATCACGTTGAATTAGGGCATCTAGGGTTCTTGATTCTAAATCATCAAATTCATCTTTACCGATTTGTTGTAATTCGTAAATTTCATCAATAATTTCGTCAAGAGCATCCTCGGCATCATTCATTTGCCCTTGAATTTCTTCAAGTTTAGAGATATATTCTTCTATTTCTTCTCCTTTCTCTTGGTCTGTAACACTATTAATTTTATCCCAGTTAATTTCTATTGTGTTATCTGCCCAGTTAAAAGTGCCGTAGCTTGATAGAGAAGAATTTTTAGAGAGGTAATCTCTCATTTCTTGTTGACGCTTAGAAAGCATTTGTTGTTGTAAACGTTCTTGTTCTTTTAGGCTTGCGGTTTGGGCTTTAATATTATCATATAAATCTTTTGCGTTTTTACTTCTATCTCTTAAAATTCGATTATATTTAAGTTCGAGTTTTTCTCTTTTTCTTAATTCATTATTTATATCTTGTGTTAAATTATAAAGCCAATCATAGGGATTTTCCCAAGGTTCTTCTTCTTTTTCTTTTTTAGAACCTCCGCCTTTTCCGCCTCCTCCGCCTTTTGATTTATTTGCTTTTCCAGCTTTTTGATTACCTACACTAACTCCTCCACCACCAGAGCCAGTAGATGTCAAAGATTTTACCACAGGGACTAATCCATCCATCTCTTCAAAGCCAGTTAATCTTGTGCTAGAAGTTTGAGTAAAACCTCCCCCAGCTGTCGGTATTGGGGCACTTGTTTCAGTTGTATATTGAGGAACTTTTGTTTTTGCAGTAACATAATCTACTTCTACATCATAACCGAGTCCTTTAAACGCGTTAGCAATTTGTTCAGCAGTCATACCTGATGCTATTATCATACTATTACAGGCATTAATAAAGTCTGAATCATCTAATGTTGCGCCAGCTTCTAATGAAGGTAATTCATAGCCCATAATAAAATCAGCTAATTTATTAATTTCCTCTGCGCTACCTTCAAAATCTGGGTCTACTGCTAAATTAACTAAATAATCTTTTGCGGCAGCTTTTTGAAGCTTTCCTAATGCTTTTGTATCTCCTTCTGCTGCTTTTTTAATATTTTCCATATTATCAGCATTATCCCAGAAAGCATCAGACAAATCTTCCGAAGTATTTAACATTTTATTAACAGAAGATTTTAATTTATTATAAGCAGCAACATCTTCAGATGTAGTAGCTTTTATTAGTCCAGAATTTTTGTCAATTAAATCTGTCCATTCTTCATATGAGCCAATAATTTCTCCAAGACCCATATTCATTTTACTATTACCTAAAGCAACTTGCGCGGCAGTAACATCACTTAATCCTTTATGAACAGATTGAAGGCTATCAGCATAAGCCATCATTTCATTAACATCTATATCAGCTTGCTGAGCTTCATTTTGTGCTGACCATATTACACTTTGATCTGGTCCACCTAGAGCTTCATTCTGTGAAGAAGTCATTGTTGTTGCACGTAAATAATTTGTCTCCTGCCTCATTGTTTCTAAAATGGCATTTTGATTATTTACAGTATTAATATAATTTGTGTAAGCTTTTTCTGCTGTTGCCCAGTATTCTGCGTCACTATTATAAGCTCCACGTTCTACTCCAAGTTGTCCAGCTACAGCAGTTTTAACTTCTTGACCAGCATTAGCAAAATCTCCAGCCCTTAATTTTCCTTCTTCATCTAATGTTGTTAATCCTGCTCCAAGTCCAACTCCAGTGGAAGCATTCCTTAATTGATTAAATTCTTTTATTCTTGTTTCTTGAGTTTCTAAAGCTGAGTTTGCTTGTTCAATTATATCCTTTCTTAAGCTATCAGTAGCTTCTTTCGCAGCTTCTTCTGACATCTTCCATCCGTCAGCTGTTCTAGTTAAGGCACCCTCTAAATCAACTCCAGCTTTAGATAACGCTTCTATATCAGCAGAAGTGGCGGTTCCTTCTGTTAATCTATTAAGCATTTCATCTACGTTAGCACTTGCGCCGTGTAATTTGTCCATTAATTGAACTGCTTGCGCCAATGAGGTAACGTAAGTATTAGCTCCTTCTATTGCTGCTTCCCAATAAGCTTTAACAGTTTCATCGTCTAATCCAACATCTTGCATATAGTCCATTGCCGCAATAGCTTCATCCATACTGGACCAATCGACATTAGCTAAATATGTTTCTAATTCTTCTTGTTCAGTTTTCCCAAGATTTGAACTAGAAAGAACTTTATTAAAATTCTCGACATATATTTTAGCTTCTTCTGTCCCCATTTGAGAAGTTTGCTTTGACAAAGCAGAAACAGTTCCAACAGATAAATTTTTATAAAGATTTTCATTTATTCCTTTAGCTTGTAAGTCTGCTGACGCTTTATCAAATTGCTCTTGCATTTGAGCCTTTAATTGTGAGCTATCTATATCTAATTGTACACCAACAGGAATTTTTTCTGTTCCATGCTTAGCTATATAATCAGCTATTGCTTCTTCAGTAGCTCCTTCACCAAGTTGTAATTTTGCATATACCTCCTGGTCTTCTTTTTCCATAGCTGATAAAGTTTTTTCATTATAGCCAAGATTTTTTGCCATTTCTTCTGGCGTCATTTCCATCTTACTGGCATAATCAGATAAATTACCTAATTGGTCTAATTCAGCCTTAGTAAATTGAGAAGCATCTCCAGATAATAGGCCCGCCAGACTACGCTGGTCTTCTTCTGCCATTTTAGACATACCTGAACGGAATTTTTCCATATTTTCAGATATTTCTTTAGACATATCCATGGCAGCAATTTCTTTTGCTAAGGCTTCTTTATCTTCTTTTATATTTTCTGGAATTTGACTTATATCTATATCTGCCATCGCAGCATATAAGGTTTGAAGGTCTTTTAGGTCGTCACCAGTCATCTTACTGATTACGCCTTCTTGTTCAGCTAATGCTTTAAATTTTTCATTATTTTCACTTTCAGAAGAACCATCTTTAGAATATATATCCCCGGCTCTTTCTTGAACTCTAGCAGTATAATCTTCTGCTGTCATCTGTTTAGCAAATCCACTAATTACATTTTCCCCATATTTATAATTAGCAGTTTCTTCTGAAGCCTGGGCAGTTAATAAAGATTCAGCAAGTCCACGAGATTGTTCTTCACTCGCTAACATCGCGGCATCATATTCAGCTAAAGCATCTTTCATATTATATAATTCTTCAGCCGTATAATCGCTTTGTTCAGCAATAGCTTTTAATGCTTCCGAGTATTCTCCATTTTCATCCCGTTTAAATAACTCGTCTGGATTTGCTCTAAACTGAGAAAGCATCTCATCCATAATATCTTTTTCATAAGCAAATCCAGAATCATAAGAACTTTCCCTTGAGACCGCTACGCCTTCTCCTGTCGCATAGACTCTTCCACTATCGTCTCGGCTATATCCAGTTTTAGCTTTAAAATTCTTTTGTAAATCTTGATTAATCTTTTCTTGTTGAAGAACCTGTTCATTTAATTGAGCAGTAGCCACTGCTGCTTGAGTATTTTTAACACCTTCTAATTGATTATTAATTACTTCTTCAAAACCTTCTTCGACAATAGTTAATTGACCAGAATCTCCTTTCTGGATATATTTAGCTAATTCAGGATAAGTAGATAATAATGTTAATACTTGTTGATTAGCCTCAACTAAAGCCCTTTTCCATTCATCAGTACCTTTAACTAAACCATCTAAAGCAGATTGTAGCTCGCTATATTTATCTTGTTCTCCTAAAAGATTATCATAAGCTTCCTTTGCAGAATTTGCTGCTTCTTCCGCCGCTTTTGTTCGTTCCGTCGCGGCCTCCATCCTTCCTTCTAAAGAAGCTTCATGAGCAGCTTTATTTAACGCTATAATACCACCAATTAAGGCAGCTACTCCCCCTAGAATAAGTGAAATCCAACCCCATCCTAATTGTGCTACTTGTCCCGCCGCCCCAATTTGTACTCCAGCCGCGGTAAAACTAACGCCCAATGCTTTTGCCCCAGCACTTAATAGTGGCAAAATAGCACTAATACCCATTAAAGCGTTCCCAATATTTTGAAATACTAACGCAGCATCAGTATTACCGGCTTCTTCTAAAGCGGAACCTATTCCAGAAAAAGCAAGGCCAACTAGACCAGCAGAAACAGCAACAGCATTCATATTAATGGTAGATGATTGAGCAAAAACTTTTGCTTTTTCTGTATCACTTTCAATTACGACGCCATATTCTTTTGCTTGTGCTATTGCCGCGTCAAAATTACCTGAATCATATTCAGTAATAATTTTAACTTTTTGTTCTTCAGTTAGATTAGCTTTATCTAAATCTCTACTGAATAAATCAGAAAAGTGCTTTTGAGTTTTTTCAAGAGCTTTTCCAGTTTGTTCAGTAGTAAAAATTTCTGAAAATAAATTTTTACCTTCTCTTTTTCCACCTTTTTTAAAGCTAGATACAAAAGCGAAAGCAGATTCTCTTCCAGCTTTTTCGCTCTGCCCTTTTATGTCACTTTTCTTTCCTAGAAGACCCTCTAATAATCCGCCACTTTCCCCTCCAAAAATTTTATGTAAAATTCCTTTTCCGGTTCTTAAAGAGATTATAGCGGCAGCTAAACTTAAGAAGCTTTTAGTTAATCCATTACCACCCGATAAAGCTTCTATTAATTTATTAACCGTAGTTAATATACTTGTTAATAATTCTACACCAAATTTTAAAATTTCATTATTAGCAAGCCCCATAGTAAATTGGTCCCAAGCATTCTTTAATTGAGCTAATTTACTTTCCATACTATCAAGAGTTTTATTAAATTGCTCTTGACTTGCGCCGGTACTATTATAAGCAGCATCAACTAATTCCATTGTACGGTCATAGTTGCTCATCATAGCTAAGAAACGAGATTGCTGACGAGAACCTGCTGCGGTTGTAGCTATATATCTTTGAGTGGCTATATCAAGGGTGTCCCATTTACTAGCTAATTCAAGGAATATATCATCTATACCTTTTGTTCCATTTAAAAAGTCTTTTAAAGATATACCGACGGTTTTTAATGCTTCATCAATTTTATTAATATTGATTTCTTCGCCTTCGGTATCAGCCCCAATTAGTTGCCCCTCACCAAATAAGGTTTTTACTTCTGTAAAGCGAGCAATGATGGTTTTCATTGCTGTACCAGCAGTTTCTGGAGCCTCACGGGTTGTTTCAATAATTTGAGATAATAAAGCGGCAGTTGTTTCAAATTCCATATTAGCTGAAGCCGCAATGGAAGCTGTTTTTGACATCGCTACACCAATTTCTTGTGTATCAGCAGCAGTAACAGCAGCTAATTCTGAATAAACATCATTAACCCTTTGAGCAGAACCTTCATTAATTTCCATATTAAAACCACGAAGCGCGGCAGTCATTAAGTCTGTAGCATCAGCAGCATCCATACTAGCAATACGAGCCATTTTTAATGTTTCATTACTTACTGCCATAACTTCGTTAGTTTTTAAGCCTTGTTGATAATATAAAGTAGTAGCTTCATAGGCTCCTAAAATTGAAGTTCCTAATCTATTTGCCATCTCGGAATATTGTGGTAATTGACTCCACATATCTCCAACGGTAAAATCAGTTACTACCGCTGTTTCCGTCATAGCTTTATCAAGTTCTTTTACAGTATCAAAAGCAGAACGGACAGATTTTTTAAATAATTCGATAGAGTTACCAATGGAAAAGAAATCAAAGACTTGTTCTTTAAGTCTTTCAACTTCATTCGCTGTTCTTGTTAATTCTTCCCCGGATTTTGCGGTTTCTCCAAGAGCATTATCCATACTCTCAATTCCGCGTTCTGCTTCATTGGAGTTCTTTTTAATTTCTTCTAGTCCATTTTCAATTTTTTCTAAAGCTTCTGCGGATAAACCTCTTGTTAAATCATCTAAATTAGATAAATCATCTTTTAAATTAGAAACATCAAAACCATCTATTTGTGATAGTTGTTCTTTTAATTTTTGTAATGCTGCGGCTGCCTGAGTTTGTCCCACTGTATCAAGAGCTTGCTTTAAATCTTTTATTTTTGTTCCAAAAGTTTCTGTAATATCAGAAAATTGTTTTTGGGCTTCTTCATTTTTTTGAAGAGAAGTCGTACTATTACTTATAGTAGATTGTAAACGTTTTAACTCATCATTTAAAGCCCTAGCTTCATTCTCAGCTTGTTTCTGTGCTTCAACTAGTTCTAAATATTGCTGAGAATTTATATCTACCCCTGATTTTTTAGCTGCGGCAGTAGTTTCTTTGGCGATAGTAGCTCTAGCTTGCGCCCCAGGTAATTCTGCTTCAACTTCTCGTTTTCTACTTTCTGCGGTAGAGCGAGTTGAAGCTAATTGTCTGTGTTCTGTCTTGAGTTTTAGCAGTTTCTCAATTTTCTTCTTAGTAGCATCCGCTTCTTTTCCAATTTCTGTTATTGAACTTTGATAACTACTAAAAGCTTTTTCTACTTTTCCAATTTTTTGAACAACGCTATCTGGTAGTAATTTCTTCGGGTCTAATCCATCAATCTCAGAAATTTCAAGTTGTAATCTTCTATATAAAGATATTATCTTTTCTAGTGATTTTTCTGATTTGCCAATATCAGAAAGATTCTTCATATTTGATGATAAACTAGAAAAATTAGTAAGTTCATCTTGTAATTTTTGTAAATCAGTAGTTAATCTATTAAAAAGCCCTTGTGGTAACTTTATCCCACTAAAACTTTTTTCGATTGCGCTAACCGCAGCTTTAACTTGTGCTATATCCATTGAAGCATCAAAATTAATATTTATTGTCTGCGTGTTCTTAGGCATTTCTTTTTTCCTCCTTAAATAAAAATCAGCATTAAAATTCTACAAAGAAAATTAATGCTGATTAATTTACATATCACTATCTATATCTTCATTAAGGAAAATTATATTATAAACTTCTTTATTTCCTCTTCCCCCAACTGGATAACCAGTGGCGCTAAAATTTGCCATTAATGGCGTCGCTCCTTGCCCCAGTCGTATAGATAAATCAGACATTAATTTTAGCTTTGGAATATTAATGATTCCAGTAATTACCTGTCCGGTAATATCGTCCTTTAATCTCATTTTACCCTCTAAGGTTAAATACCCTTCTATTAATCTACGACCGACAGTGATAATTTCCGCGCCATTACTATAATTATAATCATAGTTAGCGTAAACATCTAAATAAGGAGTCTCTATTTTAATTTTATTATCTTCAATCCATTCAATATTAGTAATTTTATTCCCAGTATTATCATATAAAAAACAGGAGTTTTTTATTGGATTTTTAGATAATGTAATAAATCCATTTTCATCCGATTCTAAAGATTCAGTTTTAAAAACCGGAATAGATTTTTCATCCTTTTTTATTTCCAATAGACGAGAGTTTTCTAAAAGAGCGAAATGCGTTTTAGAAAAAATTCCTTGAGAAAACATAAAATTCATTTCTTTTATATCTTCCCATATAACTCTTGCTCTATTATCAAAACCACCATTCGCAGAAGATTTAGAAATGGTATTATTTAAACCCGCTATTTGGATTTTATCAAATACACAAATAGCTTCTCCTGTTTCAATTTTTCTATTTCCAACCTCTATTGGATAAGTAGCTTTTAAAACCACTTGATACAATTCTTTAGCTCCAAAATTCTGCTCCATTTTATCCTCCTAAATAAAAAAGGTGGATGACCATCCATCCACCTTTCATTTACCTTTTAATTAATCTGCGGCATCTGTTAAATCGTATTTAATTAATTTCATCATCTTACCGTCAGCTGGGCGCATAACACGTAAGTTCATATTGAATACAGATGGGTCGCCTTCGGCTTCTAGGGTAATTGTATTTTCTGACTGTACCTTTGCTTTTGGAATTACAAACTGGAAGAACTCATCCACACCATTTTCGGAACGAGCATAAGTATCACCAGTTACATAATAAGTTCCTGGGAATGAAGCAGCAGAAATTTCAATTACATCACCATCAATACCTACTTCAAAAGTAGCAAAATATTTTCCATCACTCGCCAAAGACCTAAATTCTGTTTCAGAATCAGAGGTAGCAGAACTATTATATATTCTACCTTTTCCATCATAAACTGAAGGAGAAGTAATTGTATGTTTCTTACCATCAGGACCAGTCCAATCAGTAGGAACAGTTGAACCAATGAAAGAAACTGTTTTTGTAATTGTATTAGTTTCTTCTACTATACCATTACCAAACATAATAGCCATTGATTTGGCAGAGAATAGTGCGTCCTCTAGGGTTACAGTAATTTCCTTGCCATAGTCCCAAATAATTAGAGGAGGGTTACCCTTACCGCCACGGGCTTCAGCTTCTTCGGCAGTCTGCTCAATAGTAGAAACTTTTAATGTGTCTAAATATAGAACAGGCGCACCTTTGCTACCATTATCTTTAATTTCGTAAAAGGTAACGTCAGCAACTTCTTTAATGCCATATCTATCAAGAATATTTGCCATTGTTAAATAGCCTCCTATTATTCATTTAAATTTCTAATCCAATATTTTGGTTTTATATTTTTTGCCCCAGCAAGTAAACTGTCTATATCCATTTGATATTTTTCCTTCTCTTGGAAGGTTCTTGTTAATTTACTTATTGAAGCATAGCTTAACTCTCCGATATTAAGTGGTGTTATACCAATTCCCATACAGCAAATTGCGATTAAATTTGTCTCAAGAGATAAGCCCTTTTTTTGCTTTGCTTTTATCTTATCTCTATATCTAGCTTTTGCTTTAATCCGCTTAACCCTTGGGTCTTCATTTGGATTCGGAGGTTCTTTTTCTTCTTCTCCAATACATAAACGTATTTGGTTTTGAAAATCAAAAAAATCTTCTTCTTTTAAAAGTTTTAGTTCTTCTATACTTTTAATTCTTTTTAGCTCTTCTTCTAAATTTCCTATTACAATTACTTTTAAATCAAATAAAATAGAAATTTCTGTTTTAGTAAAGAAATAAAAAGCTTCTTTTGCCATTTCATAAAATTCTTTACTATTATAAGAATTAACTAAAAGAAGTTCAAAAGGTGTAGGAATTTTTAAATCTTTTTTATCTGGCATCTTTTCAGCAAATCTATCCTCTATTTCTTCTTGTGAAATAGTTAAAATACTCCGATATTGTAAAAATTTATCATTTCCAACAACATCATTAACCGATGGAGGATAAATTGTAAAAAGATTTTTGTAGCGGATTGGGAGTTTTAAAAAAATTTTTTCTTTATACATATTGCGTAATGAAGAAATCTACTGTATAACAAGACATTTCTTCTGTTGAGAAATTTTTATCAAAACCGCCAAATTCAAGTTTTCCCAATCCATTTATGGTTTTCCCATTTAAACTATTTTGAATTTCTCCAATTATCGCAAAAGGTCTTAAATTTTCATCTTTAATTATCCATTGTGTTAATGGAACAAAAACCTCAAAATTAATATATAATGATAAAAACTCTGTGTTATCATCAATTACGCTTCCTTTAACGACCGACATAGAAACCATTGATTGTGAGGTTTCAAGTGGGTCGATAATTGGAACGATTTTAAGTAATTTTTGATAAATTTCGTTCTTTTTTTGCTCATCAGTTAAATCTTGATTAGCTAATGGATTTTTATCAGTATAATAAAGTAATTTAAGAAGATTCTGATTAGCAAGTAATCTCTTTACAATTTTTTGTAAATCTAATCCTAATTCTCCACAATTTCTTACATTCATTATTCCAAGCCTCCATTATCCCAAAAATATTCATCTTCATTATCTTCTGGAGTTTTTTCTGGGAACGGAGTTAAATCATATTCAAAAGTTGGGTCAACAGTTACATACTCAACTCCTGGAGTTGACTGTATATCATAACCCGTAACTCGATAATACTCTGTAAGTTCACCTTCTCCAATAATAAAATAATCTTCTTTTTTAACTTTTGGGTTAGTAGGCATTACAAAGAAACTCATTTTAAGATTTTCTCTATAAATTGTATCCATTCTACTTCTTGAACGAATTTCATCTTTAAGCATATTATCTTCTTGCCCGTACATATATGCCCAAGATTCTTGTTTAATATTATCATTATCAAACCAAGTCAGATAATGCGTCATTCGTAACATTGTATATCTATTATACCCGCTGGCATTAATTGATTCAAGCCAATAAACCATCCAAGGCTTTAATTCATTATCCTTATTAGGAATAAATAAAATTGTTCCAGCAGGAATATTAACATTTGTTCTTGTTAAAAGATAGTGTAGAGTTTCTGTTTCATCCTGCTTATACTTCTCAAAAGTCGCAGGAATAATCTCATCATCATAATCAATATCTACTCTATAAATAGATTTTAACAAGTAATATTCAAAATTTTCTTCTCTTTTACCTTGTATCCTAGATTGATAATCATTTCCATAGCGATTAACTCTTTTTAAATATACATCTGTGAAGTAACTCATTTCATCTTTTCCAATAGACCCATACAATCAAAGATTGTAGTTCTAAAATATTTATAATTTAAATAGCGAAGTGAAGAAATTTTATGAAAGAGAGTATAATAACTAATTGTTTTTTCTTCTTCTTCAAACCCCATTAATTCGATTAGAATAGAATCTAAAAATTTTTCCCATTCTCTATCTTTTTCAAATTCACAAAGTAATCCAAAGAGTTTATTCTTTAGTTTATTAGTATAGGCTTCCCTAACTTCTTTACTGTTTGAAATATCCATTATTGGTCACCTGCCATTTTTGTATATTTTCGTGGTTTCCCTTTAATGGAACGATAATAAATACTCTCAAGGCGCCGTGCTTTTTTCAATTCATTCTCTAAAGATTGATTAAATTTATCCAATAAATTCGCTTGTGAAAAATCTCTTTCCTCATACAAAGGTTTAATATTTTCCCAAGTTAGAATTGTTCTATTTAACCACTCGCATTTCATATAACTAGATAAAATTTGTATTTCTTCACTACTTAAATCTTCAACGAAACCGCTATCATCCCGTTCAAGAGAAAATCTCGGAAATTTGAACCAGGGGATAGAACTTTCTAAAATCTGCCTTAAATCTTGATTTACAGAATCTTCATCCCAAGTTGCCCATTCATCCTCTAGGATTTTTGCAAGGAAGGCATCATATATATTTTGATACGAAGTCATAAATTAATCCTCCTTGCTTTTTCTATTAAGAATTACTGCTTGTAATACGTCTACTCCTGTTAGCTCTTTTAAAATATCTGATTTTTGCATATCAGTACATTGATGTTCAATAGCATAATCTAAAAGATTTTGACGCTGTTCTCTTGAAAGTTTAGAAACTAAACCTTTAAATTCATTAACTGGAACAACCGTCATATATCTGTTCATCTGTGCCTCATTTAAAACAATAATATTAACTGGTTCCTTCGCACCTTCTGGCTCTAATTCAAGGTCAATCTTATCCTGCATATCTTCAATATATAACATCCCAGTTTTAAACATATATTCTACACCTGGGTCATACATTGCTTCTTTTAAAATATCTCTATCAATAGTGACCCTCGCGCCTTGACGAGGCCAGTCCCTTTTTAATCTTAGCTCTGGAACAGAAATTCCAACACGACCTTTTACTGTACTAACTATTGTAACTTTATCATTCATAATTGAACTCTCCTTTTTCTCTAAATTTTAAAAAAATTGGGAGGAGGAAGATTACCTCCTCCCTCTTTAATTATATACCGTAGGGGGAATCATAAGTTTGAGTGATACCAGTGTTCTGATAAATACCCCAGTTGTAATGAGTTAGAATTGCGGCACCCATTTTCTTGTAAGCATAGATTTCCATTGAATTATCTCTATTCTTAAAGTCATTAATCTGAGTCTGCCCTTCAAGAACAACCTTAACAACTTTTTCTCCACCAGTTGGTAGAACATAAGCAAGTTGTGGGTCAATCCAGGTTTTTTCATTATTCTCGTCAATGAATGACTGAGGAATTTGAACGATTGGAGTACCACGGAATAAGTTTACGTATCCAGTATCGTGGATAGCATCAATATCTTTAGGAGAATATACACCCTGATAGCTGCTTCCTACTGGAACGATAGCATCAGCGCCCATCGCGCCAACGAATTCAGGTGGAGCAAAGATAACCGCACTCTGTCCATAAGCACGAACAACTGAAATTAAGGACATCATCTTTTCAGCATCAAAGCTATTATGAGAAACTAAGTTCGCAGCAGGACGTCCGGTAGCTGTTACAGCAGCCTTTAAGGCTTTTTGTACTTCGCCAAATACGGCATCAGTTAAACCTTCTGTGATAATATCCATTAGGTCAGCCATATTTTCAGCGCCATCTAAGAAACGTTCAAAGTCGATTGTGGCGCCACCGCCAACAGCATAAGCAGGTACTTCAAATGTTTCCTTGTCTAAACGGAAAGTTTCATAAACACCAGAAAGACCGACTTGAGTTAAGAATTTCTTCGCACGGTTCTTTCCAATGCCTTTCTTGAAGATAGCTTTATCTCCCTGCCCAACAACCTGAACCTCAGCAAAACGACCTAAAGCACTAATTACTTTATTAGGAACAATTTCATCTGCTGTTTCAATAATAATATCATAAATATCATAGCGATTTTTCATAAATTGGTTCATAGAACCGGCTAAATCTCTAATCTGGTCTAGTAAAGCAGCGTTTACATTTTCAACAGAGAAGTTAGAGGGAGCAGTTCCGGCCGCAGCATGAATCGCTAATTCTTTAATCTCTTTTAAAGTAGCCATTATTTAACCTCCTCTCTTACGCCACTACAACTTGGAACTTAACGCCAAGCTGACCATCAGGCATTGTAGTTTTAGCAATTACTAATAATTTTGGTCCAACACTAGGAGCAGTAGCAGATACTTTAATTGAACCATCCGCGCCAATTCCACCATATAAAGGTGTAGTATCGATAGCACCGAGTGCTTCAATGAATTTAGTTTCACTTGTCCAAGTAGAATCTGAAGCAGAATCATAACTTACACAGTTAGTTGTAAATTTATCACCTACAGAAAGATAACCTAGACGTGGTAAGAAAGTACCTCTTTCTAATTTAAAATTCTTTAAACCAGGAGTTCTTTCATCATAAATATGTTCTGATGTATAATTTAAAGCGATAGGTAAGCTAGCGTCATCAGCAAACTTAATCACACGATTAACATTGTCAACAGCTAATAACATACCATTTTCAGCAGGCACAGAAGCGAAATCAGTATCATCTAATTTGCACTGAGCTTCAATGCGTCCATCACGACGGAATGCTACGTTATTTAACTCTAGCTGACCATAACCATCAATAACTAATCTTGTTAAGGCCATTTTTTATTCCTCCATTATTTTTTATATTTTGATAAAATTCCCTCAATTCCACCTTGTGGTTCATTATCTTTAGGAATAAATTGAGGATTCTTTGTGAAAACAGTAGGATTAGAACTTACAAGTTCATAAGCTAAATCTTTCTCTAAATCAAGCGCAGTATACTCAGAAATTTTTTCTTTATATTGATTTAAAACTTCTTCAGCCAACTGCTCGCTATATTTAGAAATAACAGCCTCTTTTTCTTGGTTTTCAATATTTAACTTATATTCTTTTAATGTTTCTAATTCTTCTTCTAAAGTAGAGATTTTTTCTGTCGCAGTAGAAAGTTCTCCAGCAACATTTTCCTTCTCTGTGGTTAAAGTAGAAATAGTCCCATTTAACTCTTCAAGTTTCGTATCAAAAGTTCTTTTTTCTTCTTCTAAGGTTTGAACTTTTTCAAAAGTTTCGTCCACTTTTTCGTAAGTTCCACCGTTTAATTTTTGTAATGTATCTAAAGCAACCTTTTCTTCTTCTGTTACATCAACAATATAACATTTCTTTTTAGCATTAATTTCTAATGAATCAGTGCTATCGTCTTTTGTGTAATAAACTCTCTCATAATCTCCAGTTTCATAATTATAAGCAATCGCATACTCATCGTAAACGGCGCAAACTGAGTAGGCACACTCCCAATTGCCTTCCTCATTATAATTAGGATTTAGGAGTGCCCAAAGTGCTTCGTGCTTCTGACTATCAGAAAGTTTAAAATTAATTTTAGGCATTTCTATTTGTCCTCCTTCTTCTTTCTTTTGGAAGTTTATTGCATAGCTCTCAATTTTTTCTACCATATCTTTCAAAGAGTTATACAATGTAAAGAATGCCGCACCTTCAAAACAAGGCTCTACATCTTCTCCCAATATTTGTAATCCTAAGAAACATCCATCGGTAAATTCAAATAAACGTTTTCCGTTTATAATTTTCCAATCTCCTTTTATTGACGGAGAATAAAGTTCCATAGATTGAGCTTTTCCAATTATTTCTTCCGCTTCTTCATATAAAGCAGTAAATAATAAGACATCAACGCAAGCGTATTCTCTTTCAACCCCATCTTCATCAAGATGATTTTCCCAAGTAAAATTGGGATTTTCTGGAACAATACCATATATGCGACCTAAATTTCTTTCTTCTCCGTGGTCTGTATAATCCTCATTTAAAGAATCATAAATACCTTTTACCGGAGTATATGGCAATGTAGATATTAATTTTGTAGCAAATTCTTCCGATATATAAGTACCATTTCTATTTTCGCCTTTATAGAAAATTCGGCATCTTCCCTTAGAAAGAACATCAGTAAAAGATTCTACATTCCCATAAATAACAACTGGAAACTCTTTAATTTTATTCTCCATTTGCAGAGCCTCCTTGTTTGTCTAAAGATTCTTCGTTTTGTATCGTTTTTGGACTTTTTTGTGTATCTTCCTTCTCAGGCGCGCCGGGTTCCCCTGACGCACCGCTAGCGCTTTGTGTATAAGAAGAAGATAGTGGTAATAATTTTTCTCTTAAACCAAGTAAATCATTCTCTAAATCTTTTATATTACCTAAATCTCTTTGGGATAATCCAGAAGCCAAAGCGGGTAAAATAAAACTATATCCAGAGCCAGCAAGTTTAAATGTATTGTTCATATAATCTTCATCATTATAATATGTTATTGGTAGAATACTATATTTAAAATTAATATTACTATTTGCATATAAATCATTAACAATATTAGTAATAAAAACAGAAAACTTATTTGCTATAATCATCATTAAAGATAAATCGTTCTTTAATGAGGTAGATAATGCTAAATTACCGGTGGCTGCGAATAATTGACTTGTTGTACCAGCTTCATTATATATATTTTGGGACATTTTTTCTAAATTATTAGAAGCGGTATCCGCTGAGGTTTTAGAAACTATTGCATCAACATCTGTATAGGTGGTTAATACCGAGACATTTTTATTACCTTTCATCATACCAACTGAAGCGGCGTGTATTTCCTCTGCTTCGTCTGGCTCGAAAAGTAGCTCTCCCGTTGTAAGATGAGGTATTTTTTGAACAATAATTTTTCTAATTTCTTCTAAGTCCCTTTCTCTTTCAATTTCTACCGACTCTTCATAATTAACCGTAGCAGGTATAACATTTAGAAATAAAGGGCGCCCATCGAAGAATGGAAAACACACTCCAATATCAGAGGGAACAAAGACCCATCTCTTAGTAGAAGTACCATTCTTATATCTTTTATATGCCCGTGAGATTTCTTTCGGGTAAATGGCTAACGCTTCATCTCTAGCTTTTTCATCAAGAATTGTATTAAAATAAGTTATATCAAATTCTATAATATCATTACCTTTAACATCTTTAAATCTTGAACAACAATATCCAGTAGGTAGGTCTAATAAAACAAAATTCTCTTTATCAAGAGTTTGTATAATTCCATAATAACTTCCATCTATCAATGCGCGCAAGGCGCAGTTGGTAAGCATTGTTGGAAGAGACATTCTTTCTATAAAATTCATTGCGTTATAATATCTTTTTGAAATATGTTCTGTGGAGAGTTTTTTACCGTAGCTGGGATTAGGAATCAGCATACCAGTATATTTCAAAAGACTTGCATAATAAATTAAAATTCTTTTATAGAAGCCATCTTTATAGAAGTAATTTCTGGAAAGTTTTTGTTGCTCTGATAAAGAGCCGGAGTTTATAATTCTATCAATTTCTTCTACTGTATAATCTTTTGTTTGTTCTAATCTTCTTCTTTTCGTGCTGTAATAATCATCATAGGCTCTACTATTTGTTGCTATCATACTCTGCTTTGCTTTTTTAAAGGAGTCTAAATCAAAAGTAGATTTTCTTTCTTCTTCCATTTAAAATCCTCCTGTGAAAAAGGTTAATTTTCTCGTTTTTCCAGAACTTCTTTTACGATTTCTTTTATATTGTTCTTCCTCAAGTTCTTTTATTCTCCATAAGCCATAGGCAAAAGCAGAATATTTATCTTTTGGAAAACGACTATTAATTTGTTCTAAAACAATATCAAGACTCGCGCCAGTTCTTTTTAATCGTAAATTAGCCATTTCCTCAAATAGTTTAGTGGTCATTTCGTGAGGCATTAGTCTTTTAACTCTTTGCTCGGTTGTCATTTTTTGACCAATTTTAGTAGCCATTAAAGCACTTTTAGCTTCCTGTTCTTTAATTAAAAATCTAACCAGTCCGCTAGATAATCTTGAATAAGCATTACCGTGAATTTTAGAGTTCAACGGACCATTCGCTTTTATTCCATATAAAATACAAATAGCATCTTTTGGTTGAACCTTTTTATATTCATCATCATTGGTAAAGCCATAAGCGGGCAACAAGTTTCCAAGTTCATCATATTGAGTGCGAATCATTTCATCACCTAAACCAACGCCAAGACCGTTAGTATCAATAACTACTTCTCTTGGGTTAAAATCTCTTATAATTTTCTTAAGGTCTATCGCTTGTTGATGAAAAGTTTTTGATTCGGCGCGCCTACCTAAAACAAACATATTTACTAAGGTGGCACAGAATTTTCCTTTTATAATATTAACTCGGAAAACACAACAAACTGTTTGGTCACTAATGCGTCCAACGTCCACTGATAATATGTAGAACTGGTCTGTTCCTTGTCTACGAATTTCGTGCGTTTCAGGGTTTTTTATTTTTCTATATTTTTGAAGTTTATCAAAATTAAACCAAGATTCTTCTGAACCCCCCGACCATACCGAGAGATATTCCCTTGCGAAAGTTTCCTCGTTATAAGTTGGAGACATTTTTAGTTCTTGAATGAATTGTCTGTCTAAAAGTCCGTGCATTACTGGAACCCTATAATCACAGCCCCACACAAAAGCTTGTTTTGGGTTAATTATGCTCATTTCAAAACAATCAATTAATTTTTCGTAAGCATAGGAAGATTTGACCCCCGCAGAAGTCATATAAAATTGGGCTTGATTTGGTTCATATGGATTGACTTCTCCTTTTCTTGTCCTTCTTGAAACATTCATTAGAGGGAGAACAACGGAGTTTAGGATTTCTCCATCGTGGTCACGAATCTCATCAATAAGTCCTCCGTGACGACGACCACCACGTTCAGAATCCAGCGCGCCAACAACGTCAAAAATAGAACCATTTCTAAAATTTAAAGTAACATAATCCTTACCAAAGTTACCTTCTCCGATAATCTCCTTTTTAAGCAAAGGAAGTTTATCCCAAATTTCATAAATTTTGTCTTTTGCTATCTTTGCTGATTGGTTTTTACCTGGCGCGCAAATAAAAAGTTTTGCTCCTGGCTGAAACACGCATTTTAAATAAAGACCCAAGATTGAAATAAATGTTTTACTAAACGCACGGCAGGCCGTACAGTAATGATACCTAAATCTAAGGCACGCGCGCAAGAAAATTCTTTGAAAGAAAAATAGTTTGAAGTTTGAATCAGATGGAGTTATTAAATCTATATATAAATCTGGATAAGCCGTAAAAAGATTGAAATATCTTTGAAGTAATGGTTCTATACTTATAAGATAATCTTCTGTAAGAACTACCCCTTTTTCTAGCTCAATTCCCTCTTTATAATATCGGTCAATTTGGTCAGCAAAGTCTGAAATTTCTTTCTTCGCAATAAGCCTCAAATTATTCTTCTGTTCTTCCATCGTCTAGTTCCACCTCAAATTCTTCATCTCCCATCAAATCATTAAATCCTTCAATTTCATATTCTTCTAAATCATATTCTTTTCCAACATCATAGTAATCTTCTAATTCCTTCGCTGTTTTGAGAGAGGTAATACGCCTATCAATTTCATCCCCAATCCCAGACTCGTTCGTATAAAGCCTCTGGTTAAAAGTTTGAATGTTCTTCATTGTCTCATCAACTATATCTCTTGTAACATCATCATAAAATTTATTAACCCAGCCCCTCTTTTCAAGCCATCGAATTATTTCTCCAGTGGAGTCAAAATCATTAGCGTTTTTAACGTTCTTTGGCGTAAATTCTGCTGTACGAGTTAGCTTCTCATAAGAAGAAAGAATTTTATCAAAATCTTCTCCCGCTCTAATTTTTGAATCTATGGTTAAAGAAATCTTACAAAGCTTTTTGGCTTGGTCGACTTGAAGCGCGCCATTTATATTTTGAGTGGTTAGAAGTCCCTTATAAAGCCCTTCTAAGTAAAGGAGTTCTTCATCGTCGTAATTTGCTCCCCATTTCTCCCTAAGATTACGAAATTTTTCTTCCCGAATGAGCGGAAGTTCATCTTCTATATACCCATCCTCTTTAAGACGTTTAAATTCCTCAAAATATTCCTCCCATCCTAAATCCTCATATTCCGAGGTATGAAAAACTTTAACATAAATTGGAAAAACATTATCCCCATTCATCTCGTGAAGTCTTTCAAATTCTTGGGGCACAAAAGGAATATCCATATACTGGCAAATTTTATTGACCGCGCGCCAATTAAAATTTTCTTCCTTTAGATAATCTGTAACACAACTATCACAAATAGGAAGATACCCATCTGGATAAAAGAGAGAGTTCGTTTCCGAAAAAGACTCCGGACCAAACGAACCCCCACATTTATTACAAGTCTTAACGAGGAAACTTTTTTTCTTTTTTATATCCGGTTTCATTCCCATTAAAAGTCACCTCTTTATTCTATTTTACGGCAAGGCGCATTTGTTTTAGAAGTTCTCTTCTTTGTTTTCTTCTGAGGGTTAAAAACTTATCGGCTGTATCTGAAAGAATCTCCTCAAATGGCCTTGGTTCTTTATCTTCTCCATAAATCTCAACACAAAGAACTTGGGTTATCCCAATAAATTCGATTGTTTGAAGTTTTGTGAGAAGGTCTATAAATTCTAAAAAAGTTTTTGTACTAACATTATTTTTCTCCATTGCCTTTTTCGCTCTTCTCCTTTTTCTTTTTTTGTCTTTCTTCTCTATCGCAATCCTTACAGCGATTGGAGAAGCCGTCTTTTGCCCGAGATTTGCGAACAAAATTCTCTTGGTCTTTAAGTAGTTTTCTGCCGCACATATTACAAACTTTAAAGTTTTCGGGGAAGAAAAGATTACCGATGATTCTTTCGTGGAAGGCGGCGGCTTCATTAATTTGTTTAATGATTTTTTGCCGGAAGATGGTGGAAATGTAGTTTGCGGTATAGGACTTTCCGAAAAGACGGTTAACTTCGTTGGCGATGTCTTGGTTTCGGAATTTTTGGATTTTTCGTTTAAGTATAAGTTTTTGAAGTTCGCTTAACTCGGCTCTTTCTATATAGAAGAAAAGAGTTTTGAGGAGAAGATTTGTTGTTGATTCGATTGAAGTGTTTTTTTCTATTTCGTCCTCTAGCTCAAAAAGGGTTAGGAAAAGGTTGTAAACGTGTTCTATATCGGTAAAGTCGAAGAAGAGGGAGGTTTTTTCTTGGTCTTTTTTCCCCCAATAGAGGGTTGAGATTTCTTGAAGTTCTGATTCGGAAAAATCTTCTGGGAGTGGAAAACGGTCTTTTGGAAAGAGTTTTTCTTGGAGGGGTTTGTTGTAGAAGAGACCGATTGGAAAGACGTCTACGTCTGACTCAAAGACTATTGGACCGTGTGGTGGTTCGATTGGGCGAATGGTCTGGCGCAAAATTGGGGAAGAGAAAGAATCTCGAATTGTAAATTGTTCTCGACGTAATTCGACGAGAAGATGGCGAAGTTTAAGGTATTTAAACTGGGTGAGTTTTTGGGCTGAGGTTTGGATTGAGGAGATTTCTTCTTCGGAAAATTTTTGAAGAAGTTCTTCTCGTGGGGGATTTTTTCGTTTTTCGTGCGCGAGGTCATAGAAGTTAAGAGTTAGGTCAATTCGGTCTATTTGGGAGAAGAGTTCTAGAAGACGGGGTTTTACTGATTCGGGGGCTTTTTCTAGGGCGTCTTTTCGAGAAAAGACTTCACGAGAAATTTTTGGGCGTGCTTCCGTTGGTCTTACGATAAGGGTTTCATTAAAGGTTGGGGTTTCAAGTAGGGCATCGAGGGATTCTTCCTCTTTTTTATCCCAAGTTCGATTTTTAGTTTGGATTTGGATTTCTTTTCTTTGGACGACGTTTTTCCCGTCTGGGTCTTTCCCCCAGAGAAGGTAGTTCCCCATCATTTCAAGTTCTTCTTCGGTTGGGGGTTTTTTCTTAAAGGTTTCTTCCTCTTCTAAATATTTATCTAAAAAATTTTTTCTTTCTTCGTTTGAAGATAAAGAAAAATCAAGTTTTAATCGGTTCATTCTTTTTTCTCCTTTGGGTCAGAGTTCTTATCTCTTAATTTTATTATACCATGAGGAGTTCGGGTACGTCAAATTTCAGGAAGGTTTTTCATAGAAATTCTATTTCGTTAAAATTTTATATAAGAAATTGGATAAAATAAGAAAATTTTTATATAATATAAATGAAGAAAGAAAAAGAGAAAGAGAAAGAGAAAGAGAAAGGAAGGTTAAAAATGGGATTCTTTGCGGTTATTTTGCTTGGTTTGTTGATTTGGTTTTCGGAAACGGATTTAGGAAAGTTTATGAGCTATATTGGCGCCGTTATAATCGGACTCGCAATTATTATAAGCTTAATTCAGTTTATTTTTTAAAATGAAAAATTTATTTTATTTTTTGGTTTCGTTTTTTGATTTCGTGGGGATAATTTTCCAGGGACGTATCACTTTAGCGTGCTAAAATGCTAAATTCCTAAAACATACCCCGGAGGTAGGAGTTAGGCACGACTAACCGACACCCTCCCCTCTCGCTTTACTACGGTGAAGCGGTAGAGTAGTAAAGCAATAGAGTTTTAATACTTTAATGTGGTAAAGTAATAAAGAAAAAAATTTTTTTTGAAAAAATGAGAAAAAAGGGTTGACATCTAATTCCCCATATGGTATATTATAGGTGTCAAAGGGAGATACCCCAAAGGAAAGGAAGTAAAGGAAATGACAAACACTATTGAAATTATGAAGTCGGAAATCGCAAAGCGCAAGGCAACGGACAAGGGCGCAACGGGCAAGGCTTTTGAAGTAGCTATCCGCTACTACGCACAGCCGCAAAGCAAGCGCAATGGCGTTGTTACTCGGCAGTATGCCAGCTATGGCGATATGCGAAAGAAGGTAGGCGGCCACTGGATGAACATTGAAATAAAGACAGGAAGCGGGGAGCTGGCAGACGGATGCGCCACGGTCGATGAGATTTTCAAGGGTATGACACATGTAGTCTACTGCCCAGAGGTTGACCTGGGTATCCCCGCTGAAAAGCAAGGTTTCGTATTCACTCGGGACGAGTTCATTGAGATGTTGAAAGGCTACCCTGGACGCGGGCAGTTGGTACGGATTAAGACCAACACACAGGGCGCAACAAAGGTAACACTTCAGAGCTTCCGCACCGCTGGACAGCCCAAAGCAAGCCAGCCCATCGCGGACTACCTTTGGGACTGCTGTTACAATCAGCCCACAGTGGAACAGTTCTTCGGGGAGGCGTAAGCCTCCTCGCCCCGAGAGGGATAGACCCTCTCTTCCTCAGTCGGTAGAAGTCCGGCTCTGATGAGCAAGAGCGAAAGGAAGGACATAGGGCTAAGCTACAACAGGCAACTAATAAGGCTAAAGCTAAGAAAGGAAAGAGAATTACAATGAAGATTATTATGGGTATGATGAGGGCTAAGACGGAAGAGGAATTTGACTACTGGTTTAATAGGCTTGATAAGGCTATTGAAAAGGTTCAGCCTTGGATTATTGGGCTGGCGGTTGGATATTTTGGGATTCACTTCCTAATGTTTCTTGTAAGGCTTTGGGGCTAAGAAAGGAGAAAGAGAAATGGTAAAAATGATTTATCAAGTTAGCGGTTGGGATGGGGACACTTTTGCTTACACTTCCAAAGAACGGGCATTGAAGGAATTAGAGCGGAGAGCGGGATTAGCAGATAGAGCAATTCTTGTTGAACGGTTTGAGGATGAAAGAGAGATATATCTCATCTATGAAGGTAGTTTCCATTTCTTCGGAGATGATAAGTTATATCTTACTTTGGAAACTGTTCCATTGTATGAATGAATGAAAGGGGAATAAGATTCCCCTCTCTAATTAGATGTACTACATCTAATTCCAAAGGATTGACAAAACGGTTTTCTTCTGTTATACTTTAGATACAGAAAAGGGAAAGGAAGAAAAAGAAAATGACAATTTACTTTGACATGGATGGAACGATTGCAAATCTTTACGGCGTAGAAAATTGGTTGGATTATTTGATGAACGAAAAAACCGTTCCTTATGATATTGCTTCTCCAATGGTAGATTTAGAAAAGTTGGCGACAATTCTTGAGGAATTGCGCGCGGTGGGCGTAAGAATTGGTATTATTTCTTGGCTTTCTAAAAATTCTTCGGATTTCTACAAAAAGTTAGTTACAAAAGCAAAAAAGGAATGGTTAAAGAAAAATTTTCCCGTAACTTTTGACGAAACACATTTTGTAAAATATGGCACAAGAAAAGACTATGTAGCAAAAGATAAAGAGGGAATTTTATTTGATGATGATGAAAGAGTTAGGGAGAAATGGCGCGGTCTGGCATTTAATCCAGAAAATTCCGATATTTTGGAAGTAGTCCAAAATCTAAAACTTGCGATTTCCTAAAAGTTCCTTTCCTTCCGAGATTGTCCCACTTTCAAAAAGATTGTGGGGCAATTTCAAAAAATTTGAATTAGATGTAGAACATCTAATTCATTGGGTTGACTTTTCCCGAAAAATCGGTTATACTTTAGTTACAAAAGGAAAGGAAGCAGAAAAGATGAAGAAGTTTTGGAAAGTTTTTGGAATTTTAGTCGGGTTATATGTTGTTGGTTGTATTCTTGTGTCGTGTTCCTATAATTCAGGAAACTTTGATGTTTTAGAACGTCGCGCGCCTTTTATGGTAGTTGAAACTTCAACCGCAACTATTGAGGGAGTGGAAGAAGATGGAAAATTGTATGCTTATGATGAAAATGGTTTTTATACGGCATATGATTCCCAAAATTTTTCGATTGGTGAAACCGTTCAATCAACTTTCATCTATAATCCTTTTTCAAACTATACGGACGATATTATTCTAAGATTTGACCGAAAAATTAAAGGGGAATAATTTCCCCTTTTTTCTAATTAGATGTAGTACATCTAATTCTAAGGGTTGCGCTTTCCCTAAATTGTGCTATAATATAATTGTCAAGAGGGAAAGGGAACGAAAAAGAAAAGAAAAAAATCCCGAAAAAAAGAAAAAAAGACTTGACACGAAGAACCGAAAGTGATATAATAAAGATGTCAAAGGGAGACAGGAACTCCCTAAGATATAAAAAAGGGTGGCGACCAACGCCAAAGCCGAAAGGCAAGAAAGGAAACCATTATGACGAACCGTGAATTTTACAACGCAATCATCGAAGGAGCTATGACCGAGGAAATCAAGGCGCACGCCGTAGCCGAAATTGAGAAGCTGGATAAGCGCAACGCAAGCCGTTCCTCTAAGCCGACCAAGGCACAGCTTGAGAATGAACCGATTAAGGAAAAGATTCTGGAGCTGTTGGACGGCAAGGAAGCTACTACCGCAAGCGTGATTGCCGAGGGGCTGGAAATTTCTGTCCAGAAAGCGTCTGCCCTTTGCCGCCAGATGGTAGAGGCTGGAAAACTCAAGGTTGAGGAAATCAAGGTTCCGAAGAAAGGTAAGCAGAAAGCATACTCCATCATTGGGTAAGCGAAAAGGGGAACGAAAGTTCCCCTTTCCTTTTTCTTTGAATTAGATGTATAACATCTAATTATGAGGTATTGACTTTTAGTCGGTTTGTGGTATAATAAAATTACAAAAAGGAAAGGAGAAAGAAAAATGAATAAAACATTACTTGAAAAAGTTAAGGAAGTTATTGAAGGATTAGACAAAATGGTTGATGAATTAGACGAAAGAAGGAATGAATTAAGAAAAGAGTATAAAAAACTTTATGATGAAACGATTAGACTTGAAGATATATTAGACAATGAAACTTTTGAAGATGAAACGAGAAGAAGAAAACTCGCAATCGAACTTGATATTGTTGATGATAAAGCGACTAATACAGCAAATAAACTTGATGAAATATATGATTATAGAGAAAGTCTATGGGACGCATATTTCTATCTAAAAGAAGCAAAAGAAACATTGGAAACTATGCAGGGAGATTGATTCTCCCCGTTAGATGTACAACATCTAATTAAATAACTTGACTTTTTCCTCATTCTCTCTTATAATAAAGATACAAAGAAAGGAACGGAGGAATTAAAAAATGGATTGGGTAAATGTAGGATTATTCTTTGGATTACAGTTGGTTAATGTTGTTCTTTCTACTATGAGAAGTATTCTAACGGTTAAGGCAAGCAAACACGTTGCCGCAATTATGAACGCAATTTCATATACGTTTTATAGTGCGGTTGTAAAACTTATTACTTCTCAAGATATGTATGTAGTTTGCGCCGTTACGTTTGTAACTAATATTATTGGCGTGTATATTGCTAACTGGGTTCTTGAAAAGGCAAAAAGGGATAAACTTTGGAGAATTTCCGCAACGGTAAAAGGACAGAAAAAAGTTGGTGCAATGGGAAAATCTCTTGAAAAATATAACATCGGTTATAATGTTACCCCGTGTGAAGATTGTGAAGATAAATTCATCTTTGACATTTTTAGTTATTCGCAAGGCGAAAGCGTTTTGATTAAGGAAGTTTTGACAAATTATAACGTGAAGTATTGTGTTATGGAAATTTCTAAAAAATTGTAAGATAGAGGACGGCGCGACTTGCGCCGTCTTTCTTTTTTCCGAAAATTAGATGTTACACATCTAATTAAATGGGTTGATTTTTCTGAAAAATATGATATAATAAAGACGAAAAGGGAAAGGAAGTGGAGAGTATGAAAAATATTTGGAAAGAAAAAAGTTGACAAAATAAAAATTTTCTGGTATAATATAAATACAGAATAAGGAAAGGAGATTTCTAAAATGGCAAAATCTAACAAGGCATTGTGTGACGAACTGCGCGCGGAATGGAAAAAGAAGATTTTTGAGTTTGTGGAAAGTTTAGGCGAGGAAGTCTTTGAAGTAGGAACGAATGAAATTGCTTTCCCGACTACCGATAGCGATAGGAACGAAAGGAGTATTGTTATCACTATCAAGGTGCCAACTGGCGCAAACAAGGGTACAGAACCGTATGATGTGTATGAAATGGCAGAAGATTTCAAGATGAAGCAAGAAGCGAAAAAGGAAGCAAAAGCGAAACGGGAAGAAGAAAAGAAAAAGAAGATTGCCCGCGACACCGAATACAGGAAGAAGCAAGCGGAAGCAAAGGCAAAACGAGAGAAAGGGGAAACGGAGTAAAAGAAAAGGGAGAATTTTCTCCCTTTTTTAATTAGATGTAATACGTCTAATTTTTATTCTTGATTTTTATTAAAAATATGATATAATATAGATACAAACAAAGAAAGGAGTTAAAAAAATGAATATCGGATTAGAACAAATTGAAAAGATTCTTATCAACCAAGAAACAGTAGAAATTTTAGAGGAACTCAAAGACAAACTATCAGATATTTTATTAGATAGTTATTCTGACGTTGGGGAAGCCGAAAATTTACGAAACGCAATAGAAGATTTTCTAAATTGTGAAAATATAAAGGTAGTATAACTACCTTTTTTTATTTAGATGTATTACATCTAATTAAAAGTAGTTGACAAATTTAGAAATCGGTGTTATACTAATTTCAGAAAGAAAACGAAAGGAGAAAAAAAATGAAATACTATGTAGAGATTGAAGCAAAAACTGGTTATGAGGTTGAAGCGGAAAACGAAGAAGAAGCAAGGGAAATTGCTTTTATCTATTTTGAGCAATATATGCCTAAAGTAATTGTAGAACAAATTGATGAAGGATAGTATCTACTATCCTTTTTAATTAGATGTAATACATCTAATTGAAAGTGGTTGACTTTCTTCTTTTCTTGTGTTATACTTGTATCACAAGGAAGGGAAAGGAAAGGTAATTAAAATGAAGATTGACAGACGCAAAAACTACTATTTAACCATCGACACGGAAACGGCGAACGGTTTGGATGACCCGATTGTTTACGATTTGGGTGGTTGTATTCACGACAAAAAAGGGAACGTGATGGAAACTTTTTCTTTCGTGATTTATGAAGTTTTCGTAGGTATGCGCGATTTGATGGAAACAGCATACTATGCGAAAAAAATTCCGAACTATGAACGCGACTTGAAAGACGGAAAGCGGAAAATGGTTCGTTACAATACTGCGCGCAAGTATATTTTTGATTTGTGTAAAAAGTATAATGTAAAGGCGATTATTGCCCACAATATGCGATTTGATTATCGTTCTACCAATACGACACAGCGGTTTTTGACTTGTTCTAAATATCGTTATTTTCTTCCGTATGGTATCCCCGTTTGGGATACTTTGAAGATGGCGCAAGATACCGTTTGTAAACAAAAAACGTATATGCGTTGGTGTAAAGAAAAGGGGTATATGACAAAGAACGGACAAGTTAGAGCAACAGCAGAAATTCTTTTTCGGTATATAATAGGAGATGAAAATTTTATTGAAAGTCATACAGGGTTAGAGGACGTTCTAATTGAAAAAGAAATTTTCGCTTGGTGTATGCGACAACATAAAAAAATGCGCCGTTCTCCTTGGGAGAAGTTGCCCGCATAAGGGCAATTTTTCCTTTTCGGAATTAGATGTATTACATCTAATAATTGGGATTGATATTCTAATGAAATTATGGTATATTTATATCATAAGAAAGGGAGGTTAGAAAAATAAAAAAAGTTATTATTGTTGATAAAAATGAAATTCAAATATATGAGGGTTACTGTGCGGGAAAATCTTATTTATGGAATCTCTTTTTCGGATGGAGAAAAACAGATAAAGAAAATAAAATGACTTATATTATTAGTAATAAAGCATATAATAAAATTCAAGATATTCTAAAATTATGGGAATAAACATACAAATAGAAGAGAAATATTTTCTTCCCAGTTAGATGTATTACATCTAATTCAAGGACTTGAAAAATTTCAAAGAGTATGTTATACTTATATCATCAAAAGGAAGGGAGATTCAAATTATGACTAGGTTTTTCGCAGAAGATATGGCAATGATTTCTAATGACCGCAAGATGGAGCGGAACAACAACACCAAAGAATTGGCTTCCCTTTATCTGAATCTGGCTTACTTCTATATCAAGGAGTCAGCCGAGAAAGGTTTGGTTAAGTGTGGGATTTATCTTCCCGCGCGGGTTCAAGAAATTGCGGTAAATTCTCTTACTCTTTATGGGTATGAGGTATTGAAGTGGGAACATCGTCCTAATTGGTTTATCGTGAGTTGGGAGAAGTAGGACAGAGGGAGACAGTTTGTCTCCCTTTTCTTATTCTAAATTAGATGTTAAACATCTAATTTTTTTATTGACAAGGTTTTATCTATATGGTATAATTAGTTTGTAATTAAGGAAAGGAAAGGAATTGGTAACAATGAAATTGATTTACGAGGGCAAAAAGTATAGGATTTTCTCAAAGGTAAGGATTCCACAAAAGAAAGGGCAATATGTCTACTTTCTCCGTATTGGAGATAAGAAAAACCGTTTTTATAAAATTGGAACTACTGATGACATAATGCGCCGAATGAAAGAGCATTGCGCAAAATACAAAGAAGAAATTTTTATCCTTTGGATTTCTCCAAACTATTCTAAATATACTACTTTAAGAATAGAAGATAGACAAAAGGATTATTGGAAAACTTTAGAGGGATTTACTCACGTCCCCAACGATAGGTTTTATTTCCCTGAATGGATTACTTCCATTACTATAAAAGTAAAAAAGGAATATAAAATTGATTTGGATTAATGGAGAGGGCGCAAGCCCTTTCTCGAATTAGATGTATAACATCTAATTCTTTCCCTTGCTTTTTCGGGAAAGATGGTTTATAATAAAGACACTAAGAGAGGAAAGGAAGCGGAAAAATGAAAGCAACGGGTATTATTCGTAGGATTGACGACTTGGGGAGAGTAGTTATTCCAAAAGAAATTAGGGATAATCTAAGAATTAGGGAGAACGACCCAATGGAAATATATGTTTCAGATAATGGGGAAGTTATCTTTAGGAAGTATCAACCGGAAAAATTTAATATGGAAATATTTTGGGAATATTTCCAGAAAATTGGCACAAACGACCAAAGGGAAATTCTTAATGAAATGTTAGATAGAATGATTTAAGATTTAGGGTTGACATTTTAGGATATTAGGTGTATAATACTTGTAGAAGATAAGGAAAGGATGTGTCTAAATGAAACTGGCTAATGCGAACGAGATTCGGGCGAAAGTGTTGGAGAGAATTATGGCTTACTTTATGGAAGCAGACGAGGATTGCGGGCAGATTGCGTCCAATAGTTTTAACTTCCCGATTGTTGCCGAAGATGGGGAGGAAGGTTGGGTCGAAATTGTTATAAAAATTCCTAAAGAAGATGAAGGGTATGAAAAGCGAGAAGAATATGAAATGAAAGTAAAGGAGAAGGAGGAAAAGAAGAAGGCGCAAGCGGAAGCGAAAACAAAAAAAATTGAGAGGGATAAAAAATTAAGAGAACAAAAGAAAAAAGAAAAAGAAGGCTAATGCCTTCTTTTTTAAAATTAGATGTTATACATCTAGATAAAAAGATTGATTTTTACGTATAAAATGTTATAATTGTTATAGAAAAGAGAAAGAGAGGAAAGATAAAATGAAAAAGAAAAAGATTACACAAAAAGAATGGGAATATATCGGCAAATATAATTATGCCGCAAAATGGGGAAGAAAATTTTATACCTATTATCTTATCAAAGAAGAAGGTTATGGATTTCATAGACAACAAGAAGTAGGAATTATTCTTTATATTTTATTGTTTATTCCATTTACTATACTTCAATTCTTTTATTGTTGTTGGAGTAAAGGATTAAAAAATTTTAGTTTTCCAAAAAAAACTTTGGGAATTGAACATTTTATTGACAATAAAAAAGCAAATGAAATTTGGGACAAAAAATGATTGTCCCCTTTTTTCTTAGATGTATAACATCTAAATAAAAAGTTGACTTTTTTATTATTTTATATTATACTTATTATAGAAAAAATAAAGGAGAAAAAAACTATGAAAAATTCTGGTATTATTCGCCGTATTGATGATTTGGGGAGAATTGTTATCCCGAAAGAAATTTGCCGCAATTTACGAGTAAAAGAGGGAACACCTATTGAAATTGCGGTAGACGAAAATGGGAATATTATTCTTACGCCATATTTAACAAAAGCTGAGAAGCTGAACAGGTGGATGGACACAGTTTTAACTACTATGGATAGGAATTTGGACGAGATTGAATTTTATTTTCATGGTAGTGCAATCGTTTGTATACGTAAAGAAGGTTATCAGTTTTTTTCGGAAGGTGTTGGTATTGCGGTTTGCTCTCCAAACGATGATTATAACGAAACCATTGGCAAGTGTATTGCATATTCTCGTGCCGCAAATATTCCAATTCCAGATTTTATTTTTGAAGATTAAGAGAGTGGGGACTTTGTCCCCATTTTCTTACCATGGATTTAGACGTATCACGTCTAAACTTTTTCAAAAAAGTGTTGACTTTTTCTTTTTGTTGTGGTATAATAAAGTCAAGATAAGGAAAGGAGAAACACAAATGAGATTAGAAACTACTGTAAAAATTATAATTACTGAGAAAGAATGGGACACTCTCACTGCCGCAAAGATTACATTGGCGCAACTCTTTAACTTACTGCAAGACTATAAAGATGAAGCAATTTCAATTAAAAATGCACTTATTAGTCTTGAAGCAGTTATGGATGATATTATTGATGACTATGAGTAATAAAAGTGCCGAGTAAGAGGGGAATTCCCCTTCTTTTTTTTGGAATTAGATGTATGACATCTAATTCCAATTTTTTTCAAATTTTCAAATCTTTCAAATTTTCTTAACTTCGCGCCGGCACAAATTTCCGTGGAAGTCAAATTTCAAAAAAGCTACAAACCAGCTACAAAAGCTGGAACCTGCGCCTACCAGCTGGAAAATCAAATTTTAAAAAAGCTGGAAAAAGCTGGAAGTCCTTATTCTTATTCTTCCCCTTTTAGTATACCACAAATTTAAAAATATTTCAAATAAAAAAGCTCAAAATTTAAAACTATAAAAAATTGAAAAAGAAAGAAAATTTAGCTATACTATATATAGAAAGTGAGGGAGAAAGTAAGTCCCCTCCGTTCTAAAAAAAATTCTAACTGGTGCCGACTGCCTCAAGTCGGAGAAAGAGGTAAATTATGACGAAGCGCGATTTTATGACGATGGTAATGAATGGCGAGATGACCGACGAGATGAAGGACTTTGCTCGTGCGGAGATTGAGAAGCTGGATGCGACGTTGGAGAAGCGCAAGAACACCATCTCCAAGAAGGCTTTGGAGAACATTCCTTTGATGGACCGCATCTACAACGAGATTTTGTGCGAAGAAGCTAAGACGGCTACGGATGTGGCGGAAGTAATGGAGATTTCCGTTCAGAAGGCAAGTTCTCTCCTTCGTAAGATGGTAGAGGATGGGCGCGCAACTAAGACCGAAGTTAAGATTCCAAAGAAGGGCGTCCAGAAAGGTTACACAAAGAACTTCGTAACCGAGTAACGTATACGTTATACTTATACGTATACTTATAAGAGGGCTACTAAGCCCTCTTATTTTTTATATATTATTAAAATTTGATATACGTCAAAATTTGGGCCAGGCACATTTTATAATCTTTTCTACCATATTTTACTTTATCGGCACATTTTATAGCCTTTTCTACTATATCGACCCAATTTCTACTCTATTGGTTCCCTAAAGCTTTAACTGCCCGCTTCGGAAAGAAAACGGCTCAGCCCTCGTCAAGATTTCACTATCCCCTCTTTTTATCCACTCAAAAGATACGTCCCAATTAAACGTATACGTTATACTTATACGTCTTTCGTTTTATTTTTCTCCAACTCCTTTCGTTTTCCATTCCCAACACTTTTTGGCTCTCCCCTCTTCTTTTTTTCTCCCCCTTATATATACTTAAAACGTATACGTTTAACGTATACGTTCTTCTTCTACATCCTCCCCTCCCTTTACTTATACATTTCTCGCCCTTTATACTTATACGTTTAACGTATACGGTCGCTCGCGCTTACGCTCCGCGTAATCGCTTCGCTCCATTCGATTTTCCTTCTCTCTCTTATATATACTTATTATACGTATACATATATATACTTATATACTTAGTAGTATACGTATACATATACTTATAAGTTTCCTTATACATTTTGACGTAAACTTTTCTTTCAATTCCTCCAAATTTTTCGGAAAATTCCACGGCTCCAAAATTTCTGAAAAATATTTTTGGAAAATTTTTTAGAAAATTCTATCTAAATAAAAAAATTCTGGAAAATATTACTCAATATTTTCCAGAAAATAATCACTCCGCGCGAGTTCCATTAAATCAAATCAAAATTTTAAGAAATTTTGGAAACAATGTTCTTTTCAATAATTTCTACTCTCATATTTAACTTTTTACTCCTTTCAATTCTATATAATAACTTACAAAATCTCCTTTACCAAAACCAGGGGTAGTTGTATTTCTTTCCGCCAAAGCGTTAAAATCCATCTTTTTAATTATATCGCGCGCACCATCATTTAATGGCTCAATAAAAAAGAATTGCTGTTTTCCTTTTCTATTTTGTCCCAACATTCTTTCTCTAATTTCTTCCTTATCTTTTTGATAAAATAATTCATTATAATCATGATAACCTTGACGATATACAGCAATCTCCCAGTTTTCATTTACGACATTTTCTGATTGCTTTGTCGCATTATATTGCCATATATTAAAATCATTATGTTTAATAGGTGGGGCTTTTAATAACCTCAAATCCCTAAATTGAGGATAATACTCTCTTCTCCCCCAAATTTGAAATACTGTTCTTATAGAATAATCTTTTTCTCTATCTAAAAAAGAATCAGGCTCTAAATAAAAATAATCAATTAGCTTAAATTCTTTTGATAATTCTTTTTGCACGCTCCACTTCATAAAACTAACTGGCACAATAAAACCTATCATTTTACTATATTGCGCGCTCTTATTAAAAAAATCAATAGCTAATTTAGATTTTTTACCAAAAGGCGGATTACCTACTGTTACACAATCAATTAAACAAGTTGTATCTAATGTTAAAAAATCTTGTTGCTTAATTTTATCATTCTCTGGAGCTATATCAAAACCAATGATATTAGGAAAAAAGTTTAGAAAAACCCCATCCCCTGCACTTGGTTCAATAAAACTTTCACTTTCAATATTTATATATTTACTTAAAAAATTAACACACTCGCGCGCGACTTCAACTTTTGTATAAAATTTATCATTTTTTGCCATCTAATACCTCTACTTAATAAAAATTCTAATAGTTGGATTATTTAAACCAGTGCCATTCTGCCAAGCGATAGTAGCTTTAAATTTATCAAAATTTAATGAGAATTTTCCAGTAATATTAAAAATTTTTATACCTCTTGCCCATGAGAAAATTTCATCTTTATCATATTCAATTATTTCGTCTTTATCATAAGAATAAATAATCATTCTATCAGGTATATGTTTACCACTTTCATTTTTGGTCAACATATTTTCTGTAAAAATACCTAAATTTTCTGGATGGATGGAAAAATAATCATAAATATATTTTACATATTTTTCTCTTGAAATACTTTCCAACTTTTTTAATTCCTTATATTCAGAAGGACAGTTATGCCGAAAATCTTTACTTTCTTGCTGAGATACAGGAGAAATATTTTTATATACTTTATCACCAAAGAATTTCTCAAGGTATGAAAGAACTCCAGTTTCTTTCATAAATTCTTTATATGAAATTAAATTAAATTTATTTACAAAATACTCTATCGTTGTATTATAGTAGGTTCCTTTAGTTTTAGAATATTTTAATTCAATTTCTTTCCCATCAACAATCAAATCACAACTTTGGTTAGAAGTCTCATTACCAACCCATTGCGCCTCAACACCATCAATATAATTTGCTACATTTTTAGCATCTTTATTTATTGTAATAATATCAGAAATAGAAAAATTAAAACCTGTTTTATTTATTGGTTCTATTTGATTAATATAAGCAACGACAGCTTGTTCAAAATATTTCCCGTAATATTGATTGTTTGTTTTTGTAATCTTCATAATTATCTTCTTTCTTGTGTAGAACACACTTAAAATAAATATTTTCCATCTTTATAATATAATTATACCAAAAATTTTTTTAAAAATCAAATTCAAAAGAAGAGTAGCTCACTAAGAACTACCCTTCTACTAAATCTAAATATATCCCCTTATAAAAATCTGGACAAAATTACATATAAACATAAACAAAAGATAGATGAACATCCTATCCTGATGTTCTTGGCGCCCTCTCTTAAACAACATATAACTCCTAAACCATAGCGCCAACATCACAAACCAACAAACCAAACAAATCCACCAAATTATATTAGCCATTTCTCCCTCCTTTTAATATTCTTCTTCCGAAAAGTGAGTTCCAAATTCTCGTTTCAACCAATCTACTGAAATATAACCATCCTCACGTCCTGGCTCATCTATTGTAAGAAGAATTTGGTCATATTCGACGCGCTTCAATACATCAATCATATCCATTAGAACTTCAAAATTATTAGTAGCGAAATTATTCATTACCAAATCCACCTTTCTTCTACTTCATCAATTACTTCTTCATCAAAGCAAATAAATGGGCTATCTCCAATCATCTTCAACATATGAAATGCGACAAAATCATTTCCAAAATATTTTTCTACTTCTTCAATTACTCGTGCGAGAGATTCAGCACAAACAATACCGGTTTCAAACTTAGTTTTTCCTTCAATATCAAGCTCAATCTTATAACGATAAATATTCATTCTCTTTTTTTTTCTTCCTTTCCTACTTTCTATATATAGTATAACAAAAATTTTAAAAAAAATCAAATTAAAAAAAGAGATTAGACTTTTCTAATCTCTTTTCTATCTTAGCCACCGACTACTAAAGTTCCCGTAATTTTCTTTCCATTTACATAAGCAGTTTTACCACTTACAATATCGCCCGCGGTTGCGGTCGCATCACTTGTATCAAGATTATCAGAGGACATTAACTTATCAAGCATAGGCCCAAGAACCGCAAGATTCACTGAATTACTCTGGTTGGCAACCCACTCCATTATAATTTCTTTTTGAGTTTTCTCCGCCATTGAAATCACCTCCTCTTATCTAAGTAAAAAATCTTTTTAATCAGTTTGTGAAAATTATCCTGGCATACCCTCTTTTAATTCAGTAGACTTAAAATCTAATCCATAAAGTGTTTCCTCTGTATAATAACTAAGACAATCTTCATTAGCGCAACGATACGGAATCTTATTTTTAATTTCCATATTCTCTAAATCAAAAACTGGAATATAAAATAGCTCTGTTTCCGGTTTTAATTCTCCTCCGCACTTAGGACAAACCATTCTTATCACCTACTTCAATTTCATTCAACAAAGCTTCTAAGGAGAGATAAGCTTCTCTTAATCCAGCCTTATCATCAAGATAAATATTCGCATAGGGTTTTGCGGTTTCTCTTGTATAGCCATAATGGGAATATAATCTTAATGTTTCTGGCGGATTTTCATTTACAGCGTCACAAGGAATATCGTTCTTTACAATATAACGATAAACTTTTAGAATATCTATATTAGCTGTATAGCAAATAAAAGTAGCATAAGGTCGCCATCTCTTTAAAAGGTTCTGGACTTCTTCGGCGCCCTCCCGATTAATCTTACCACTTGGATGGACAGTATTATCAAAATCATAGGCAATTATTAGTCTACCATTCTTCTCAAAAGCTCGGCGCAATTCATTTAGAAGTTCTCCATCATTTAAAAACTTGTGTTTCATTTCTTCACCTTTCTTTTATTTAATTGTCTCTTCCGCAAAACCATCAGAAGTAGAATAGAAAACCTTTTTAATACCCAAATCCTTCATGAGAGCCATACAACTAGGGCAAGGACGAGCCATCGCACGAGTTCCATCTTTCAACTCTCTATAGACAAAAACCTTTAGTCGAGAAAAATCAATTTCTTTCTTCCCAATTAGACTATTTAATGCGGAAACTTCTGCATGGACACGAGGCATATACTCTGGACTGATGCGCCGATAGGAGTTATAACGCGCTTGGGTTGGGTTTGTTTTATTGCTATTATGTCCAGTAGATACAATATGTTTTCCTTCTACGACTACGGCGCCAAGTCTAGCCTTTCGATAATCAGAAAGAAAACTTATTTCTCTTGCCACATTAAAGAAGGTCAAATCGGAATTAGTCAATTTCTTTCCCTCTCTTTCACTTTCTATATATATTATATAATAAAACTAAAAATTTTTCAAATTTAAAAAAGAGATTGGTTAGCCAATCTCTTCTTATTTTAATGTGCTTGTTTATCTGCTTCATGTAGCTTTAGAATTTTCTCCCATAGCTCACTACCAAGTCTTTCTTCCCATCGTTTCATAGCTTTTTCACTCTTACAAAAATATGGTTGCATATGATAACAGATAAGCTGAGCAATTTCTATCTTATCTTCATTTCGCATTGTAGACCCAAACTCAATTAAAAGAGAAAAATAACTTCCAACATTATTATGGGAATAATAATGAGCTATATCCGTTTCCTCTCCTTTCATATTCTTAAAGGTTTTTGTAAAGACCTTTCCAATATCGTGAAACATTGCGGCACTTAATAGATTCAAATCTAAATCCATCTCTTTTAAAAGAAGATTGCCACAGGTAGAAGCACAATGATTTAATAAATCTAAAGAATGATTTGGATTATCCTGCTCAAAATTCTGCATCATTTTCAAAACTTCTAATACGGAATACATACGTTCAAAGGGAAGATGAAGAACAATTCCGTCAAAGCCTTCCTGATAAACTGGCATTTCAAATTGACGAAGCTGGCGCCGAATCACTTCTTCGGGGACTTTTCGTAACCGATTTTTATTATTCTCATAAATTTTTTCAAAAGGGGTAACTACGACTACCCCTTCTTTATAAACACCAGAAGGAATCTTTTCCAAAAGAGCCATCCTATTTTTACGAGAAAGATTCGTAGCATCAAAAATAACGGATTCATCTTTTTCAAGAGTCTCCAAAATCATCTTATGAAGCTGGGAAAAGAGAAAATTATTATTTCCTTGAATTGCCTCATCCCCGTAAAGTTCTTTCCGAAGCCCATCAGAAGAAATAACCTTTAAACCAAGGCTTTCTGATAATCCATTGGCAAAAGTGCTTTTTCCACTCGCGCTTGGGCCAATCATCATAATAAATTCAAGCATCTCATTCCCCTTTCTCAGTCAATATATTCCACAAATCCTCAGAATTTTTAAGAGAAATATCTTTTCCATTAACATCTGTTACAGTTCCTGGTCGCCAATTCTTTCCAAAGTTAAGTTCCCACATATAATAAGAAATATCGTCAAAACCATCACATTCTTTTAGTTCTTCTTCTGTGTAAAAGAGGTCAGTCAAGAAGTTAATAGTCTTATCAAAAAGGTCAAATGTCTTTGCCTCTACAAGATTAATCCCAATCATATCTTCAATTTCTTCTATATTACGATAATGATTTTCAATTTCATCAATCAATTCACAAAAAGATTCCTTAGTTAGATTTACGTTTACTTTATTCATAATTCTCTCCTTTTCTAATCCCATAAGTCTGAAAAAACTTCTTCCAGCATTTCCATTGCTTTAGAAAACTCTTCTTTTCTCCACTCACAAAGTTCAATCTCTTTATTCATCCATCTATCTTTTGCTTCAATGGCGCGAACATCATCATTTTTCTTAATACGATAAAACTCCCCGTCTTTCTCAATTTCTAGTGGATTTTTACTATGGTAATCTTCCAAATACGGATTTTCTACATTATCTTCAATGGAGTTCCAAAAATGCTGTGCCATTTCTTCAATATAATCTTCCCAACGAGCAATCTCGTTATCCTCTCCTGAGTCGTAAAATCTCTGCGGCACGCCGTGAAGGTTTTTCTTAAAATCCCTTAATGAATTAACAAAAAGCCAAGAATAAAAATGGTCTAAATTCCATAAATCACAATCACAGTATCCTTTTGTAGCTCTTTGCCATCCCCATTTTAAAGAACGAATAAACCATTTAATTCGCTTGCCAAAATACCACCAACGATACGGTGCCGGTTCAAAAACATTTAACGGAGATTTCATATCACACCTCATCCCATATATCCAGAATAGTCAATTATCAACGGGCGTCCATTAGAAAAACCAACATTACTTTCGTGAATATCACTAATTGAATATTCCTCACAAAACTCCATTAGCCTATCCATAAATTCGCAAGAGAAGAAATCACCCAAACAATTTACCACTTCTCCATTCATATAAGTTTCACAATCGTAATCGTCAGAATCATAACTACTTGAATGACTATATAGTTCATCTTCATCAGTATCCGCGCGAGCCATCAAATATACTTTACATTTGGATTCATCCGAAGGGTAACCTCCAATACAAAAGGTTTCTGCGAAAGCTTCTTGAACGCAATAGGCAATAGCTTCTTTATAGTTATTTTCTTCAAGTTCGCAATAATTAACTTGTCTTTCCGAAAAAGGAATTTTAGCTACCCATTTTTGTCCAAAACCATAATCAACTATAATTACCATTTTAGATAATCCGCTTGCTAAAGTAACACCTTCTGGTTCTTCGTTCAAACTTTTATACCAATTCCAATAGTTCTCGTAAGTTGGATGGGAAAGAAAAAAATCAAAACTATATCCCGCGCATAAGTAATCAATTACCTCAAAGAAAAAATCTTTTAATTCGTTCATTTCTTTCCCTCACTTTCTATATATATTATATAAAAATTTTAAGAAAAAATCAAATTAATTTATGTTATAAGCCTTCTTAAAGATGGAAAAAAGAATATCATTCATTAGTTCTCCAACTTCCTTATCCACTAGAAGCGGTACATTTTCCATATAATCTTTTTTCATTTTATTGATTCTACCCATAGATTCTTTCGCCATTGCTTCAGCAACTTCAAGAGACAAAAAGTTTGTTTTTACCGCAATTAAAAAGGCTTTATCATATTTCGAGAAAGAAGTTAAGCAAGTTTCAAATGGATAACCCTCAATATAGTCAGATAAAAACTGCTCCATTCTTAGAATATGATGAAGTTGTTTCCCATCATAACCCCATTTATCAATCTTCCATTTAATTGTTGGGTATGGATGCTTCAAAGCTTTAAACTTTTCCATAGCCATTCCAGCCATACAATTCACCGCAGCGTAGTTATTATAGTGAGCAATATCATCAGCACGCTCTCTAAGTAGCTGGACTTCTTCTTTATACCTCTCATTAACAAGAAAATAATCAGAAAATAAAATTTCAAGAAAATTGATGTTCTGTTTCTTAAAACAGTCAAACATCAATCTAACATCTTTAACATCACAATGCTCATCATTTTCCATAATATGGGTATAACTAACTGGTTTATGGTTTAAAACAATGCTTCTAAAAGGAGGAACAACCAACGCCTTAGTATCAATATCACTGTCTTCATAGTCTAATCTGTAATTCTGGCTTCCTTGTAACGCTAAATAAATGATATTTGGATTATCTTTGATGATTGCGCCATAGTGCTCAAAAAGCCTTTTCTTAATTTCCTCTGGATTCATTTAAACCTCCCCATTTCCAAACCAACGACTTCGCGCCATCGTAACTTGTAGTTTCAAAGCCAAGATTGTTTAAGCCTCTTTCGTAGACCTTTCTTCGCCTATTGTCTGTCCATTGAACTATAAGCCAATGTTCGCAATCCTGGCGCAGTTCCGTCTTACAATACTCTTGAAATTCTTTTATACATTTCTTCGCAAATAAAAGATTTTTTATACCATTTGAAGTAGTGGTTCTAAATTCATCAAAATTACGACTTCTATGCTTCCTTTTCTTATAGACACAAAGACTTACAAACCATTCAAATCTATCATTTCTTTCACTATAATCAGTAAAATCAATCTGAACAGTATATTCTCCAATCTTTTCTTTTACTTTACATATCCACCTACAATCTTCTGATACAATATTGAATTGCATTAATCTACCTCTGTATAATCCGAAAGAAGAATCCTTGCGCAATCCTCAAAATCTTCACAATTAGGACCATACTCCCTACGAACTTCATCAAATCCGGCACCATACCATTCCCAATTATCTACTCCACCGGCATTAAGTGCCTCTAGCTCAACTCGTGAAGCAAGTAAATCAATTAATTCACTCTCATTAATCTTATAATATTTCTCCATCTTTTTAATTCCTTTCTTTTTCTTTTTCTATAATAATTATATCAAAAAAAAGAAAGAAAATCAAAATTAAAAGACCAGATTTTTCTGGTCTTTTTTTCTTATACTTCTCCGGTAACTTCTTGGGCTTCTTCCATATCAGGCGCGCTTGAGGTATCTTTAATAATTCCCTCTAATACTTTGAAAGAAAAATTCTTGTGCTTAAAAGCGGTAAATTTAGGACGATTTAAAATACGAACAACTACTCCTTCTCGCACATGGGTTTTACCGATTGGGTCAGCTCCATCATAGTATCGCTCAGCAAGTTTTTTAACAAATTCACCAGTAAAATTAAATCCAGTAATTTCTTCATATTCTGGATGTGGAGCATTAGGAACGAAACAATGCTCAAATACAGGAACACATTTTACACCAATTTGCTCACAACGATAGCGCATAAAATCTGGAGAATATTCAACCACAAAGCCATCTTCATTAGTCATAGTCATACGATATACGTAACATTCGGATTGTGATACTGGCTGTAAAGTATCTACATTGGAACCATCAACCGCAGTAGCATAAGAGGCTTCCTTGTAAGCTAAACCATCTGGCGCGCATCCATAACTGAATACGGTTTTCTTACCATATTGCTTTACAAAATCTTTCCCAAGCTTATCATTCTTACCATTCCCCATAATAGGCGCACCACTATCAGTAAAACCTACTACTTCGTAATATACGGTTTCACCTTTCATTAACTTCCCAACAAACTTATCGTGGTGTTGCTGACGAAAATGATTGTCACCATAGAAGCCACCTTCAAAATTTTCAAGAACAGTGCGCCGAGTTCCAGAAACATAATTGTATTCGTAATGAACCTTTCCGAATTTCTCTCCAAACCAATTCTTTAATTTCTTACCAATAATCATTTTACAAATTAAAGCCTTAATAGCAGAGTTAAATTCATAGACATTCGGCATAAGCATTGGTAAGTAGCCAGTACGTTGTGAAGTTCCGTGCATCTTTAATGTGATTTCAATCTCATCACCAACTTTAAAAGCATTTAAGTTATAAGCAAGTTGCTCTGTATCAGCGTGTTCAGCAAAAAGTGGCGCGATTGGGACTTTTTTCTTGCGAGTTTTATTTCCCGAATTATAATTGGAACTACGTCGATTAGTTCGTGGGATATACTTACAAGCAATTTCATGCCCATTAAAAGTAGATACAATATCTCCTTCTTTAAGTTGAGAAATATCCCCAAAATCACTAAGACAACTTAAAGGAAGAAAAAGTCCATCACTTTTTTCTCCACGAAGCCGGATTGCAGTAACATTACGCTTGTCTGCATCCATATATCCACCAATATTATTTCCAGAGCTATCTTTCTTACGAAGAAGATTGTTTTTCTCTGCGAACTCAAAAGAAAGCTGGCCATCAGTTGGGAAATAAACCCCCAGCTGATTATCTTCATAATCTAAAGAAACGCAAACAGTATTACCAAAGCAATCACCAAGCTGAAGCCTATCAGCATTTGGATGAGGACGAAGATTTTTTAAACGAGTTATATAAGCATTATACATTTTCCTTAATCTCCCTTATCTTTTCTATATTTATTATATAGAAATTTTAAAGAAAAATCAAATTATAATATAGCATATTGCATCATTAACTGTTGATATGGGAAGCTTGAACGAATAGATATGTTTGAATCAATTATTTTTTGAAATTCCGATGCGTTCTTTTCTTTTGGAATCCATCCAGTAATAGAACTCGTATTCCTTTCCCAGTATTTTTTATAAGCGCCTTTCTTATATTCATCATCATCCATCCCTTTTACAGAGCTTGTGATTCTTATATTATCGGATGTTTGTTGATGCTGTATCTCTTGCGCCGCGCGCAATATCGCAGAACCAGGCACAAGATACCTACCACTTATATAATAAAAAGTTACTGTATCACTAACACTATCTGCTACCGCTAAACTATAAAGTTCCCCTATTTTATTCCCAAGATATTTTTTTAGTTCTTCAAAGTCTGACTTTCGTCTTTTTTGATAACTAAGGTTGAAGAAGTAGTTAGCTAAGAAAGTTAAGAAATCTGAACTATTTTCTATATATTCAGCAAATTTTGAAGCAGAAATATTTGTTTCAATTTCTTTAAATCTTGGATTCATACTATAATTCTTTACTTGAATCCCTAAACTATTAAATATTCTAACGTCTGTTTTCCCTAAAACTTTTGTATCTAACAATTTATTCCCAATTATAGAGGCTCTTGTGGATATTCCTGTTCTAAAACCAATATATTTAATTAAGACCGCAAACTGAAATTCCCCCAAAGCTCCAATTACCCCACTTAAAAAGTTATTCCCTTTCTCAAAGAAGGTTAAACCTTGGAGGCCTGGTCCGATATTTGTATTCCAAACAGAATTAACAGCTTTAATTAAATCTGGACTTCCACCGGCACATAAAGTATTGGTAATAAAATCTTTAATTCTTCTTTTAGCTAAATCTAGTTGTTTATATAGGTCTGATTCATTTCCATATTTAATGGCATTTTGAATATCTGTTTTTGTATATCCCCACGGGAAATTTTTTGAAGCCATAATATATTCATCATAAAATGTCTTTTGCCCATCTTCCAAAGATATAACTCCTTGAGATTCCAAAGAAGCTATAATTTGTTGTAGATTTTTTTGCCAATCGCTTTCTTTTCTAAAAGTTGTGCTAAAATATTCATTAAATATTTTTTTAAGAGATTTTGTATTTAAACTAACATCTGGAATTTCAATTACTCCATCAATAGACAGGTCCTTTGTCTTTCTACTAACTTTAATATCATTTTGTCTAGCCATATTTAAATTAACAATAACTCTTACTGATTGGTTGAACTCGGCGCCGACCGTTGAGGAGAATTGTTTTAATTCTTTTCTTAAATTTTCGTTTGAAAAACGTCGGAGTATTTCTCTATCTTGTGGATATTCTAAAAATAGCTTATTTATAATTTGTCGAAATTCTTCAAAAGTATTGACACCAAACTTCTGGTATAGCGCTTTTTCTTTCGCTTCCAAGGCACTAATTTTCCCTTTTGAATTAAAATTATCAAAACTAAAACCTCTTTGAAAGCCGTGAAGCCAATGACTCCCAGTATGTAATAATCCATTAGGATTTGGATTTTCCAACTTAAACACCTCCTTTCTTTAAAGTAAAATTTATCTTCAAAATCTTTTATATAAAGAGAAAGGGTGATTCTTGCGAATCACCCTACGATATATATAAACGAGCATCTTCTAAAAGAGGCTCGGATTTTCTAATCAAGTAAATCCGCCAACTGCGCGGTTTCACTTCTCTCAGATTTTTCGAGATGAACGTATCCAAAAAGTTTTTGACCTTGAAGCCTTTCAATCGCAATTTTTAAACCGCTCGATTTTTCAAAAACATCTTTGTCAGTTTGCTTTAAATCGCCATCAAGCCAAAGATTAGAGCCTTCTCCTACTCGACCAATTAATAACTGAATATGTTCTTTAGTTAAATTCTCCGCTTCACTAGAAATAATAATTGAATTTTTAATATCTCTACCTCTTATAAAGCCAAGATGTTGAATTTCTAATCTTTCATCTTTCATTAATCTATCAAGCCCATCAATACCTCCAACGTGGTCGGCAATAGGCATTGCATATGGAAGAAGCTTTTCAAAAAGTTCGCCTGGAAGCGCGCCAAGAGGAGCAGAATTTTTAACCTCTATATTATTTCTGACCCAAACAATTTTCTGAAACATTCCTCTTTGAATTGCTTCTAAAGCAGAACTAATCATAGCAAAAGTTTTTCCAGAACCAAATCTTCCCGTTACAATTTTAATGGTTGTCCTTTTATCTTGGAGCATATCAAATAAAAGTGCTTGTTGAAAATTTCTTGGTTTAATTGTTCCATAATAGGTACTTTCTATCTTATGAAATCTAACCGGTCTTAAGACCCCATCTTGAAAACAAAACTTATCAAAAATTTCTCCATTTTTATTTTTTATCCCTAAATATTCATTTTCTTTTAAGAGAATTTTATCTTTTTCTTCTTCATAAAAGTGCGCAATTTCTTCTTCATTTAACTCTAAAATTTCATATCCCTTATAATCCAAAACTTTCCCTCCTTAAAGAATTGTGCTAATATCGGAGACTAACTCGTCACAAACACCCTTCTCAAGGGCCTCATCTTTTCGGACATACCATTCTCCAACAATTTTTTCCCCCACTTCTTCTTCACTATACTTTGTATGCTCTATCATAAAATCCATTAATTCAGCAATTTGAATTTGGTATTCCTCAATTTGCGCGCATACCTCTTGGAAAGTTCCAGAAAACGAACCAGAACCCTGGTGAAATAAAAAATATCCTTTCTCTAACATAAAACGTTTATGGCAAGAAAGATAGATAAACGCTGCGGCGCTGGCGCATTGGCCAGCATTAATTCCCCAAATTGGAGTTTTACTTAGTTTAATAATATCAATAAGAGCATTATTAACATCTAAATCACCACCAGGAGAGAAAAAGAAAAGTTTAATTGGTTTTCTTTCCTCAATAGATAAATTATTCTTTTCATCTTCTTCATTCCATTCAAGAATTTTTCTTATAAGTTCTAAAGAATAATTATCTATTTCACTATCAATCCAGAATCGTCTTTTTTCTAAATCATTAAAAAAAGTAATCAATTCTGGGTCTGGTAATTGTAAATTTTCTACTCCTTTTGGTAAAACTACTGTTAAATCATTCATTGGCTACTCCTCAGATAATAAAAATTATCTTACTTATACTGTTGCATCTTTAATAAACCATGTTTCAATAGAATTAAATCTTTTTAATTTTCTAGCTGACGTTTCTGAATCCGCCGTTGTATAAGAAACATAGTATTCATCGCCATCCCAAACAATATCTAAATTATAACAAATTACTTCTGTTGAATCAGCCCCTTCCAAAAAAGCAAGATAAATAGTTTTTTGGGCTTCTTGGGCGGTAGTAAAAAGTTGATTTAAATATTCTCTAAGGTTTTTAGCATCAGCAAAATTAGATACTTTATTTGCCATACCCTTTTCCTCCTTTTAGTAATCTAATTAAAAGTAATAAAAATAATGAAAAGATATAGGAAAAGCATCCGTAATGGATGCTTGGCGCGCCATATAGGATTTGAACCTATGACACCGGGGTTAGAAATCCCGTGCTCTTTCCAACTGAGCTAATGGCGCCTATCAATCAAAATAGAGATAGAAAAACTCCGTATGCGAGCCAACATCAAACATAAATTTTCCTGGTTCAAATTCCATATACCTAGTATAATATGATTTATAATTATTTTTGTCTAAAAACTTTTGGATACAATCAAAAACTTCTTCAAAAACTTTTATCTCTCCAATTTCCCTCTCAATTCCTCTACTATTCTTAAAAGTAACTCTCATAAAACCTTCTCCTTTTCTGGCAGCGGGAGATGGGGTCGAACCACCTTACCACGGGTCAAAGCCGTGTATCTATACCGTTAGATTATCCCGCTATACAATGGGCAGTTTTAGACTTGCCCAGGTCTTTTAGTCATAAATTTTAACTTCTGCTTTATGCCGACCAAGTTCCAAAGCTTTTTGATGACTAGATACGTAGATATCTACGCATCCCGCACCAACTCCGCGGTCCTCAACTACATACTGTTTCCCGTTTATCTCAATTTTTGTTCCAAAAGGAACTCCTTTCATTGCTACCATACCTTCTTGTACCTTCTTTCCACTTGCTGTTATGCCTTTTGCATTTGGACCACAGCATTTAGTACAAGAACAATAATATGTAATTGTCATTGTTTTAACAGTAAATCCATTATTAGTTTTTGTGGGACTGATAGTTTTTTTTGGTTTTTCTGTTTTTTCCGACACGACTTTCTTCTTGGCCGGTTTTTGTGTCGGAGTTGGAACAGGAGTATTTTCCGGTTCCTGTGTTGGAGTTGGGGTTGGGATTATTGTCGGACTCGGAAGTGGAGTTTCCGTTGGAGCTACCGAAGTAGCTGCCTCTGTTGGCTCGGTCCTTTTATCTTCAATTTTTTGATTCATGCATCCGACAGTCAGTAAAATCAAAAAAAGAAGTATAAGACCTCCTAATCTTTTAATAATTCTTCACCTTACCTTACCTTTTAATTTATAAGGCGCAAATCAATAGATAGTACAAATATTTTTTTATATTTGCTGCGCGCCTTACAAATGGAGTACCATATCAGACTTGAACTGACAACCTTAGCTTGGAAGGCTAATGTGTTACCGTTACACCAATGGTACAAGTGTCCCGCCATTTAAAGACTAGCGGGCTGTCTCTTTTTAGGAGTGATGGTAGTGCTGGTTAGATTTGAACTAACGACCGCTTCCTTATCAGAGAAGAACTCTAACCACTGAGTTACAGCACTAGAATGGTGGACCCTCTCGGACTCGAACCGAGGACCGTCCGGTTATGAGCCGGATGCTCTGACCAACTGAGCTAAAGGTCCATATGGAGCCGGAAATCAGACTCGAACTGATGCTCTATCACTTTGTTCGTCAATGCTTACATTATACCTCCTAATATTTTTTCTAGTTCATAATCTTCAGCGAAAGTAATTCCTTTTACTTGGCCATTTTTAGGAGGAACAAATCGAATCTTTTTACAAGACATCCCGCACTCTTCTACTGGAACTAAATAGCACTTCCCTTCCCAGTAGGTTGCGAAGTAATCAATTTGTTCCTTATCATACTTATAACGTATATTCCCTTGAGAATTTACACGAGTTGAAATTGTATTAAATTGAATAGCACCAGACGAATTATTATCATCAATCAGACGTGCGGTTTTACATTGTATTTTTAATAGTCTTCCATTTACATCAGCAATAAAATCATAACGATTATTTTCACCATATGGTATTGAAATACTATATCCTAATTCATAAAAACTAGTAATACATTGTAATTCAGTAAGATTCCCTTTTTGTTTAGTATTTAGCATATTCTTCTATAAGTTTGACAAACAAGGCGATTGCTTTACCAACTAAGCTATTCCGGCACAGCATGCCGTTATTCCACTCTGTGGCCAACTCAGAGCAACACGGCAAGAAAGCCCATACAAGACGCACAAGGATTGAAGTAGAAAGGAAATAAAATTAGCAATTAAACTTATCATCAAAAAAAGATTTGCTGTATGCGTCTTTTAACCTTATAAAAATATTATAAAAGATTTTTTCTTAAAAATCAAATTTAAAATCCGGTTTTTGGTAGGTCACCGGAAAACCCTCCTTTTCCGTTTATTTTAGTTGGATTGCGGGTCTGGTTTGACGTATTGTTCCAACATTAGCTAGTTTAGGGTTAAAGTCGCGATGTACTCTAGCAAACTCGACTCTGGTGCGAAAGGCAGAAACCAAATAGTCTTAGTATCTCATGAGAACTCCTTCTACTCGTATTTGTTATCGCCCGAAGTAGCGTCATCCTTATTTAAAAGGTAGCCTTTCGTTGGCGGAAGAGGTAGGATTTGAACCCACGGACAGCTCATCACCATCTTTCGTTTTCAAGACGAACACCTTAAGCCAACTCGGTCACTCTTCCATAAAAAGATAGCCCCTCCATTCGCTACTATCTTAATGTGAATTCACATTCCGAAAATCAATTCACGCCACATCTTTTTCCCTTTCTTTATCTTACATATATATTATATATAAGATTTAGAACTTTTTCAAATTTTACCAAGTTCCCCAACGAGAATGGTAGCCTCTTACATCAACGTGTGTAAAAGAATTATATCCTCCTACTCCTCCGTTTGAGAATACTCTATCAGCAATAGTTCTAACTTGTTTTGGGGTCATCCCAGAAACACGAATATCTGCTGCGGTCGCATAAAGATGTTGACTATTTTTTGCAACGCCATTTGGATCTTTCTTGCGTAAGGCTTCATTGTATTCAGGAGAACGATAACCGCTTGTAATAGTAATAGCTCTATTTCCACAAGCAGTACGAAGTTCTTCTAGTTTATTCATTAAACGTTGAAGATTTCCCCAATATTTTTCTGGAACATCATTTCCATCTTTACATCTAAATTCAGAAAACTTAAAATGTTCTGAATGTGGTTTTTCCGATGGAGTTGGCGCCGTCTCATCAATTTTCGCCCAAGTATTTTTTCCACAAATACCATCTACAGATAAACCTCTTGCTTTTTGAAATTGCCTACAAACTGCTTCGCAATTTTTCCCATATTTTCCATCTACACTTAATGAATAGCCTTTCTCATTCATTTTCTTTTGAAAATAAGTTACATCTTCTCCTGTCATCATAGGGGAAGTATTTTTTAGAGTCCTATGTGCTTTTTCTAATTCATTCCAAGTTTTAGGGCCACAAATACCATCAGCACTTAATCCTTTGGCGCGCTGAAAAGCAATACAAGCTTCTTTAGATTTATTACCATATTTCCCATCAATATCTCCTGGATTAAATCCAAAAAACTTGACATAATACTGAAAATCAGAAACATCATAATTCCCAAGAGAAGTATTTGTCATTATTGGAGAGGTAACTTTTAGTGTCTTTCTTGCCATTTTTTTCATCTCCATTTAGTTTAATAAGGGAGAGGTAAACTCCAATCGTAGTAAACTCTATCTTTATATCCGATTCTTGAACGACTATGGGGTAATCCATCTTCACCTTTATAGCTACTAAAAAATAAATATTCTTTTGGAAGAGTTCTACCTACATATTCTAAACCTATTTTTTCCAAAGTCCATCTTATACAAATATCTTCTGCCATCTCTAAACACCAATCTTTTTTAGGATTAGAAGAGCTATAACCGTGGAATGTAGATTTATTAATTACTTTGTCTATGGTGGTATGTTTTACTAGCGGGCTATCTACGTGATTTAAAATTGTCCAGGCTACAGAAGCTTTTTCGTGTAGAGAAAGATAATCTGAACCACATTCACCCCAAATTGTCTGAGCAATTTTTACTATCTCTTTGTCGTTATACTGCTTATGCGATAAATATGTTTCATAAGAAATCCCATATTCTTCAAGAATTAAAAAGAGTTTTTCCTCATTTATATACCCTGTATATAAAAGTGGGGATTTTTCTGAAAAGTCTAAAACTTTCGGAGTTGGTTCTGGTGTTGGTGTTGGCTCTGGCGTAACAATTATTTGATTTTCTTCTTGAATTAAAATAGAAGATTGTGTTGGCGCCGGAGTAAAAGTTACTACATCTTCATTTGCTTGTGTTCCAAAAACCAAAGAAAATACTAAAATAACACCAAAAATACATATTGTCCAATTAAAAACTTTATCTATTATCGTCTTAATAAAAAACGCCTCCTTATAATTTAGAAGGTAAAACTCAAATTATAAGTAGGATTTTTAGTGTATAATTCTAAACTTTACCTTTCTTAGAAGTGGTAAGAGTAGAGAGATTCGAACTCTCGACCCCTTGATTTGGTCGGAAGAATTGGATTTGAACCAATCTAATAAGCATTTCCCACTATGCTATCTCCCGAAAAGTCAAGTGCTCTACCAACTGAGCTATACTCTCAAATAAAAAATCAATTACTAACGTGAATTGAGAACCCGCTTCTAAAAGAAGAAATAAATGCGGTTCCATTCAGTCACCGCTAACCACCAGCAGTCCATCTGCTTTGCTGGAACGGTTTTACCATCTTTACGTCCTACCGCCAAGTCCGCCTTTTAAACTGGGAAGTCTTAGTTTAAAAGTTTAACCTCTTGAAGTAATTAGAGCTACCCAGGCGCGCCACGTGGAGGCTTACTTCTGCGCCCATTGGTTGTACGGCAATACAACCAAACGAGATTACTTTTCCATTTGAGAATATATTTGCCGATATACTTCTCTCCGTAAAAGAAGGGTTCTTCACTTTACTATCCTGCTTCGCTCTTTTCGAGCGAACTTGGACTCGAACCAAGAAAGCTTCTCCAGTTTCTCTACCCTTAAAAGGCTAAGGGATATAGCCAAAGAAGTTTATTCAAAGGTCACTACTTCTTTCAAAAACCCCTAATAAGCAAGGCGCCATTTCATTCAAAAATTTTCAACAACTTAAAATTTTATTTGTAGAATTATAATTTGCTGTTTGCGCCTTTCTTTATCTTACATATATATTATATCTAAGATTTAGAACTTTTTCAAATTTCTAAAGCTTTAAGATTTCGTAATTTACGTTCAAGCTTCCTTACTACCCCAGGGCTTTTAATATTCTTAATTGAACCTCGAAGTTTCTTAAGACGATTTTCAATAGCTACGATTTCCATTTCTTTAGTCATTTTTATTCCTCTTTCTTTTTCAATTTAATGGCTCTCGGAGCAGGGCTTGAACCTGCGCACTTCGGTTTAACAGACCGACGCTCTGCCAACTGAGCTATCCGAGAATAATAAGCGGTTTATTATTTTATTTCGCAAACCGTTTATACGAAAGAGGGTTGAGTTATGGTCATTATACCCACAATGTGACTGGTCACGCAGGGGAGAGTTGAACTCACCATTTCAAAATTGAAAGCCTTGTGTCCTAACCATTAGACGACTGCGCGATATGTGCCCCAGTTAAGTTATAAGGGGGGTAAATAACTCTGCTCACGGGGCAACTAACTAAATGTGAGCCTTATTATCCACTATTCAGGTGGATTATCCTCGTTTTTGGAATTAGATACTACAATCATAGACATCGCCTCCACTCAAGGATTTCCCGTTTAGATTAAACTATGTGGGAACTACATAGATAGTTTATAGACATATCTAAAGTCTTATGGGCGCGGGAGCAAGATTCGAACTTGCGTCTATAGGGCATGAGCCTATCAAGGAACCTCTCCTCCATCCCGCATCGTTATGTACCCTGAAAAATATATACTATATGAGCCTTCGCTCTACCTTTATTATCTTCAAGCATATTCAGTCATAGGGAAAACAAGTCTGAGCTTTGAGGAGCGACCTCTAACTTCTTGCCCCAGAATACCGAAGTATTCCTAAACCCTAACGGGAATGACTACCCGTACCTTTCACCAACAATTCAGAAATTTTCAAAACAATTTTACAAATAATTTTAAAAATTATTATTTGATAAGCTAAGCGATATGGCTACTCGGAGTTGCGCACAAGCCTTATACCCAAATTTCTTTGGTTCAACGCTAAACGGATTATTGACATTTCCAAGGTTTATCTAGTTGTCAAGCTAGACCTAACTTGGATTCGGTTTCTCTATTCAAGAAACTTTCTATTATTCCGCCGGCTCGATTACTACCTTTACTTGCGATAATAAAAGTGCTACGACTTTACTTTCGGGTTCCACCCTTCATCTCTATACATCGCTGTATTCGACGCGGACCAGTATCAACAAGTATCCTTGCTTCGTTTCCTGCCGAGCACTATTCGTCGCACCTCACCATTGTCTGCGAAACAATGTTTGCAATGAGTTATTAGTATATATTTTTCAAGGTACATTTCAAGACGCAAAATAAATCTCCAATATTATTTAGAAATAATTGCTGTATGCGTCTTTTATTTTATATATTTATTATACCGAAATTTTCTAAAAAAGTCAAAATTTATTCAATAACGATGAAATCTTGGATTGCCAACCAAATATCTTCTTCACTTTCACACCATAATTCATTAAATTCCATCGCGTGAAGCGTGCCAAGAAGAGATTTAGCATTTACACATAAATTATTGCTATCCTTAATAACGATACGTCCTTTTAGCTTTGAGGTAATAGAAACAAACTTATTAACATCTCCAATGGTATCAAGACGAATCTTAGCTTTCATTCTTTTTCTCCTTTTTTATTTTAATTCCAGGTGGTAGGGGATGCCGGATTTGAACCGACGACCTCTTCATCCCAAATGAAGCGCGCTACCAAACTGCGCTAATCCCCTAAGCTTCCATATCCATTTTAGCACCCGATTATGGAAGGCCGCTCGTTCTCCATCCAGCTATGGGAATACTTAACGTATATTCAATCTACGCTTAGATTCCTCTTTCAACCTAAGAAAGTCATCTTCTACTTTTACACCGCGGATTGCGCTCGAAGCAGCGCAGTGGTGCGAGAGACGGGACTTGAACCCGTATGTTCATTGAACGAGGGATTTTTGGCCCATAAAGTTGGTTCTGCCCCAACGTTTACCTGCGCTCGGTAAGTCCTACTATTAGACGATTTATGGAAGTCCCTTGCGTCTGCCAATTCCGCCACTCTCGCATATAAATCCTTCCAAACTTCTTAACCTTGGAAGGAACGCTCTTTTTTCGGCTCCAAGAGCTTTTTAGCCTTAAGAAGTAGGAGATAGCTTTAGTGTTACGGACAGTAAAACTATAAAGAAACCGCCAGTAGGCTAAACTGGTTGTTAGTTCCTCTCGTTTCAGAAGCGCTACTAAGACCAAAGAGAATTATCTCCCTGGTTGATGGGAATCGAACCCATCCATTATATCTTCATTTGCGGGCTTGGAACCGCCAGTGGCACGATTACGCTAAATATATAAAAGAGAGGGAGCAAGGAAAGGAAGAAACTCCCTCTCACTTTATACATATATTATATTCTATTTTTGGAGGTTTTTCAAATTTTACCAATCATATTTTGGAAAATAATCTTCATCACGTTCATCATAGATATATTCATCATATCTCGACATAGCTTCTCTACGCATCTTCTTACGTTTTTGTGCCTTCTGATAAGCTAAAGTAGCAAGATAGTCATCTTCTTCAAAATTTTCATACTCATCGCAAAATTCATCAGACTGAGGACCAATGATGAAATCATCAAACATAATTTTCTTCTCCTTACTCGCTGAAAATCATATCTTCGTAGTCATAAATAAGATTTACTAAACGGTCATTTACCATTTCATAGTTATCTTGCGTGATGTCAATAATCTCATAAAGCATATCCATAAAACAAGAATACTTATTACGAAGGTCAGAGTAATACTTACGAAGCGCGCGATTCATAGCAATCGTCTTTCCAATTTCTACATCAAAAGTATCTTCTGGACTACACTTAGCAATTCCCTTGTAGCTATCATTCATAAAAGTCCATTCGCCGCCTTTGTAATCATCAGCGACATAAATTACCGAAAAAAATGGATTTTTTGAAATCCTACTCCGAAAATCATTAGCACAATTCTCAACAATAGCTACCACGGTTCGCTTTTCCTCGTTCACGAAGAACTTCATTATTTTTTACCTCTCTTTCATTTGATATATATATTATATAAGAATTTTTCTAAAAAGTCAAAATATTTTTATCGAATTTTATTAGCGAAAAATAGAATTTTTCCAGTATAAACCAAATCTACTGATGAAACCCACGGCTTATAAATGTCTCCCTCGAAAGGTTGTATCATACTACTACCAGGCTTATGCATCCATCGACCATCTCTAAAAACTAAAAAATGGAAATCTTCGTTAATATCTTCTTCTCTTAGTTCTCCGTATCCATCTTCATATAAATTGATACAAAGACGATAAGCAATAACTTCTTCATCCTCATTAGCTTCTTCTGGAGAAGAAATACTCCTTAAACTATTTTTAAAAACAGATAACATAAAATTTTTATCTCTAAGTAATAGATAATCAATTATTTCATCTTTATCAAATCCATCTTCATATAATTCAAAAATCAATTCTGTTCTATGTCGTTCATCATTATTATAATTATCCATATGAAGCATATCACAATATCTGAATCCAGCCACATACGGATAAAACCAACTAAAAGTTGATAAAGCATATCCGCCACAATTATAAGAATTAAAAGAAGTATTTCTCTCATTCCTGGTTTTCTTACTATTAAGAAAATCTTCTGAAGCAGAAAAATAGTTACTCATTTATCTCTTCCTTTCTTATCTTCTATATATATTATATAGAATTTTTAAAGAAAAATCAATTTTCTTCTAAACTATTCTTATGCTTCTTTTTTCTTGAATATTTTTTCTTATTTTCTTCAACTTTTGTTACAGGATTTATTTCTCCCCAGTCCCTTCGTTGTCCCTTATATATATCATAGAAACTCTTTATCTTCTTCTTTTTCGGCATCTTTATAATCCTCCATTTGCTTTTTAATAATTTCAAAACTAATTGGAGTATAATTAATTCTTTCTGCGCTTGTACAAAAACTTCGTGAACTTACAGATTTATACATAGGATTAGTATGAACATGAGCAAAAATATTCGCATAAACGCCATTTTCTTGCACGTATTGAGGTTCATGTGATAAAATAAAAAACTCATTAAAAAGAATCGGATATTTTGAGATCATTTCAAAACCTGCTTCATAATAAGTTTTAAGACTGGCGCCATCATGATTTCCAAGAATAAGAGTCTTTCTACCTTTAAGTCTATTTCCAAACTCAATAATTTTTTCTTTTCCACAAAGTGCGAAATCTCCCATCATAAAAACTTTATCTTCTTTTCCAACAATTTTATTCCAATTTTCAATTAGGGCTTCATTCATTTCTTCAATAGTAGAAAATGGTCTATGACAATATTTAATAATATTTGAATGTGATAGGTGAAGATCACCAATCATAAAAACTTCACTCATAATTAATTTCTCCTTTTCTTTTTTTATATTATATAAAAAATAAATAAATTTTTCAAATTTAAAAGAGGACCGAAGTCCTCTTTCTTTTAATTGGGAATCTTTAAAACTTGTCCTACTTGGATTACATCGCTCGTAAGCCCATTTAATTCCATAATTTCTTTATATTTTGAACCACTACCAAGATATTCATTAGAAATTCCCCATAAAGTGTCTCCTTTTTTAACGGTATATGTCTTATAAGTTGGTTCTGACACGTTCCCTACTTTTTTGGTATATTTTAAGCTAATCCAGCCTGCGCCAGATTTTAATCTACCCCAGCCATTATTTTCTTCTACAATAGTATATGTACCTTTATCTCTAATAACACCATTAATTTTATAGTTTGTACCTGGGCCAGAACGATAATTTAATGCGTCTACCGTTACTTTTACTAAATAAGAACTACTTGGGATTGGCTCTGGCTCTGGGGTTGGTTCTGGTTTTAATGAACCATTTAAAATTTCTTTAACCCTTGCACGGAAAGTATCCATTGAAAGCCCGTGTTTCGGAAACCAATGCATTACATCACCGTGATTAGAAGCAATTCCTCTTGAGTGTCCTTCACTATGACAGATTACATTATCCATAGAAATATCATAAGTTTTAACTAGATAAGCTGTTAATTGCGCAGCCTGCTCATAACATTCCTTTAAGTAAGAAGCACTTGAGAGGTCATCCTCACAGATTTCAAATCCAATATATCCCATTCTATTTGCGCTTCCCTTAGAGCCAGAACCACTATGCCACCCTTCAATATCCCAAGGTAGGGTTTGATAGGTATATACTTTTCCATCCACGCCTTTTCCTATAAAACCGTGGACACAAACTTGACGTCCACCTGGTGTTGGTTGGTTCCAATCGTTATTATACTTATTTTTCCCGATAATTCCATCATCTGGAGCTAAATAACGAGATAGATTTGGATTATTGGCTCCTGTACTATGAACCATAACACCGATTGGAGTTATTTTTCTATGTTTCTTATAACAATCATTTTCTGTAAAAATACATTGTCTAATTTGAAAAGCCATTTGTTTTCCTCCTTTTATATCATCCAACAGAATCATTAATAGTATCTATATGATTCCTCCTTATTGTGCCGCTCGGAACATCACGGTGAACCCATATGCGGGGCGTGCTTGTGTCTCCGAGGGGACGTAAAACATGACTTTTCCATCCAGCTGAATCGCCACAAGTATGGACACATCCCGTGCGCCTTGTATTGCCTGTGCGACGACTGGAATCGTCACCACCGGCCTGTATCCCTCGGGCAACGTGCACACATGTACGGTGGACGCCGGGAAGTTGCCGGAATCCGCCTTGACCGCAAGACTTAGCCACACGTTGCCCATCTCGTCCTTGCTGTACCCGTAGTCCCAGCCGCCCAGCAGTGGACTATATCCCGATTCGAACGTATCCAATAACAGCCGTGTAGGCGTTCCCTTGTCGGCTTTTTGCGACAGTTCGGTTTCCACTGTCGTCCCGTCCGTCGTAGTTACCTGCGATGCGGTATGCGTATGCGTAGCAGCTGCTTTGCCCGCCAGCGCTTCTGTTACCGACTGACCGTTGCTGTTCGGCACAATCACC